CTGTGCGCCTTCCTGCCGTGCGGATGGACTGGGTGCGTCCGTTGGTGGTCAACGAGGATCTCCATCGCCCTCAGACGCTCGTACAGGTGTTGGCTCCTGCACTGGCTATCGCCTTGCCGCTGTTCGGGCTGCTGGTCTTTATGTGGTATCAGATGTTCCCCGAGGCTGTGATCTTGATTGTGTTCGTGTTCGCTTTGGCTTCGGGCTTTTTCCGAGCGATAGGTAATAGGTTCCGTCGTGACTAGTGCGTTGAATTTTGCGGTGATTCTTCCTTCTCTGTTGGTCGCGCATAGTGTCGCTGACCATTGGATGCAGACTTCTAAGCAGATTGCGAATAAGAGTTCTCGGGATTGGGCTGGCCGTCGAGCGTGTGCGTTGCACGTGTTCACCTACACGATTGTCACAGCCGCAACGGTGGGTTTCGTCTGGGGAGTGTTCGGGCTGACCTTCTCGATCTGGGGTTTTCTTACGGGTCAGGTTGTGTCTGCGGTGACGCACTATTGGGCGGATCGTCGTTTCACTCTCGAGTGGCTCGCCGCGATGCTTGGTAAGTCTGAGTTTCATGATCTCGGAGTGCCTCGTAACGTACAGGCTATTCGAGTTACGTTAAATAATGGCGGCGAAATAGTGAAGTTGTTTACGAAGTCTGATTGTGCTGTTAAGGATATTGAGGATCCGTTTTCGGTGTCCTGGGATAACCCTTCGCTAGGGACAGGTAAGTACGTGTTAGACCAGTCGTGGCATTGGGCTTGCTTGTTTTTCGCTGCCGTCGCGACTGTACTGATCTAACGGGGTAGGACTCACTATGGATACTTGGCTTGATCCTCAGTGGTTGATTCCTTATGCTGCGTGGTCTTTGGTTGGCGTATATCTTTTGTTCGTGTTGTACGCCGTCGTGTCGAAGATTAACGATTTTCGTTTCTCTCGATGGGTTCGCGATGAGTCCGTTGAGATCAATGATGTTCATCAGCGTATGCGTTTGAACGCTGACAATTACGTTCCTGATGTAGATGAAGATTTTGAGCCTAACATCACTCTTGATGATGTCACTGCAGCTGCCATTCCTGCGCCTCGTATGCCTACGATGAGTTTGGTGGTCGACGATGAAAGCTGAAGATATCGCTGAGATGTTTCATCTTTGCGAGGACGAAGAGTGGGAGACTGTCGCGGAGTGGTGTGGTGGACGGCTTGTTAATCATGAGGTCGGCGATTCGGGTGAGTTCGAGACGGAGTTGGTAATCCCTCGCCCTGGTCGCCCAGCTCTGTCGGGTCGTCTTGACGATCTTATTGTCCGCTTAGCGTCTGGTGAGTTTATTGTCTACGAGGTTAAGCAGGGACCTGAGTTTGGAGCTTGGCCACGGATAAGGGACTCGATCTTCAAGAGCGGGTAGGACTCTAACACGATCTTCTTCTGTTAGGGGCCTACCATGTGGACTTTGTTGTACCTACTTATCGGTGTCATTGTGGCTGTGTATGCTGCGCGGCCTGCCTGGCGTCGAGTATCTCCAGGGAAGCAGCGCACGCGGCTGTGGCAGGTGTGCGCGGTCATGGTGCTGGCATGGCCAGGAGTTGGCATTCTCGCCCTGTGTGATACCAAGTTGACTGTTCAGGAGTATGTCAATCAGTGGGTGTTTGAAGACAGCACGCAGTAATCACAGCACTACGGAGGGGGTATGATCTTTCGTGTCTGAACCCTCACGTGTAGTGCTATCGGCAATGTTTACCAACGATGTGACGTTGGTTGATGAAGTATCTAGGCTCATCTCTGAAGCGCATTTCATTGATCCTACGTTGCGTAGTTTGTTTCGTGGTGCACTGGCTTTCCGTTCCATTGCTGATGGTGTGTTGACGTCTACGGCTGTGTCGGATCTTGTGTCCGGCTCGGACGCGGGCACGGCTGCGTTGGTAGTGGAGACCTTTGAGGCGTTGGTCGCTTCGCCTGCTACGGCTGCGGATGCTCGGTGGGCGGTTTCTCGGCTGAGGGCGGATCGTGAGCATTGGCTTACGCAGACTGCGTTGGCTGATGCCACCGAGATTCTTTCCGGTTCGGTGGCCGACGACAAAGCCGATCGGGTGTGGGCTGGGCCAGCGGATGCTCGGGAGTGGGCGGCTGCTCGGATTGCTGAGATTGCTACGGAGACGTCTATTGATTCGTCTCCCGCTGGTGATGTGAGTAAAGAAGCACAGGATGTCATTGCTGCCTATGTCGCGGCTCGCGATGAGGATCGGTCCCGTCGTCCTCGGTTTGGTCTAGGGGTGCTTGACGAGGTCACTGGGGGCCTCGGACCGGGTGAGCTGGTCGTTGTCGGTGCTCCGTCAGGGCTTGGCAAGTCGCACACTTGTGTGCATCTTGCTTACGAGGCTGCGGTGCGTCAGGGGCTGTCAGTTTATTTCGCTACGTCGGAGACTGTTCGTTCGGTGGTGCGCAGTCGAATCATCGCACACCATTCTCGTCACGAGAACTTCACTGAGGAACGAGAGTCGTTAGGTCTTGCATTCGGTTTGGATTCATCTTTGATTTCGCGTGGCGGTCTCGACCAATCGCACATGCCGTTTTTCGCCCGTGTCGTTTCTGATTTCTCTGCGGTGTCTGGATCCTTGTGGTTAGCTCAGGTTCCGCATGGTCAGACGGTGTCGGTGTTGTCAGCGCAGGTCGACGCGCGTGCTCGAGCGCGTTCTGTGGATTTGGTGATCGTTGATTACTTCGCTTTGTTTTCGGGCGGTAAGAGGTTCCCGTCGAGACGTGAAGAGCTTTCGGAGATTATTCTCGCGGGTAAGCATTTCGCGGTTGATCACGCTAAGGGACGCGGCGTGCCTGTTGTTACGCCGTGGCAGTTCAATCGACAGGCTAAAGAGGAGATGTTGCGGTCGGGCTCACTAGAGCTTGACGGGCTCGCTGAGACTGCTGAGATTGTCAATACTCCTGATATGGTTTTAGCGCTGGCTCCTGATGGCGCGCGTGAGGGACGGTTCGCCAATCTAAAGCTTGGTGTGTTGAAGAATCGTTCAGGTACTGTTCTTAAAGATGGCGATGAGATTGGGTTACGTGTCGACTATGCGACGTCGCATTTCGCTCAGCGGATGGGAGTCGACGTGAATGGCGCAGCATATGTTTCCAACGGGTCAGGCGATGTTGATAACGCGCTGGCTGCGTTGCTCGGGTAGGAGTAAGTATGACTGTCGACTTGCAGGTTATCGCGGCGGATATTTGCCGCAACGTGGGGCGTGAGTTTCCCGCTTCCCGTGAAGACATGGTGTTGCGTGAGCTGGCTCATCTTATGGAAGAGGTAGTCGAGCTTGACGAGGTTCTAGAAGAGGACCATCTCGCGGGTATTAAAGATGAGTTGGCCGACACTGTCCTTACTTGTTACGTCGTTGCTCATTATCTGCCTGAAGATGTCGGACCACATTTGGGTGTGGCTGTGCTTGCGGCAGCGGTCGGCTATCTCCCCGAGGCTCCCTACCGTCCTGCTGGCCGTGCGATGAAGGCGGGCAGGCGCTATCTCGGGATCGCGCGTAGGAGCGGGCCTGCAGCGGCTGTGTTGCTGCGTCTGGCTGAGGTGGTGGTCTCTTGTCACGCCGTGGCGCATCGCATAGGCATCGACCTAAATGAAGCGATCTTGGAGAAGACTCGTGTCGTCTTCTCTCGCGGGTGGCGCGACCCTGCTGGGTAGGACTTGCTAGGTTGATACGAGTTTAATCGTTGAGGGGCGTACCATGTCTGTTCGGTTGGTGGTTGGCTCTACGGCGCTGCAGGCTTATCTTGAGTTGCCTCGCCCCCCTCGGGATCTGGATCTGTTTTCCACTGAGCCCGAGCAGGGTGCGGAGACTTGCTGGCATCCGTTGCTGACGGAGTGGCTTCCTGAAGGTACGAATCGGGTAGCAACACTCGATGAGCTGTATACCATTAAGGTTTCGCATGCTTACTGGGTGCTCAAGAATGGTTCCTGGACCAAGCATATGAATGATGTTGTCCGGATGAAGCGAGCGGGTGCGCAGCTCATTCCGTGGCTGCATGATCTGTTGTACAAAGTGTGCGAGGATTTGCATGGAAAGAAGAAGGTCGATCTCAACGCTGATGCTGCGGAGTTCTTTTCCGATACAGTGAAGCGAGTTTATGATCACGATTCTATCCATGCCTCGATTGCTTATGGCGAGCGTCCGATGTATTTGGCCACGCTTAAAGAGGGATCGACAGTTGATGTGGATCTGACAAAGCTGTGGGCGCTTTCCTGGCCGGATTTGATTAAGTACTTCCGAGAGGAGACTTATGTAATCGCTTTGGAGAGGTTTCTCATTCCGAGAGTTACTACCTCTCCTGTCGGTGCGTATAAGAAAGCGCTGTGCAAGATGATTACCTCCCTCACTAAGGGACGCAGTGCTTTGTTTATTGTGGAGAATTACGACGTGTTTCGTCGTCCCGATATCGATTATGTGGATCGGCATCGGGCAAATGCTCATAAGTTGATTCGACTGGAAGGCTAGAAAATGTTTACTCTCCCTACTTCTGAGGTGTCCGATCTGCTCGAGAACCATACGGGTGATGGCTGGAGTTTCTGGGTTTGGTTTGGCAAGAATGATTCCGAGTTTGTTCCGGGTCTGGGCACCGTTAAGGTTGTGGATACTGTCGGCGGCTCTGAGGGCGACGGCGAGTATATGCACGTTGTCGTGGAGGTTGTCTCCGCTGACGGTTCTGTCGCCTATTTCAAGAAGACGGGCACTTACGACTCTTGGGATTCCAATGATTGGGATGGCGACCTCGAGCAGGTGCAGCCGGTATCGAAGACGATCACTGTTTACGATCCCATTGCCGTCTAATGTCTGGCGAGCGGGATTGGTTGTGTGACGTTTCTGTCGAGGAACTGAAGCGGCGCCTTCGTGCTGTTATGGGCGAATCGATGGAGATCGAGTGCATTCTCGCGGACGCTCTCGGATATGGACGCGGCGAAGAGGATGGTCCGTGTCCGGGAGCGCCTGTCACTGGTGATCACACGGCTGTGACGTTGGCTATGGAGGCTGCTGCGACGCTGCGTGCTGTGGGTTATGTCCGGCCTCCTGTCGTTGTGTCTGAGGCGCGTGAGCTTCGAGTGCCTGTGTCGGATGAGTCTGGGTTCTTTCGTTTCATGCTTCCGTCTGAGACAGAATCGAGCGGGTAGGACTGAGACACGAAGCCCTTGAGGCTGTGTGCAATGAAGGGATCAGGGATCAAAATGGCACGAGGTGCGATGCCGTGGACGGTGGCGATTGATAAGGCTATCGAAGATGGCGAATGGCATTCCGCAGTGGAGGTCATTGCTGCGGGTGCGGCTGAGGTTCCGCGTGAGCGGGCGTTGGAGGAAATGGGCGAGAGCCGCGCGACGACTGCTGATGAGGATCGGCGCGTTGACGCGGGTGCAAAGACTCTGGCTCGTCAGGCGCTGATGGGAATGCGTCGTTTCGGCAAGGTCGAGTTCTCTCGGGATAAGAAAGAGGTTCGCAAGGTCACTGATCAGTCGGTGTCTCTTGGCGTACTCGCCGAGCGGGTCACTCATCTTGAGTTGCTGGTTGCTCAGCTGTCTGACAATATCGTGACTATCTCGAATGGAATGTTCCCGGCGTCTGCTCTTTCTCAGGCGCAGATGGATGAGGTTTTCGCACGGTCCTCTGGCGGCGATGTTGAGATTCAGTCTCCGGTTCAGACTGTGGATTCTGAGGTGTCGGAATGACCACGGCGACGAAGGATCGGCTGCACATTCATATTGGTGTCGGTCCGGTTGCTTCGCATGTGATCAATCGCGGGACGCTGGAAGATGCGCACGGTGAGGTGCATTTCCGTTCCCCTGACGACAAGTTCGTTGTCGCTTACAAGGATGGGAAGGTGTGGGCGCGTCGCGGTGGGTTCGGTGTTTCGGAGTCTCATTACCGTGAGGCGTTCCGTTTCCTTACCCTGGTAGGTATTCCTGGATTCGTGCGGTTCTCGAAGAACCGTATCGGCAAGCCGTAGGAGGTGTGTCCGGGTGCGGAGGCTGCATCGACCAGGCGATATAGGTCGAGCGGTTGCGTCAGTGCCGATCATCGATGTGCTTGCATCGTTGGGCGTCATAGTCGAGGCAGCTCCGCTTCCCGGCACCACCCAGAAGATCTGGTGTCCGTTCTCGGATCTTCATCCTGATGGTGGTCGTCAACGTGAGATGCGTCTTTATCCTGATGGTAAGGCGCACTGCCATATATGCGTGAAGCAATACGATTCGGTGTCGATGGCTGCCCAGGCTTGGGGAGTCTCGCAGCGGATCGCGGCGCAGCGTCTGCTCGCGGGCCAGGAGGTCATCGCTGAACGCCAGGCGGTGCGGTCGCTGTATGTGGTCCGTGCTGGCGCTGTGGCTGCGCTGGGCGTGTGGGCGGATGCTCATGACGTGGATCGGTTCGGGCCTGGGTATCGGCGCTGTCTGGCGCTTGCTGACCACATTCAGGAGCCGGGGCACGTGAAGCTGTGGCTTGCTGCGAGTAAACAATTCCTACGAGGGTAGGACTTCTTATGCCTAATCCTGATTTGTCTGTGATCGCTTGTCCTGACTGCGGCACGATTGGATCTCTCGAGTTGAAGTCGAGGTTACATGCTCGCCCGATCGGATCCTTCTCGCTTGCGGGTCAGCAGATGAAGGTTTCTGCGGTGGCCGTGCCTGTCTTAGCGTGCTCTGCTGATGACTGTGAGTTTGTGAAATACCCCAGCGGATGGAGCCTTGAGTAATCACGTACTCGAATGGCTGTCATCTGTCCGAGTTGTCGGCGTTGGGTTGTTTACTCTTAGCTCGCATCTCGGCTGAGCACGTTGTAAGTTAGCTTCCCGTTAGGTGGACGGCTTGAGTGTCTGGCGTCTCCAGCGTGGCGGTGCCGAATATTTTCTTACCTGGAGACATTGTTCGACGAGGCGGTCTGGGGTCCGGTCTGCTTGTGAGTCTTCCTCGGTAGGACAGCTCAACTGTTGCCTAAGAGGTTGGAGAGGTTGTTGTGGCTGCCCCTGTGATGGATGTTATCGCTCCGATTAATGATGCTGGTGTTGAGATTGGTCAACATAGTATCGAAGAGACGGTAGTCTGGGATGTGTACCGTGCGTTGTGCGGTGCACTTACTGGATCAGATCAACCTGAGATTTGGACGATGTTGACTCATCCGAATCTGAGAGCTTCAAGGTCGGGACACGAGACTGAAGACGAGTTGTTCCGCGCGTCTTTGTACTTGATCCTTGCTATCCGGGCTGAGGTTGCTGGGGATTCCCCGGCTGATTACCTCGCCGAAGCGCATGCCCTGATCGCTTCTGCGGTCGGGTTATCGGAGGTTCGACACTGGTGATCCCCTGGAGTAGTAGACGAAGACGTCCGGAGCTTTCTGAAGCTGAACGCCAGCTGCTACTCCAAATTGACGCTGGGGAGTTTTCTGATAGTGATTACTTAATGCTACGTAGGCTAGAAGATTTAGGTGTGGTGGAGATTCCTCGACAACGTACATGGCGACCGCGTCGTATTAATATAACACATTTAGGTAGACGTGTTGTCGTTGGTATTCGTGGTCGATTATGGGTCGAGGAGAATGGGACGATGGGGGAGACTACGTGAGGCTGTTAGGGTTGGTCCTGGGAGCGGCTGTCCTCGTAGCCGGGTGTGGACCTACCAATCATTATGAAACTCCCATCACTCCCACTCCACTTCCAGCCACGGCCTCTGCACCGATTCCTAATCCTTTACCGGTGACGGAGTCGTCGGCTCGCCCTGAGTCGCTTCTCGTTTCGAAGCCAGCTTATGACCGGAAAAAGTACTTTGGTGATGGCTGGCGTATCGTTGAAGGTAATTGCGATACGAGAGAGATTGTTCTTTCGTATCAGGCAGTTGGTGAGCCTGTCGACAGAGATGGTGATGGTTGTAAGGATGATGCGGACATTCTTGATCCTTACACTAATACTGTGATTAATCCTCATCTCAGTCAGATCGACCATGTGCTCTCGCTGAAGCGCATGTGGGATGGCGGTGCGTGGAAGTGGTCGCAGCAGCAGCGTCTGGATGCTGCTCAGGATCGTAACAATCTCCTGGCCGTCTCGGGCGCGGGTCCTTATGGCAATGAGGCCAAGGGTGATCTCGGTCCGGACAAATGGCGTCCGCACGCTCAGTCCGGGTGGTGTCGCTACGCCACCGTCTATCGTTTCACGGCTACGAAGTATATGATCTATCTCACTCCCAGTGAGGATGTTGCGTTGAGTGATATGTCTGCCACCTGTCCTCCTCGGTAGGATTGAGTGACCTAGGGAGGAACGATGGAGACTGCTGTGGACAATAAGGAATCTTTGGAGAAGGTATTACTTCTTGAATACGAGCAACTGAAGAAGGAACAGGTATCTCGTATTCGAGTTCGTGACAATCTTCTCTATGCGACATTGGTTTCTTTAGCAGCCGTGTTGGCTGCTGTGATCAATGAGCATGGTCAGTTTAATTTCCTACTGCTACTACCACCTGTTAGTTTGATTCTGGGTTGGACGTATCTCATCAACGATGAGAAGATCTCGGCTGTCGGCAGTTACATTCGGGTGGTGCTGACTCCACGCGTTGAAGACGTAATCGGCGGTTATGATGTGTTCGGCTGGGAGACTGCACATCGTATTGATGCACGTAGGAGGTTGCGTAAGATCTTGCAACTAGTTGTTGACCTAATGGCGTTTTGTTTTCTCCCGCTGGCTGCTTTGGTGGCCTTCATGGTGCACGGCGATCGGGCTGCTCCGTTTGTGGTGATTTGGAGTGTGGAGCTGCTGGCGATTCTTGTTCTAACGAGTATGTTCGTTGTTTATTCTGAGTTGTGGACGGTTCGCGCACAGCCTGCTGTTCGGTAGGATTGAGGAGGTGTTCGGGTGAACGCGGACGAGATTCCTCAAGACTTAATTGACATTCTTGATGCTCGTGCTGGTAAACAGCATAGTCGTCACGGTATCGTTGTTAAGACTTTAGCAGAAATCTTGACGCGTTTTGATGATCTAAGGATGGACTCAGTGGGTAGATACGTTATGAAGGCATCGAAGGATGATGACCTGTACGTTGAGTGGTCGACTGTTGTTGACGATGCTATCTTTGTCGGCTCTCGGGTTGAGATGCTCACTCATCTTGAGTATGAGGACGCGGGTCAGCATCCGGGGTTTGCTCCGCTGCCTGGTAATCGTGCCGAGGATCGTTTGACGCGTTGTGACGAGACGGGTACTTCTTATCGGCACAAGTGGCCTTCTGGTGGCGGCCCCGAGGGGTCGTGGGATGATTCCACTATTCAGATCGGTCAGGAGGGGACGATCGCTCGCGACAAGCTCGGTGAGTATGCTCTTGCTATCAAACGAAACGACATGAGTGCACGCGATGCGTTGATTACTCAGTTTGTGTGGGATGACTGATGATCGGTCTCATGGATTTGACTGAAGGTGAGAGTTCCTTACTGGTCAGGATCGCTGAAGGTGTTTTGCTGGATGGTTTGTACTTGCCACGTCCGTATTGGCAGCCGTCTGGGCAAGCCCTAAACTCTTTGGACTATGACGATTATTGGTCTCTCATAGAGAAGGGTTTGATTGTTCCTATTCAGGATTCTTGTCATCAGGTTATGCCTACTCGGGATGCGGTGCAGCTGATCCGCTGGTTGCAGGAACTGGATTCCTAATGCCTAGGATTGACTTCTCTATGGTCGAGGTGTGTGTTGCCGGGTCCAAGGGGAAGACCTACGTGGTGGAGATCGTAGGTGGGATGCCGGTCTCGTGCTCGTGTCCTAACTATGAACACCGTGCAGGGCCTGACGGAACTATGTGTAAGCACATGCGTATCCGATCTGGTCGTAGAGCCGTTGGAGTGACTAGGTGTGCGCTGTGTTCGGCATGGTTGTCTCCTGCTGAGATTGAGTCTCAACCTGAGCCAGAGACTCCGGACTCTGTGTATGATCAGGCGTTTGCCAGGGCGTGCGATGCATGTCGCCTCGTAGGGTCGTGATTTGCTTTCACGGCGGTTAGAGGTAACATAGCTGTGCTATCCCGGCATGGTGTGCAGCAAGTGGTGGTGTTCGGGTAGTACCTTAATGTAAGTCAACTAATGTCGTTGTCGTCAAGTGTGAGGAGCAACATGGAGGTCAAGGGTTGGGCCGATCCTTCGGGTCGGCAGGCATCGAGCGGTGCTAATCAGGTCGTGGCAGACACCCTTCGGGCTGCACCAATCGACCCTGAGACTGGTCTTCCGCACTGGGCGATCGTTGAAGAGCGATTGATTCCAGCTGATGCCGATGAGGCAAAGAATGTTCGGGCGAAGGCCAGTAACCGTGCGTCGCTGATCAAGCAGGGTCGTTTGAAGCCCTTCGCGGTTAAGGGCGTTTTCGATGCTGTCTCTCGTTCTGAGCGTCTTGAGAACGAAGATGGCACGCCTGGTGAAGAGGTTGTGCGGGTCTACGCTCGCTACGGCGGCGAGGACCGGGAGAAGGAGCTTGTGGCTGAGGACAATGCTCGGCTTGAGGCTGAGAAGGCTGCGACTTCTGCGGTTCCTGCCAACGCGTAAACTGTCGACATGTCGACGGGAAACAGCGGAGGCATTGTGTCTGATCTTTTTCAGGCCGATGCCTCCGCTGTCGTTATTGGTGGGTGTCCTTTGTGTGCTGCTCCGGTCCTTTGGGCGTTCTCTGGCCGAGAGTCACCCGATCGGGTTCTGCTGGTGCCCGATTCTGGTGTCAGGTTGTCGGTGGAGCCTGGTAGAACCGTGGTAGTAGCTTCGACCTCGGGCCGGTTGCAGTTAGCTGCTCCGTGGGTCTTTTGGTTGCATGTGTGTGACCCCAGAATCGTTACCAGCGAGATTGGGAGTTACACAGCAGACATTCTCGTGCATACTTGCCCCATCGATTCATGTCTTTCCCCTCCTGGTGAGCTGTGCGTCTCGCCTCGGTATGAGGTGTTGCCGAGGCCGCATGGCGCGAGGGTTGCTCTCGCAGCTGGTCGTCCCTGGAGCGACGAAGAGCTGATTAATCCTGTGATGCAAGATCCTGATGAGGTATAGATATGATGGGTCGCTGTAGCGCTTGCCCCTATGAGAGGGCTGTCGCTCACGTGTTCAAGCATCACCGGGTGTGTGAGGCTTTCGCTGCGCTGTATCAGTGTGACCCTGTGGCGGCTCTGGTCGACCCTGCCGTTGTCTACGCTGCCGCGCATCCTGCCGAGCCTGCTCCCGTGTTGGAGGCTCCCTCGGAACCGAAGCCTAAGAACCGACCTGTTCGCGCGGGTCGGCGTCCAGCTCCACCGCTTGCTCCCCCGGCGCCTCTACGCGTGTCTGGCCCGGTCACGGTGGAGTACTGGGCTTGGCAGCCTACGATGCTTGAAGAGCTACAGGCTGGCCAGAAAGTATAACTTGCAAGGTCTACGAGGTCATGGTACGGTTTGTCTTGTCAGCCACTCCAGCAGGGGGCGGCAAGGGCGAAGGGATCACAAGATGTCGACTTCAGTAGTAATGGATTCAGATCACCGTACGGATGGCAAGCGGTCAGTGAAGTTAGTGACTGTCCGTCCCGCGAGTCGCAACGGCGATGATGACAGCTTAGAGGAGATTTACGCCACCGAGAAGACTCCTAACGCTGGCTCCGATGTGCTTGGCCGTCCGGTGGGCCACGTGGTGGCTCCTGAAGATCGGCTGCCGATCGTGACCGACTGGTCGGGGATGAAGGACTTTGTCAACGCTCCCCCTTCCTATGATGTCTTTTACCGCCAGTACCTTTCTTACACTAAGTGGCTCGTGACTCGGTTCGGCGTTCCCGCATCGGATCTAGATGATGTCGTGATTGATATCATCATGCGCTTCATGGAGCGCGATTCGATTGGTGTGTTCTCCGGTGAATGGTCGACGCGTAGCGCTACGGGTAAGTCGAATTTCCGTTCCTACTACTCGAGGTTCGTTGTCACCTACGCCCGTGGCAAGAATCGTAACGTGCATAAGCACAATAGCCGCAATCTTTTGATCTGTGATGCTTCTGTTGACGATGAGGGCAGCACGTCTTGGTTGGATGTTAATGCCCCTACTTCGTCATTCGAAGACGACGCTGTCGGCTCTATGGACTTCGATGGTCTGGTGTCGTCGCTGCGGGCCAAGGTCAAGCCTGAGCTGGCCGATGCTGTTGACGCTGTGGTTGAGATGTCGATGGGCGCACCGTCTATCAAGGTCGCCGAGTTGGCTCGCAAGCTTGGCGTCTCACAGCGGGTCGCCAATGATCAGCTTGCTGCGGTCCGTTCGGTCCTGGGCGATCTGGTCGGATCCCGGTAGGATCTTGCATGGTTTGTCGCGAACCTAAGGGGCGACCCCAGTTTCTTTCGAGACTGGGGTCGCTTCCTGTATGTTCATTACTTCGTGCTCCGGCGTCTACGGGTAAGCGTACGACCGCTGAGTATCTCGCCGACCAGGCTGGTGTCCTTTCCATTGATCGGCGAATGATTCCGGCGCCTTATTGGAAAGACGAGACGTTCATTGAGCCCGAGTTGTCTGTGGAGATGGTTCGGGACATGATTGTGTGGGCGCGTACCGCGCCGCGCTCGCCAGCAGGCAAGGTCGCCATCATTCGCCTGGATCATGTCCGGGCTGACGGGTCCTCCTGGCGGGCTTCGCCTCGGTGTGTCACGGCGCTGTTGAAGACCCTTGAGGAGCCTCCTGAGGGCGTGCGCTTCATCTTGCTGGCTAGTGGTCCGGTGGCCTCTACGATCGTCTCACGGGCTGTCTGTGTCTCAGCAGGGCTGTTACCTACTGAGGTGGTCGCTGAGATCCTCTACGAGGTCTCTGATCTCGACCGCGCGGGTGCTGTTGAGGTCGCGTCGCTAGGACATGGCAGCGTCGCTGCAGCGTTGGCTGCGAAGGCTGGCGCGGTGGGTTCGCTTGAGGCAGTGTTAGGAGTGTTGGGCGATATCGCGTCTGCTGATCCTGAGGCTGCGTTTGCTCGAGCGCGGGAATGGACACATGCTCAGACGTCGTTGCTGTTGAGAGCTGCGCATGAACGTGTGACAGGAAAGTTCAGCTCATTCAGTGAGAGGGATTTATCCTCCCTGTCGTTGTCACAAGCTATGGCTGTGCTTAGTGTGGTGAGGAGAGTCGAGGGGGCACGACCTAGACTTGTATTGGGGGCGGTAGTTGCTGCTTTATCCAGCTGACCGTAAACATAAGTGAAGGAGTCGGGATGGCTGTTGACGCAGCAACCTTGGAACGAATCAAGATGGTTAAGCAGGCTTTAGAGGCTGCTGTGACCGCTGCGCTTCCGCTTGCTGATTCTGATGTTACGTTTCGTGACCAGATGGATGTGTTGGAGAAAGCAGCTCGCGAGGGTGATGTCAATCCTGTAGATTACCTAGATCGATACAAGAAGTTAGGTGAGACATCGTCTGTTCGTGATCTCGCAGACAAGGATTTTAAGTACGCACTGACTGTTCTTGGAGTGGACCCCAATAGCGATTACGGTCTGTCTGTTATTCTTTCGGCGTCGCAAACTGCCAATCTAGTAGTAGCTCTGGCGCGGGTGTTGGGAATCTCGCCCGAGGAGGTTTGGCAGGGTTATCTCTTTAGGGACCAAGCCACCGAGGAATAATATGTCGTCTGGGGATCCGTCTGTGCCTGATATTAATACTGAATTAGAACAGGCTGCGGACGTTGAGAAATTAGATGCTGTTCGACGGATCAATCAGAGGAAGCTCGCTGAGATTCGTTCTCAGCGAGCTGACCTTGATCCGTTGGGTGTGTATACAAAGAGACTTGAGTTGTTCATTGGTTGTGTGTGGCCGGAGGGTTCTCCGTACCGAATCCTTTTCGAGCTTGAATACGAATCCCAGATGGCTCAGGTTCTTGATCAGGCTCTCGCGGAGATTCGTAAGGCTCGCCTTGCTGCAACCATCACTCCTCCCGATGGTTCAGGGCTGATCATTCCTAAAGGGTAGTACCTGCTGTGCCTTCCGCATTGCAGTGGCTTACGAGTTCGACGAAGACCCTTCATCGCGTGTTTGACGTATTCGGACCGGACGCGACGCTACGTACCGACGTCGTGATTGAAATCGAGCGACGAGTCGCCGCGTCCGAGCGGGTGGCTCTGTCGGCTGCGGAAGTGTCCGATGACGAGATTTGGCGAGTGGTATCCACGTCGCCTCTCGCTGGCGTTGCGTCTCGACTCGTGGTCGTTTCATACGCTGATCGTATCAAGAAATGGCACGGTCTTACGCATTTTATAAAGAACAAGGCTGCATACTCTGAGACGACGTTATTGCTTTTGTCTGAGCGTGCCGGGGCGGGTGTCCGGCAGCGTTCTACGAAGAAGGGCGGTCTTCCGGGTAAGTATGTTTGGGAGACTGTATTAACTGAGTGGGAAGATGCTGTCCGCTCCTACGCAGCAGGTTGTGCGATCTCGTGTACCACTCCGTCGATCGAGTTGCCGTCTACCGGCAACCGTGGCGGTGTGGGTGCGATGTCGTCGCTGGCGCGGTGGCTGTCGTTGCGTTTGGAGGTCTCTCAGCAGCAGGCTGAGTATCTGTGGTCTCGCACGGGTGAGCAGTCTTCGTTGGCTCGTGACGTGGTCGATCAGCTTCGGCTGTCTGGTATCCCCAGCGCACGTTCTATTGGGATGACGGAGTTTCGTGCTGCGGTTAATGCGGTGTTGACTGCGCATGGTTCAGAGGATTTCGCCGAGCTTGTGCTGTTTGGCCGTAAACAATTGGCATTGACTTCGCTGGCTGACCATTCTTTTTCGTCAGCAGACTGGTCTCGCATCATCGGGTATCTGTCGCAGCGTTTGGATTGGCTCGCGCCGTTGAATGTCGCGCTGGCAACTAATGAAAGACTAGATCAAGTGCAGCGACGGTTGGGTATTCACCGTAAGTACATTCTCCACTATGCACATCGTGAAGATCCTGCACATAACATTGCAAAGCATTATGACCGTGTGCGCGTGTTGCGTTGTCGTCAGTTACTTGCTGACTTAGATGCGAGTCTCGCAGCCGTTCCGGGCGTGCCTGCAGCGTTTGGCGAAGTACTCTTAGCGTCGTGGTAGGACCGTGCCATGTCTCGCCAGGGTAGTCGCGCTCGTCGGCTGGTGAGGTGCGTCCGTTGTGGACAGATGGTTTCTAAAGATACAGCTCAGCTGGGCTCTATCGGCTGGGTAGGAGGATCTTGTCTGGCATCGGAGTTGTCCAGGGCTCGTAATGAGACTCCGAATACTGGGGCAAGCGAGATCATTGTAGGGGAGGATTAATCTGTGGCTGTTGATTGTGGACTATTGGTCGATCTTAAGCAGATTGAGCGGTTGTATTCTCGACTTGCCACAATCGAAGACGGCTTCGGTTTTGACATTGAAGGCGGATACGATGGTCCGGCTCGGGAGAAGTTCTCATTGCATCCCGAGACTGCCACCCTTGCGGGTGTGTCTGTATCTGGGGATCCTTCGTGGGCTCGGTATACTGCGACGAAGTGGCGCGGCGGTGCAATGTCTGATCGGGTTAAGCTCGAGTACATTCGTTTGCTGGCCGTGCTGCTCGGTTCGGGTAAGGGAATTGCACATAACTCGAAGTTCGAATTGACTCATCTTGCTCGGGAATTTCGCGATTACTTGTCGTCATCGGAGTTGCGTGAGGCTGGCCTCGAGCCTAACGGTTATTTCCCTATTTTCTCAGACTCGATGATTGAGGCTTACCTGTTAGGTGAGTTCCGTTCTCATGGTTTGAAGTACTTGACTGAACTAGTGTTTGGTTACAAGCAAGCTGCTATCACTGACTTGTTCCCTCCTATGACGGAGAAGCAACAGAAGTCACTTCGGTTCACTGAGTTGGATTTGACTCCTGCTGTTATTTCATATGCTTGCGACGATGCTGCGTTTTCTCTCGCTTTGTCACATAGGCATCGTCCTCGTGTCGCGGGCAAGCTTCTCTATCGAGTGGAGATGGCGATCGTGCCCATCGTCGCTCAGATGGAGGACTACGGTGTTCAGTTCGACTGGGCTTCGATGGCTCGGGTTGAGGCTGAAGCGGAGCGGTTTGCTACCGCCATGCGTACAGAGATCATGCATGACTTGTCTATTACTTTGGACAAGCCTATTGACATTAACCTCAACTCGTCAGCACAAGTTTACGATGTTCTTTATAACCAGTTGAATCTTCGCACTACTAGAATGACGAAAGGTAGTGCGAAGACTCCTCCCAAGATGAGTACTGACGAGAAGGCGCTTGCTGGCTTAGCTAAGAAGCATGGTGCGGTGCGTCGCATCTTGGAGTACCGCGAGCTTAAGAAGTTGAACAGTTCATACCTCACGAAGTATCCACGTGATTTTGATTATGCTAAGGATGGTCGTACTCACCCCAGTCACGAGCAGACACGTATTGTCTCAGGTCGATTTGCTGTTTCGAGTCCTGGGTATCAACAACTCCCGAAGAAGTATCGCTATGTGTTGTCCTCTGGCGCGGAGTTTAATCTAAAGTTCCGTGACTTCGTGATGGCTGGACCAGGCCATTACTTCATTGGATTTGACTACGCGCAGATTGAGTTGCGTGTAATTGCAGGGTTCTCACAAGAGCCTGCGATGCTTAAGGCATTCAACGAGGGTATAGATATTCACAAGATGACCGGTTCGTTGTTGTTCGGTGTGCCTATGGATGATGTCACTGATGATCAGCGTGGTGTCGGCAAGACCCAGAACTTCGCTGTGAGCTTCGGTCAGGGTGTGAAGGGCATTGCTGATCGTCTCGGGATCTCTGTCGAGGAAGCAAAGATCTACTTTGATAAGTACTTTGATACGTTTGCGTCACTGAAATCGTGGATCAACAAGCAGACGATGGAGGGTGTGGCTAACGGTTATACGATTTCGAAGTTTGGGCGCAAGCACCCTATCTGGGAGCTGGAGTCGGAGTCGTCTGCAATCCGTGGCACGGGTGAGCGTTTGTGTGTGAACGCCCCAGTGCAGGGCTCTGCAGCGGATCTGATGAAGATCGCGATGGTCCGGGCGCAGCGCAGGCTTAAAGAAGCTGGGCTGGCTGATCGGGTTCATCTGATCATGAACATCCACGATGCTCTGGTGTGGGAAGCGGAGCTGGGTGTCTCGCCTCAGACAATCATCGATATTGTGCATCCTGAGGTCTGTCTTGACATCGAAGACTGGCCGCGTATTGAGGCTGAGTGGGAAGTCGGTTTGCGTTGGGGTTCGATGACCAAGCTTTCACTTGATGCAAATAACAAGATCGTCGTGCCTAAACGTGAGACTGTTCAGGAGCCTCAGCTTGCGATGGCTGGGTAGTATTGGTTATGAGTTCAGTTTCGTATACACCACTCGAGATGAGAGAGTGGCTTCAGTCTGAAGACGTTGAAGTTGTTTCAGATACTCCCCCGTATGATCGTTTTGTGATTCTTGAGTGCGGTCGTTGGTTTCTCGAACGTGTCCCTTCGTTTAGGACTCATGGGTTTCCTGGACCTCGGGACCGAAAGTGTCCAGATTCAGACAAGGATCGTTGCAGAGTTCTGATGTATGTTCCGTGTCGGTAATCGGGTAGTACTGAGCATGACTACTGAGCAACCCAAGACGGTATATCCTGTCCTCTGGAATGATAGACATGCTGATCCAGATGTGTACGTGTTCGCTAATGCCGACGATGCTGTTCGGTGGGCGAAGTCGAAGGTTCGTGAGCTGGAGCCTTCAGAGCTAGACGAAGAGTTGACTCCATCCATGGCGGCTGCGGGATGGCTCTATTACGGTCGTTACTCTCTTGAGGGTGACTACATTCGGGTTACGTCTGCTGAGGTTAAGGAATCTTTTGTAGAAGTTACTGACGCGATGATCGACGCTGCTGCTGAGGTTTTGGGTAGCGCTGTCAGTGCTGATACTGAGTATTCTCTTACTCGGGAGCTGAGTCGTAGGGATTACCGAGACATGATTGAGGCGGCTTTGAAGACTCAGGGAGGTAACACATGATTGTTATGGAGGGCGAGTCCTTCGAGCTGACTGACGGTAAGTGGCTGAAGCTTGAGTTGTCTGTTAATGACACTGACCTTGAGCGTCAACTTGTCGACTGGGATATTCCAGATGCACTTGCAGCTGTACCCCTTCTGCCTGGCTCACTAGTTTACGACATTCTCTCTGTGCTGGCGCAGCGGTTGCTCACCGCGCGGGCTTATGCGTCTGGTGGTTATACGAATGAAGAGGCACGGATGCGTCTAGGCGAGCTTAATGCGCGTGCGAATAAACAATACGAAAAGGTGCAGTCTTTGATACACCTTTCGGAGCAGAAGAGTGGCTGACATTATCGATCTCGCCTCGGATCTGGATCGCCTGATCGAGGAGGCGCTACGGCTGCGTCAGAGCGAAGCTCTGCCCTCGATCGATCAGGGGCCTGCTGAGGTACTGGCGCAGCTCGCTCTGGTCCGTACGAGGCTAGACAGGCTTGAAGAGCTGTTGTCTATCGCGGTGCGGTTCCGTGGTCGCATTCGAGAAGCGCTCAAGGCGGCGAACGCGTCGGTCGAGGATCGCTGGGCTGAGGTCGTCTCGGCTCCTAGCCGTCGTCCTCGCGCGGGCTCGGACGGGTGGTCCGGGTCAGCGCCACGTGAGCGATATGCCGAAGCTGATTTAGCTACGTTAGATCAGAAGCGTGTACAGCGTCGTGTAGAGAAGTCTTCTGATTTGGCTAACGATGCAGTTGACTTGATTAGACAAGCTCATCGTGGATTGGATTCTACGCGTCTTGACTTGCATTTGATCCTGCGTGCGATGAGTGTCGAATCCTTTCTTGAGCGGTGAGTCTGTCGGGGCTATTCGGTAGGACTGAACAGCACAATCCGCTCGGGAGTGTGCAAGCGACGTTGGCCACACAGTGATGGTGGTTGTCGCACCTAACAAGAGAGAATGAGAGAAAAATGCCTCAGACTACGTTCCATACGGACAATGTTCGGACTTCAGCTACTGGGTTTCCGAAGCTGAAGCTTGATCACGGACAGATTGTTCGACTGGTTTGTATTGAGCAAGGCCCCACTTTTGAGTGGGTGCATCAGCTGCAGAAGCCTCGCAAGTCTCCGGTCACCGGTAAGGCTGTTATGGTGACGCGGAAGCGTAAGAGTGGCGAGGAGTATCAGGATTACGATCAGGAATTCGTGGGTGCACCTATCTGTCTGGGTGACCCTGATATCCTGGCTGAGAAGGGCGTCGACCCGGATCACTGCCCGCTGTGTGAGGCTTCTACGGGTGATGAGGCTTTCCGTGGGCCGCAGCGTCGGTTCGCTATCCACGTTCTGAAGTACTCGACTAAGACCGGCTCCGGTACTATCACCGAACCGTTTAGTGTTGAGACTTTGGTGTGGGTGCTTAGTGATAATCGTTTCTCTGCGTTGGCTTCCATCTTCACGGAGCACGCTCCTGACGGTGAGCAGCCTGATCCGCGCAAGGTTGACCTCGTACTGGGACCGTGCACGAATGCGAGTTTCCAGAACTACGAGATCAAGGCGGGTGCGAAGTGCGAGATGCTGCAGTCGCAGGAGCGCTTGCAGCGGGCGATGACCACCTATCAGGAAAACCACGCTCCGGATCTCACCCCTTACTGCGGGCGTGTGACCGAGCGTCGGTGGATTGAGCAGATGATCGAGGAGATTCAGGAACGCTACGCCGAGATCCGCGCGGGTGGTGCTCCGGTTTCCATTCCTGATGTGTCGACTACGTTGGATTCTTCGCTGTTGGATTCGACTCCGTCTACGGTCTCTCCTACTAGCTCCACTCCGAAGACTTCTGCAGCTACGGCTGAGTTGGCGACGGCTGTGGAGACGGTGGTAACGGCGGATGAGGCTCCTGCTCAGGAGGCGGATCCTAAGGGTGAAGACACTTCATTCGAAGATCTGCTCGCGTCGCTTACCCCTTCGAAGTAAATGACTGAGAGCGATCGGGTCGAGAAATGACTAGTTCACTAGCGTGGCGGGATCTTCCCGATCCGGTCGCTCTCATTCGGGATTGCTGGCCTCGCCCAGCTGCGCATTTCGAGATCGTGGTCGTGGGGATGCCTGCTCCACAGGGTTCCAAGGTTCCGATGGGTCGTAATAATGCTGGTCGGATCCTTATGCGGGAATCATCTAAGGCTGTGGCTCCGTGGCGGGAGTCTGTGGAGCGGGCAACCCTTCGTTTGATTTCACCGGATGGTGAGGGTCGTACGATTTATCCTGGTTTTCCGTTGAAGGGTCCGCTGGTTGCGGAGATGGTTTTCACCATGCCTAAGCCAGCGGCTGCTTCTAAGCGGAGACGGTCCTGGCCTGCAACAGCGCGAAATGACACCAGTAAGCTTACGAGATCTACTGAAGACGCTTTGAAGATCGCTCAGGCGATTAAAGACGATGGACTGATTGTCGAGTACGTAAGGTTGGCCAAGGTCTTTCCTAGTGAAGATCGAGACGCGCTTGCCGTGACGGGCGCTGTGATTCGCATCTGGTCAGTGGATCTACTGACGGAATAGCTCGGGCGCCGGGTATGTTTGGAGTAGGCACGGTCGGTGTGTTCGACACCATTCGCTCCTTGATCCCGGCGAATTGGTAGTGACACATCGGCCGTGTTCTTTTTGTAGGAGGAATTGTGGCGACTGCTACTCTTGATGATATCCTCAGTAAAGCTTACGAAGATGCTGGTCTCGAAGAGGCTGACGTTTTATCGGATAAGGGCTACATTCCTTCAGGCAATCTTGCTCTCGACTTCATTCTGGGCGGGCAGGGGTTCCCTCGAGGCCGCTCCATTGAGCTTTACGGATTGTCCCAGTCTGGTAAGACAACTACGGCTGCGATGGTCGCTGCTCAAGCGCAGAAACTCGGGCTACGGGTTCTGTACCTAGACTTTGAGCAGGCACTGGATGAGCCGTATCTTAACGCGCTGGGCGTTAACACGCGGGATCGTCGGCTGTTCGTGCCCTTCCCTGCGTCCTCGCTCGAGCACGGCGCGGAGGTGGCGACTCAGGTGGCCAGGACGGGCGATGTGGGGCTGATCGTCTTTGACAGCGTGCCCGCCATGGTTCCGCGTTCGTCTGCAGAAGAAGACAAGGACTCGCGGACGCTGGCGATGGAGCGGGCTCGGCTGTTGGGCAACCTGCTCGCCAAGCTCAATCCCATTCTGGCTAAGACTGGCACGTGTGCCATTTTCATTAACCACATTCGTGATGTTATTGAGACTGGTCCTACGCGTCCTGGTATGCCTAAACGAACCACCACTCCAGGTGGCACGGCGCTGAAGTTTTATTCATCGGTGCGTGTGAAGTTCTCTGTCGTGAAGACATGGAAAGCCGATCGTGAAGATCCGTTGACTGGTGAGAGAGTTTCTGATGCACACTCTGTCACTTCAAAGGCAGAGGTGACGAAGAATAAGCTTGCGGCTCCTTATCAGACTGCTGAGTTGTATTTGGTGTTGGGTAAGGGATTCAATCAGACGTGGTCTGCGATGCAGGTGTTGGTTGGGAACAAGGTTGTCAAGAAAGCCGGTGCTTACTTCCAGTTCCCACAAGATCTTTACCATGCCAACATGACTACGGGCGCTAAGGGTCCGTCCATGCAGGGGTTGCAATCTGTACTTGATTTGGCTGAGTCTTTCCCGGAGTGGGGCGAGTTGTTGGTGTCTCGCGCTCTTGCTGTCTTGCCTTCGGAGAAGGTGACGATTGCTCTGCCGGATCTCGAGTCGGGTGGGGAGGTTCCTACTCCGTCTGATGAAGACATCAGCCTAGTTGGCGAACCTTCACCTCAGGAGCCTGTTGTCTCGGATCCCGAGCCAACGGTTCAGTTGCCTGTTCCTGCACCGCCCGTGGTGTCGGGGAATGGACAGACAATTCGGTTCCTTCGTCCTCCTAGCGGTGTGAGCCGGTAGGACTTGGTGTGGTTATGTTGAAGACAAGTAGTCTTCCCAACGAGAGAGGTTGCCGTGACTACTGCTGCTCTGCCTGACGTGATGAATCTGAGCGGTCGGGGTGCTCCCGTCACCGTTCAAGACATGCTTGATCGAGACAAACTGATTCCTGTGGAGCGTGGCATTCAGCTTCTGCAGACGACTGAGCCTCTGGCGTTTGTGGACTTCCAGACCGGTCCGTCACTTCGGTTCCGGCTCGAAGACGAGTGGAACAAAGATGTTGAAGGTATGCATGGTACTGAGCCTGTCGACGCGTGGGTGAACATTCAGCATGGTCAGAATGACGGAACTGAATACCGTCTCTCCCTTGATGCTGTTCGCGAGGCCACCAAGCAGTTTGGTATGTCTGCGAAGTACATTGAGAAGGCCCCCGGTTTCCTTACCGCTGATGCGCTGAACTACTGGTATCGCTCTGGTTTGGATAAGGAGCTTCGCCTGATGGTTGTTGGCGAGGATCAGCTCGGGATGGCGATCACTCGCGGGACGGTGCAGCCGTTCTCGAACCTTGATCTGCTCGAGCGGGCCATCGCGACGATCAACTCTCGTTATCCGGGTCTGGACATTTACCTGGATGCATCGAAGATGTCTCACTCGCTGCGTAAGACTTTCATGCAGCTTGTGGTTCCGGCACTCGGTCGCGAGATGAACGATACTGGCGAGGCAAATGATCAGTGGTGGGGCGGCGTTCAGCTTTCCAATAGCCTTACTGCTGAGATCCAGACGGGCGTTAGTGGTTTCATGTATCGGATGTTGTGCACCAATGGCATGATCGATGTGTCGGCTTCAGCGGATTCGTGGTCTCGACGCTCTGGCGGACAGGAATCCGAAGAGGTTTACGCGTGGGCACAGGAAGCTGTCGATAATGTTCTCGGCGGCCTGGAGTCCTCTTTCGATCAGGTACAGGCTCTGACTAATATGCCACTCGAAGGCGAGGTTGGGGCTGCGGCTCGCGACGTTTTCGAGCAGCACCGGGTGCCGATGCGGGCTCGGGAGCGCATCATCAATGAGCTTGTCGAGACTGACAACCTCACGATGTACGGATTGATGAATGCAATCACCGCTGCAGCGAATGGTGATGTTCGTCCCGAGGAGCAGCAGTTGCTGATGTCGGTCGGCGGCGAGATCGTTCAGCACGCTGAGCGTTGCGATGCTTGCCATCGCATTTTGCCTGAGGGTCTGGTCATCTCCGAGTAATACATGTCAGTTCCCAACAGGGAGCATGCCCTTCCGGGTGTGCTCCCTGTTGCTATTCCTGGGTAGGACTGATCTGACTTGGAAAATTGAAGGGGGATGAAGTCTTGAGTAATGACTCCAGTTCCGTGGGGCGAGGAGAGGTTGCAGTTAATGATATGCGTGCACGGATTGAAGCAGGATGGACCTTTGATCAGCTTTGGGACCGCTTTGCGTTTGCTGTGGCTGGAGCGGGGTTTACGTACGACTACGCATGCACTCGATTGGAGACTCATTCTGAAGTCGACAATTTCGACACCGCATACCAAGTTGCTTGAGCATCGTCTTCATGTAATAGAGATTGATTAAGGAAGGGTGATTGTGAACTGGCCCCGGTTGCGCGAACGAGCACCGTGGATCGCTCGCGATGTGTTGTGGGGCGGGCAGGGTGTCGTCCTCACCACCGTGAGTGCGTATTACTCGCTGAAGTGGGCGCTGGCGCACGGGTTTCCTTCGGTGATAGCGGGATCGCTGTTCGTGGCTCTGGAGCTGTCTGCTCTGTTGGGCCTGGTGGTGACGGCGCACCCTCGTGATCAGCGCGCTCACGGGCATGCTGTGGCTTTGGTGATCGGGTCTGCTGCGTTGGCTGCAATCGTCAACGGGCTGCAGCACGCTATGGATCGTGGATTGGTTTCTGTAACCACTCCAGGTGTCCTTCTCACGGGATCGGTAGTACCGATCATGCTCGCTTGGTCATCGCACGTTGCTCGTGGGATGGCTTCTCGACCTAGTCGCGAACAGGCGAGTGTTTTAGAACCGGTGGTGTTGGATTCTCAGCCGATTTTTCCTGAGGTTGTACTTGCCGAGTCAATCTCTGTCGGATCTGATGTCCCGCTGTTTCCCACCGTTTCTGCTCCGGAGCCAACTCCCGTAGATAAGATCGAGACTTCAAATGAGGAGATGTCTCCAGCGGAGTATCTGCTCAATGCGTGGCGTTTCGGTAGGAGAGTTGAAGCACAAGAGCTTTACGCTCAATTCCCGAATCGGAGACGAGAATCACTGAGATCGGTGATGTCTACCACGCGGAAGAAGAACCCCGAGCTGGAGCCTCCGGTTCGGATCGTAAAGGAGGGCCAGAATGGCAGGGACGCAGAGCGCGGGCAAGCTGGCTGAGATTGGCCAGTTTGACTTCATGGAGGAAGACGACTACCGAAACTGGACTAAGGCTGTCCTCGACTTGCAGAAGAATCTCATACGAGAGTTGGAGATTTCTCGTATGAACTTGAAGAGTCTTCTGGAGCACACTCCCACCGCTACTGATGGTAAGTCCATCAAGAATATCGGTGCGAGTAAGCGTGCTGCGCGGGCGACTGATGCGAAGTTGGGTCGTGCGTCTCAGGCCATGGCTACGTCGATGGGCCAGATCCGGGGTGCGTTTGCTGCTTTCGAGAAGAACTACCTCGGTGAGGTGCCTGCAGCTAAGGGTGGTAGCGCTAATCAGGGTATGCGCCTGAATCGCAATCAGCGTACGCGACGTACCTCCACCAATTCGAATTCCACTCCGTAGTACTAGAGAAAGGTATGTGAGCAGCAGTGGGCCAGACGGCAAGTAAGATTCGGTCGGGTGCGTCAGCGGCTCGGTCGAGGCGTAAGTCTGCGTCTACTGCTGCGCATACCGAAGCACAGAATGCACTGTATGTGGCCCCGTGGGCTGTGTTGGTGCTGATCGGGATCCTCGGGTCGATCCTGCATGTGATGTGGGGCGGTTCGTCGTGGGAGTTGCTGGCTGATCTCGGGATGGCCCTTGCGACTGCCTGTGTGGCCTACGCCGGGTATCTAAACACTCGGGCGCGTACTTCTCTCGCCTTGGGTCATACGATGGCTACGATCGTTCTGACGGGCGGTTGGCTGATTCTGTGCTCAGCTACGGGTCTGGTGCATCTTGAGGCGGTGTCGTGGGCGTGGTGGCGGATGCCGATGCCCTCGCGTCCTACGCTTGATCTGTACGTGTTGGGCGGCATCTCGCTGTGCGTGGCTTGGAATATGCGCCAGGGTGTGCACGCCAAGGAGGCTAGGGACCGCGCCGCGCTCGGTGATGTGATGGACGAATGGGGCGAGGCCGGCCATCCGGGTGTGCGCGGCAAGCTGAAGAACAAGAATGAGTACTTTGACGAGGGCACGCTAATCATACCTCGTGGCGATACTTTGCAATCATTGCAGAGCAGCATTAAAGCTATTGAGTCCGCTCACGATTGGCCTCCAGGTTCTCTTACCTTGCTTCCTAAGGGGCGCGGGGTGTCGTCTCGGTTGGTGACGGCTCGTAGGATGAAGCGTGACCCGCTAGCTGACGCTGTGCACTGGACTGGTGTAGAGACGAAGCCTAAGCTCAATTTGTTTAGTCCCATTAAAGAAGGGATGCGAGCTGACGGCGTTGTCTCTGAGCTTTACGTTGCGACGTCTACTGGTACGAAGCACTGGCTTGTTCAGGGAATGAGTGGTTCCGGTAAGACTTCTGGACAGGCTCCAATACTTCTCGAGTGCGCGAATCGCGGAGCTGTCCAGATCGTTCTGGATACTGTTTCTGCTATTCAGATGTTCGGCTCGCTGGCTCCTGCTCTGCAGTGGTTGATCCCCGACAACGGGTTGGCCAACGCGGTGCTTAAGCGACTGGCTGATGTGGTGTTGACGGCACGGATGGAGCAGCTGGCTCGTGAGCGCAAGATGGTCTGGGATCCGTCTTCGAGTTTGAAGCTGTTGCGGATCCACATTGAGGAGGCGTGGGATCTTCTTGATGCTGATGAGCTGATGGCTATCGCGGTGACGGCTCGTAAGGCTGGTGTGCAGCTTCTCATCTCGCTGCAGCGCGCTTCGCACGATCAGCTGAACACGACGGTTCGTGAGCAGTTGGGTACGCGGTTGTGTTACGGGTTGGGCGGTCAGTTCGGAACGATGATCCTCGATGATGAGGTTCTTGATGCTGGCGCTAATCCGGTGCAGTGGAAAGACGAGCAGCCTGGGATGCATTATCTGACTCGCGGCGGTTTGTCGATCTCGGAGAAGGCAACGCCTACGCGTTCGTTCTTTGATGGTGGCAGGGTGAAGTTTGCTGACGTCGCGGAACAGGTCGCACCACGCATCTCTGAGATGGATGAGATTACGGCTAACGCGTTCGGTCAGTTGTGGGTGCAGCGGATTGCTCCGGTGGATCTGGTTGCACAAGCTCAGGGTGTTCCGGCTCCACGGAGCAGCAGCGGATTGCTTGTGCCAGCGTCGGCTGTTGCTGCGCCTACCCCAACGCATCCGGCTCGCCAGATGGCCACGGTGGGTGTTGCTGGTGGTGCAGCTTTGCGGGTTGTCTCAGCGATGCTTGATGACGATGATCCGGATGACGTTGATCCGGATGGCGTTGATGGTGTGGACCTTACGGGTATTAATGATGAGATTGATGAACTAGGTGAGGAGGAATTGACGGTGTGCATTAGTCAAGATGGGAGGGTGGTGACGTTCTCGGGCGACGGGCTCCCTGATGAGCACATCGTTTATACCGATATCCTTCCTGCTGAAGACGAGGATGCTGAGTTTGACGATCCTGATCTCCCGATCTCGGATCGTCCTGATGGGCGTCCTCCGCTGAAGTTGGGTGATGGTACGAAGATCCCACGTGAGCATTTGACGCTTGCGATGGAGCAGAAGCTCGCGGAGATACTTGCTTCAAGTCAGTCAATCATTAATGGTACTGACTTCATCGATGTCATCACTGCGTCCGGGTGGGCACGTTCGAATATGTATAAGTACTTCGAGCAGTGGACGCAAGAAGCGAAGTTGCACAAGCTCGGTGATAACAGCGGATGGTTGATTGTTCGTAGCTAGTTTTCCAAACGAAAGCCGGACATGGGGCGGTTGACCTGTCCGGCTATCGTCTGTCAAGGCGCTTGCATGAACGTGCAAACAGATCATGAATCGGGAGCTGTGACAGTAACAATCAGGGTTTGAGTGGGTGGGTAGGAATTGGTGTGTATCCGGTATGACTACGTCGCTATTCCATCCTCCCTAGGAGTTTTCATGTTAACTCAAATTCTCTCTGTCGCCACGTACGTCCTCCCTCTCGGGACAGCTGTTTGCCAGTGTGTTGCTGCCTGGCTTCGACGTTCTGATAGGCCGAAGAAACGGGTAGTACGGTGAGTGACGAAACCTAAGCCTTTTGATACCTCTTTGTGCGGTACCCACTCAGGTGCTAAACGACACTATCGGTTTGGACAGAAACCTTGTGATCCTTGTCGTGTAGCACATAACGAATATACACGTAAGCACATGTCTTCTAAGACTGTAAATATTAGATCTAAGAGATGTTGTACCTGTGAAAAGATGAAGTTGATTGATCAATTTACACTTCGTCGTGATGTTTATACTAGTACTTGTATAGAGTGTTCTGATAAGAGTAAGGTTGGTAGTAGAGCACGTTGGTTACTAAAACGATATGGCCTTACTGAGGAAGAGTTTGAGGATATTTTAATTGCTCAAGACTATAAATGCGGTTTGTGTAGACGTGCGTTTTCTGAAGACTTCAAGCCTCATGTTGATCATGATCATCGCACTTTAGTGGTTCGTGGCGCTCTGTGCGCGGGCTGCAACAGTGCTCTTGGTCGTTTGGGAGATGATGAGGCTGGTCTTCAAGCAGCACTTGATTATGTACTTTTTTCTGTACGAGGTCGCTTAATAAACCCGTCTGTGACGGCGTCTAGTTTCGCTCTGTCACCCCTAGTCGAGGGTTGTGACAGCGTGACAACGTGATCTTGTTTCGCGTCTCGTCAAAGATCATGCTGTCATGACAAGTTTGATCTTGTGACAGCCTGTCATAGGGCCTCTGACCTGCGTGTGACACCGTGACAGCAAAGTAGCGCTGTCACGGCGGGATATCGCCTTGACCTGGGAGACTAAATCTGTCACGGCCAGGGCGCCACAGGCTCTGACAGTTGCGCTAAGAGGGGCGGTAGGACGATGCAGGCCGCTGCATGGCGGCTGCCGCCAGCTGGAGGGCTGTGACGCTGAAATGATGGGCCGCACGCATGTGAAGTTCGGTGCCGTGCTGGCTCTGGGCGTCGCAGCGGCGGCGTCTCAGGTAGCGGGTGTGCTGTATGCACCAGATATATTACTGGCTGTGTGCGAGGCGTCTGGCTTCGCTCTGCTGCCTGACATTGACTCGCGCAGCGCGCTGGCCACCAAGGCTTTCCCTCCTGTGACGCTGCCGCTGCATCATATTGTGACATGGATTCATCGCATGATTTATGCTGCGACTCGACGTGCTCACGATGAGCCGTCACGCACGGGCGGTCGGCTGAAGCCTCGGGTGAAGCGTGTTTTCGGATCGGCTCGAGTCGCTCAGGCTGTGTTTGGCGTCTCGCGCGGGTGGCGGTCTGCGCATCGCGGTATCACGCACTCGATCATAACAGCATTCATTTGCTCAGCAGTATTGGTCGGACTGTCCTACTTCAGTCCGTGGCTACCGGTTGTGGTCATTCTCGCGGGCGTGCTGTTAGGGGGTGCTCTGGTATTTGCCGTACCGATCTTGATTATATATTCGATTGCTGCACTGGTGTCGTTTGGTTATGAGGGCATCCTTCCGCATTTAGTAGACATGGCTCCGTTGTGGGGATCGGCCATGTTCATTGGTTTGGTGTCTCACGATCTCGGTGATGGTTGTACGACGCACGGTGCTCCGCTTTGGGCACCTATCACTTGGGAGGACTATCGCGCACCGATGCATTTCGGGACAAACGATTGGTTCGAGAAGAACGTCCTGAAGTGGATCTTTTACGTGATGATGGCTTACTTTATCGGTGTGCTTGTCTCGACGTGGTACCCCGATCTCCTGCCCGCCATCCTGCGTCTGGTGGTCGGCTTGCTGAGCGGGTTCACCGGGTAGGACTAGCTAACGTGATTCATTAGAATGGAGTATGACATGGGTCTACCAACAGTTTTGTTTCTGATTTTCATGGTGCTCAAGTTGACGCATACCATCACGTGGTCGTGGTGGTGGGTATTCGCTCCCGTCCTCATCGACGCCGGGATAGGTTTCGTGCTCATCACGTTCCGGGTGGAGATTCTTGCTTGGATGAGGCGTCGCGTGACTCAAAAGTGGCGGCCGTGATGGGAGGGATGGCAGCGCTTATGCTGCTGTTCGTCTGGCTCAAGGTTGGACACGTGTTCGACCTGTCTTGGTGGTGGATCTTGACTCCACCTCTGGTGTGTCTAGCTGATGGTTTCTGGACTGGGATGTTCGATGAGTGGAATAAGTCCAGGTACCGGCTCTAGTAAAGATTCATGGTCTGCAGACTTGCAAGGTGTGCAGGGTCATGGTACGGTTCTTCTACAAGGTCAATGAACACCCGATCAAGGGAGCAAGTCATGCCACATGCAGTGCGTCGCACCGTAGTCGCCAAGGACTTACAAGACGGTGATCTCATCGGAACGGTTGATGGTTCTGATAATCACTTGCTGTGTGGTTCTATGATTGACGGTCGTGTGAGTGATAAAACCAAGTTGGCTCACTTTCAGGTTCGCGGCTGGCCCAAGGTTATGACGCTTCCGCGCACCACTCCTGTTCTCGTTTCTCGCATGGAGCCCACCGACGAAGAGAGAGCTGTCGAGCGTCGTTCGTACATGCTTTCTTCTATCGTTTCGATGATTGCTACTGCTGAGCCTGAAATGGATTCGGCTCGTGAGAAGTTGCTAGCTGACTTGAAGTATCGTCCAGACTATCACTACAACGCTTACGAGGATTTCATCGAGGCTCAGGTGCGTTTCACTCTTTGGGAAGACGTGAGGAAGACTGCGCTGGGAATCGCGGAACGCGATAGTGCGGAACCTGACTACATCGCGGCTACGAGGATCGTTCGTGATGAGGTGCTGGAGACTTTGGTTGAGGCTCGCCACGCGTCTCGGAGCACATCGGTGATGATCAATGCCACTGAAGACGTGATTCTCGAGGCAAAGAGTCGCTGGCTTCGTCGCCTGAAGTACACGCTAGCTGACTGATCTTGTGACCGCTCCGAGCCTTTCGCGGGCGAGTCTCGGAGCGGTCACTTCCCCCGGAGGTTGTGATGATGTTTGTTTACGGTCTTTTGACAGGTGGCGTTAGCATTCTCGTATTGGATTTGTTGATGGACAAATACTTTGGAGGATGGTGATGATTTGGATCGCTTACAGTTTGGTGTCATTTGTTGCACTGTCTTTAACGATAGAGATTTTTAGAAGGTGGTTTTGATGGCTGAGTTAAGTTTGGATGACGACATAGAGCGCGAGTATGCTATATGGGTTCGGCAGTCTATCGGTAGTGGGTGGAGCCGGTTTTCACGGTTTTCTGTTGACTTCAATTACTTACGGGAAATCTTGATCCGCATGGCAACGGAGAGTCCTAATGTTGACTGGGCGATCCTGTTTGGACCTAAGGCTTCAGATGGTCTTTACCCCGACACCACGATGGCCGTGATTCCGGCGTTGCACGGGTAGGACTGATCACAACTAAATCTTGACAGCGACCGAGGGTACTGTGGCGGCTCCCCTCGATCACGCTGTCAGCGCTGGGCAGGACGCGTCGCGAAGTGTCCAGCACTGAGGGTGGTCTGAGCCTTGATCGGTCAGGTTCAGACCACCCTCTCAAAATTCATGGTCTGCAGGGTTGCGATGTCTTGTACGTGCATGGTATAGTTCTACTACAAGTTCAAGGAATCACCCGATAAAGGGAGCCAGTCATGCGCACCACCGCACTCGCCAGGAACACCGCCACCCCCGCTCAGAATGACTACGTCAAGAACTTGCTTGCTCGCCTGGATGCTGTGAACGCCAGGCTCGACGCGAGCCAACGTGATGGTCTCGGTCTTCGTGAAGAGTTCCGTGGTGTGTGGATGCGGGGGAACTTCAGCCGTCAGTTTGCTTCGCAGACGATCGCTGAGTTGCTCGCTCTGGTTTCCTCGCTCGAGGGCAAGGTTGCTAAGCCTGCTGTCGCGATCTCTGTCCCTGATGGCCGCTACGCGGTCCGTACGGACGCCGAGGATGAGCACTACGCCTTCTACCGCGTGTGGAATGGTGACCGGGCGACGCTGGTCTTCTTGATGGTCTCGGATAACGAGATGCGGGTTAGCCGCGACATGGCTCGCACGATCCTTGCCAAGATCGATTCTGTTGGTTCTCTGGAAGCTGCCAAGGCTTACGGGCGCGAGATCGGCGTCTGTGGTGTCTGTAACAGGACGCTTACGAATCCTGATTCGATCAATGCTGGTATTGGTCCTGTTTGCGCTGGCAAGTTCTGATCGGTTGGTAGGTGGCTCACCACGCCGGGGGCCACCTCCCTTTCGGAGGGGTTGTTATGATTCATTACTGGCCTACGATTGCGTTCATTATTTTACTGGCGATCCTTTCTCTCTGGAGACGCTTCGGGTAGGACTTGTCAAGTTCTGATCTGTGATATGAGGAGTGTGTGTTGTGTTTACAGAGTTGCCTCACGTTTTTCTAGGTGGAGAGTGTGGTAAGTCTACGTACCGACAAAGAATTGCTATCCCACGACTTAGGGAAGCGGGCATTACGTTTTTCAATCCTCAGGTTGCTGTAGGAGACTGGCACCACGGATTGATCGAGCTTGAGGCCGTTGCCAAAGACAATGCTGTTCAGATCTTGATTGTCATTGGTGGCGCCACTCGCGCTGGCGCTTCTATCCTCGAGGCTGAGGAATATGTTTGTTACGGGAGCTTTGTACATCTCGTAATAGATAACATGCCTGACGGAACTGTCATTGATGGGCACGTTATTACTGGACGTGAGTTGGAAGACGTTAACAGAATGCGTGAGTACTTGCGTAGTGTGGTTAAGCGACGTCGTCCTCACCTTCCTATTCACAATACTGTTGATGATGCTGTTACTGCCATCATTAAGATTGCGGCTGCGTATGGGTTTGGAGGTGGGTCATGACAAAGGTTTGGCAGATGCCTGATGGCACGGTGCGTGTTCTCTACGCTCCTGAAGATGAAGAGATCGCTCGCGCTGAGCGCGCGGGTGGCGTTGAGATGAGGGCGGTCCGTCCAGCTCGCCCAGCGCGGGAATTTCTCAAGGCGTTGGGCCACAGCGATGCGGACATGGCGCTCGCCATCCGGGCTGGCGTTCGTGCTGAGGACTTCAACGTCTCGCCTGGCACGCGACGAGCCTTCGAAGACTGCTTCGTTTTGTATCGGGCTTATCACCGGGCGTTCTCGGACTTCTGGTCTATCGCCAACGCTGCGCATACGGATGACAGGTAGAATTATAGTTTGACGTGCTTGCAGGGTCATGGTACGGTTCTACTACAAGTTCAGCCAACCCGATCAAGGGAGCCTCAAATGTCAGTCACGTTCGCACCCCAGTACTTTGATGGTGACGTCGCTGGCTACGAGGTTATCTGTGATGGTTGTGTTGTCGCGGAGGCGGATTCCTACGTCGAGGCCAAGCGGTTTGCTGGCTTGCACGAGAAGGTTTGCCGTGGAGAGTGTGTCGGCGTCGGGCCGGAGATTCGTGAGATCACTGACGTTCCGTCTGTGAATCTGAACAACTCTAATGCGCACTTCATTCTTGACTTGCTCGGTTCGCTCCCTGAGGGCGATGACGGGTTGGATCGTGGTCCGTTTGATTGTGGCGACATGTCCGGCGAGTGCTCTGCCGAGAGTTTCCTAGGTCGGGTACTGTTGGCTCAGGCTTTGGGTGGCTCAGATGTGGGCAGGCCAGCTTCTGTGCTGGATCAGGATTCTGAGCTGCGTCCAGGTTGGGTGGGCGGTGCGCGGGTGATCGATTGTGGTCGGCCTGAGGGCTATGCCGACGAGCGGTTGGCTCAGCTGGCTGTGGTTGCGGAGTGGGCCATGCGTGCGGGACGCTCTGTTACGTGGGCTTAGTTGGGTATGACCAACTAGAGACTATTTTTTACTCCCCTTGGAGGGGTGATTCGCTATGTCCAGATCGACAGTTTTAGATCCTGCCAAGCGTGTGATGATGGTTCTGCTTTCCATCGCGATGATGCTTGGCGTTGGCGCTTCACTGGCTTCGTGCTCGAGCGACGATGATGCACAGACTGTTGCTCCGTCTGCGTTTGTTTCCCCAGCTGACGGTAAGACTTACTGTCGTTGGGTAAATATCCGCAGTGAGTGTGAGGGTTCTCCGTATCCGGCAGCGGTTTATCCAATGCCGCAGGATCAGCCGGTCCGCGATCCTGGTATGTCTGCTATGGACTTCCTGGTACTGAATGCTTTGTTCCAGGATAGTTTGATGTATCATTCCTACTACTACCGTCCGTGGTATTACAATAATTACATTGGTCCGGCGTGGTCTCGCCACCCGGGTTATGTCGAGTATGGTTATGGACATCGTCCAGTCACTCGAATCACCACGGTGAACAATTACAACACCACGATCAATCACGTTAATACGAAGTATGGGTCACAGGAAAGGTCTGCCGAATCTAAGGCTGTTTACAAGACTGCCAACGGCAAGACGTATAAGGGAAATACGGTTCCCTCTAATGCTTTCAAGGGTACCAACGTTCCTGTCAACTCTCCTGCAGCTAAGAATGCTCCAACCAAGGCGACTACGCCTTCTAATACGACTCCTTCTGGGAAGAAGATTAACAGCGGTTCCAGTACTCCCTCAGGCAAGTCGTATTCAGGTTCTAGTTCGTCTAGTCGTTCCAGCGGTTCTAGTTCGTCTAGCAGCTCTAGTCGTTCCAGCGGCGGTTCTAGTTCGTCGTCTCGGTCAGGGAAGTAGCCGTCATGGCTCTGCCATATTCGATCTGTGGGTTGCTTGCTGAAGAGGGTGTCGAACCCTACGCCTGGCAGACAGGATTCTATTGGCAAGATTTGGTTGAGCCTGATCCTGCGGTTGCTGTGGAGTTTGTTGAGCACGAGATGGACAGGGAAGGTTTGGATGTTGGCCACACGTTAGTCACCTTCCTTGCCGCTCGTGTGCATTCTGGAAACATACAAAGATGTGATGGCATTCCTAATGCCGACTTCGAGGTGGATGGAGACGAGGAGTTTCGTCTCCATCCCGAGCCGTCCCTTCACACTGTGTGCGGGATGATTTATCCCACGGGTAAGCCTTATTGCGATTTGTGGATGTCACATGGGCCACGTGTCGCTTACGTTGATGCTTGGCAGTGCATTCGAGATGAAGGACAAACGTTGTTAGTCGCTTGTGTACATACTGGCGACGAGACTGAAGATGGCTTACAGTTTGATTTCGCTCTGCCTGCAATCAAGAATGCAGACGAGATGGAGCAGGTTCTTAAGGAGATATGGACGCCATGATTTCTGCAACTACACCTAAGACCAAGTCTCTTGCTGAGACACGACAAATGGTTTCTTTCATGTTTGTTGTTTCGATGGTTGGTTTCTTTATTCTTGGCGTTTGTGCTTTCTTGAAATCAGATGCATGGGCTTTGGTTATGTTGGGTTCGGCATCCATGATTGCTTTGTGTTTCGGGTTGCTCATCTGGGCTCAGGACACGCTCAAGTAAAGATTCATGGTCTGATGACTTGACCTGTTTGCATGGTCATGGTATGGTTCTACTACAAGTTCACGAACCACCCGATCAAGGGAGCAGGAATCATGGCCAGTCGTACCGCCACTCGCAAGCCGCGTCAGACTGACGAGGAGCGCGATGCGAAGGTTGCCGCACTGAAGGCTCAGCTGGACGAGACGGTTGCCTCGCTCGACAGCGAGGAGCGGTGGGAAGAAATGCTCCGCACCGTGGCTCAGTTCGGGACTAAGTATTCCTGGGGTAACCAGCTTCTGATCATGGCTCAGGCCGCTCAGCGCAACTTCGATCCCCAGCTGGTCATGGGGTTCAGTGCCTGGAAAGCCAAGGGTCGGATGGTTATCAAGGGCCAGACTGGAATCAAGATCTGGGCTCCTAACTTCCGCTACCCGACCGAGGCTGAGATCGCTCGCGCCGCCGCTGAGGGCAAGCCGGTGCGTCGCGACTCTGAGGGTCGCCCAGCGAAGATCCTGGTTGGCTATCGCATTGAGCACGTCTTCGATGTCTGCCAGACGGAGGGTGCTGAGGTTGAGATCCCGGCTCCCGTCATTGAGCGGATCCGCATCCGGGTGAGTGGTCCTTCCCCTGAGTTGCTGACTGGTGACGATGTCTCGGGTGCGTGGGATGCGGTGCAGGGCCTCATTGAGGCGCACGGCTACCGGGTCGAGCGCGGCTCGTGTGTCGGTGCGAACGGCTACACCGATCCTCGCACGATGGTTGTCAAGGTCCGTGACGATGTCTCTCCTGCTCAGGCGTTGAAGACCTTGATTCATGAGCTGGCGCACATTGAGTGCCTGCACGTTGAGGACATGACGTCCTACCTGCTCCACCAGGGTCGCCAGGAAACCGAGGCTGAGTCGGTTGCGTACGTTGTCTGCGGTGCGTTAGGACTCGACTCAGGGGCCTACTCGGCCCCTTACGTGCGGGGATGGTCGAACGGTGATGCCACCGTGCTGGCCGCTGCAGCTGAGCTTGTGATCCGCTCTGCGGGTCGGATCCTTAAGGGCCTCGAGGCTGCTGGCGTCGAGGAGCGCGAGCTAGTCGCTGCCTGACCGGTAGGACTGAAGTGGAGGATCCCAGCTCTCGACGCGGGCGCTGGGATCCTCCCTCCAATTTACCTACTTGTATGGTTTGCAGGGTTATGGTAGTGTTTCATTACAAGGTCAAGTTACACCCGATCAAGGGAGCGTTCGATGTATGAGGCGACAGGCAATATGAACAATGTAGCCGCTCTGTCTGAGGCTGAGCTGGCCATCGAGCTGGCGGGAGCCAAGGCTCGATTGAAGTGGGCTCGCGAGAATCGCATCCCTCAGTCGTCGGACTTCTATTACATGGCCAAGACCGGAATTCGTATTTTCAGTGACGAGACGCGTGCGCGTAGTTTGGTCGGTGTGTGATGGGTAAGCCTCGCCCGATCGATACTTTCAGACATGAGTTGACAAGTGCTATTGCTGAGCAGTTCGAATCGCTTTCGCATCCTGTTGACCGTGAGGTGCTTAAGGGTGTTATTCGACGCATCACTGATGCTTGGCGTGTGGAACGGGAAGATTCTATGTCTTCCATTCCTGGCGAAGAGGGTAAAGTCTGGGGATACGAGTTTGAGGTCACGCTGCCGTGGCGTCCTGAGTCTGAGCAAGAGACTGAGGCTCGTGAGGCCCGCTGGGCGGCTATGGTTTGGGATCCTGAGGATGGGCCTCCTATGCCGGGTGTGACGATGCTTCAGTTGCTACGTCAAGATACGTGGTGGATGTATCATCCGAAGCCTTACTGGGAGGGTTCGTCTCCCTTGCTGTCTGTGCGTGTTGAAAACATGACGCATTCTCATCGGATGGCTGTATTGGCGTGGCTGCGCTCTCGCGCGAATGAGTTGCACGCTCAGGTTGCTGGCGAGTTGTTGGGTGCTCCCGATGACGTGTGGTCGTCTTACGATGTGGAGCTTCCGGAGGAATGGCTCGAAGAGCAAGAGCTTGTTTGGGCTTTGGATCGCTGGACCACTCCGTGGGCTGAGTCTCCATTGACGTGGAAGCCAATTACTGAGGCTCCGTGTGATGGCACCGTTATTATGGCTGCGGATATGCAGGCTAACGATGCATTTCGTATAAAGTGGGATTCATACTGGCGTGGATGGATCATTGTTGATGATGGTCCTCTGTACGGTACTCCACCTTCTTGTGTTATCTATAGGTGGCGTGATCTTCGTGAGGATGAGAAACCTGCTCCTGTTCTCGCTTGCGAGCATTACGGATATGATGAGACTGATTGTGGTTCATGTGGAGCTGTTTGGTATCCGTGCGATCACGGCGGTGTGCATGGTTCCGCTGAGTGTTCTGCTTGTGATCAGGAATAGACGATGTTTGATTGGCTGTTCATAGAGATACCGTGGTGGTGGCTAATCATCGCAGGTTTGGGCAGTTGGGTGGTCGGAGCTGTACTCACTTTTTGTTTATTCACGAGGCGGTAGAAATGCCTAGGACCGTAGACGGGATTGTCGAGGCTCATCGCATTGCGGGTCAGCGTCGTGCGGAGGGTCGTCGGGTATGGGATCTGACGCTGGATGTGTCGGTGTGGTGGGGCAATGAGGAGATGTCTTTCGAGCAGCGTCGAGACGCGATTGTTCGGAAGATTCGTAAGTCTTCGTGGCCAAAGCACAATGAAGAGGTTGATGAGCTATTGGACGAGCTTTCCGAGGTGGAAACCGAAGAGGCGTTTAATAAGGTTTGGGATGATCTGTATGACATCGCAGATCTTGATTCGGAGTATCGTGTTTGGATTAGGGTTCGGTAGGATTGGTCATGGGATATAACAGTCGGTTACGCGGACGGATTGAGATCGATCCTCCGTTGACGTGGTCCGAGGTTCTTGACACGGGATTTGATCCTGAGCGCGCGGAGCAGGATGATAGACTGATTATGATTGAGGTCGAGACTGAGACTCACGATGTTGAGGAAGGTATCCTTACGTTGAAGAGAGGGGTTGCCATTGTTCCAATCACAGATGAAGATTTGCGAGCTTACTCTTTTGATGTCGATCTTAAGGGTTTGATTGAGCATCCTGTGTTTCATACTCACACGCTGTCCGGCTGTATAGTCCGGATAGGTGAAAACCAGGGAGACGTGGAGCGGATTAATAGTCTTGGCTGGTCTGAGAAAGCTAAGCTTCGCTGGCCGGACGGCACCCTGGTAGAGGACTTCTAACCATCCGAATACCTCCTATGAGATAAGGGGAGGTACGATGGCAGGCTGTTCTCTCAATAAGAGTAGCAAGCATAATTGGATTGAGAATGAGGGCGGTCTGCCGGAATACATTTGTGAGATAGCTCGCGCTATCGCACGTGGTGGTAAGGATTTGGAGTCTGCGATTCCCATTGCTATCTCACGATGTAAGGTGTGGGCATCCGGTAAGGGTGTGAACAAAAAGACTCAGGCTAAGGCTGCGGGCGCCGTGGCTGAGTGGGAGAGAAAGAAAGCCTCCGCGAAGGCTAAGAAGACTTCGAAGGTCGCTGCTTCTGTGATCGATCTGTCTGAGGTCGAAGACGAGAAGCTATCGAGGGGTGAAGAGGTTTTGCTGGTGCTGTCTGTACGGGGCTACGATCCCCATCCTGGGCTTGTGCGAGTGCTGGCGCGGGTTGGTGGGAGGTCTGGTGTCTGATCTCGGACGGTTGGTCTCTGAGGCTCCTGTGGATCCTCCTGAGATCGATCGCATCCTCACGCAGTTTCGAGGTGACTTAGCTTTCGATGTTGGCGCCAACATTGGGCGCACCGTCGACGTGTTGGCTAAGCAGTTCTCTCGGGTGATTGCTTTGGAGCCTTCCGAGGAATCTTTCGACGTGCTCTCCTCACGGTGTGCTCATCTGGAGAATGTGCTGTGTCTTCCGCACGCGGTCTCTGATCGCTGCGACGACATCGAGCTGGTTGTGTGCACAGACAAGATCACGACTGGTCAGCTGGTAACGGAAAGCTGGCCTGAGTGGGGACGCCAGATTGAGCTTCGTCGTGTTCCTGCAGTGACTATTGATGCAATGTCTGATACGTTTGACGATCCTGATTTCATTAAGGTCGACGTTGAAGGGCATGAAGTCCTAGTAATCCAGGGTGGAATGCGAGCCATTCCTCGGTCTCGCCCAGCTTTGTACATTGAAGTACATCGTGAATCGTTAGGTAAAACGCTTTACGATATGCTGAGTCCTCTCTATCCTGACTTGCATGCTGTTCGGCATCCTCACTATGGAGTCAATGACTGGGGACATGCCAATCATTACTGGCTAGTTGCTTCACATGGCTGAGTTGTCATTGTTTGACAAGTTTGCCACTCAGGTCAGTACTTATGTTTCACGGGCGTGGTTCTTTGCCGCTTGCGTGATTACTGTATTGCTTTGGGCACCGTCGTTCTATTTGTTTAGTAATGTCGATACGTGGCAACTGATTATTAATACGCTCACTACCATTGTGACTTTCCTTCTGGTAGCTCTTTTGCAGAACACGCAAAAGCGAGCGGACGCGTCGACGCAGATCAAGCTAAACGCCATCGCTGCGGGCCTAGACGAGGTGATGGGTCAGTTCGTCTCGGATCCTCGCGTGTCGATCTCACAGGATGCTCGAGCTGCTCTGCGTGCGTCGGTAGGGCTTGAGGATCGACAGGGTTCGCAAGAGTGTTGACTGGGTAGTATTATATATGCCTACTCTTATAGAGGTTCTTAAAGTTTCTGCTCAGTTTGTCTTGTGCTTAGTTGGGTTCGCTTTGGTCTTTGGGGCGGCTGGTCTCGCGCTTTCCTTTTTTCTCCAACATCTAGCTACTCAGCCTTACTACCCTGATCGTGTCCTGCATTGCATAAATGATGTGTGTAAGTAACTACCCATAAGGGTGAACGTACGAGCTTGCATGTCGTACTTCCTGCATGGTAGTTTACCTACATGACATCCACCGTGAACGTTCACCAGGCCGACCTTGAGGCCAGGTTCTGTCCCTCCCGCTTCCAGATGGCCACCGCTGCAGCGATGCTGGCTGCGAATCCCGGTGCGCACTCTGTTGTCGTGCCGATCGCTCTGCCTGGGAAGGATCCGGGTTGGTGGGAAGCTGGCCAGGCCGTCGAGTACCCTCCCGGCTACTTCCTGGCCATCACGAATGACTGGGATGGTCCTGAGTCCTACGCTGCCGCGCGCAACGAGGCCGAGGCTGTCTCGGAACGGCACATGGTTGCCGTGACCGGCACGACTGCTTACGCGTCGATTCGTCCTGATGGCACGTTCGCTGTCTACGAGGGTTCGTGTGTGTCGAGTCTCCGCAAGCGGTAGGTCTGTGCTTGAGCGGCGCGAGAGCGATGGCAGCTCTCGCGTCGTTCTCGTATGTCACCTGTAAGGGTACCTATAAGGGTGAACGTACGAGCTTGCATGTTGTACTAGCCCGTGCTATCTTATGTACATGAGAACGAACGAAGCCACCGCAACAGCGGCCAACCTCGAACGTATGGCTCGCCAGCGTCAGATGGCTCAGAGCATGGGCTTCCTGGCTCCGCAGGGTCGTGATGGCAACCTCAGGCACGTCAGTGATCTGGCTGAGCTGTCTGTTACCGATCCTGAGGTGTCGTGGCGGCTGTCTCTGAAAGAGGCTCGCACCGCTCGGTTCTCGGGCAAGCTGAGTACCTACACGATCGAGACTGGCTCCATTGAGTTGTCAAATCTGACTGACGGTCAGTTCAGCGCGATCTTGATGGGTGCGCTCACGGCGCTTGGCATCTGGTAGGACGTCGTTGACAAGGGGATCAACCCAGGAGGTTGTTATGTATCTGAACATGCTTCGCTACCGGCTTATGGCCTATCCAGGCCCCGTTCGGGGGCACTTGACTCTTGGAGATCCTTCTGCGGTTGAGTTTGTGACGAGTAGGTTGGAGTCGGTTCTCCCGAATACGTACCGCTTCCATAAAGAATGTGGTCTCACTGTACTGAAGTGGGATTTCATTGAACAGACGAAACCGACTTTGTTTCAGTTGACGAGTGAGTTGTTGACTGACGCGAGCAATGAGATTGAGATTAAATCTACGTCAGGATTTGATCTGCTTGCCTCTGTCATCGCTCGTGGAACTGTTCACGGACATTACGGGAACACGTATTGGGGTCGTGAATACGAAACTCTGCACCTTTTGTTATGCGGTATTGATTGGTCGGAGCGTCCTCGGGTGGAGTCGAACACTTGGACGAATTTCGTAGGAACGTTTGCTGAGAATGATGATCGGCAAGAGGTGCTTTCGACGCAGTTGCATTGCCGTTGTATCGAGCAGGTCGAAGTGGAGTTTGGACTTGAGCCTCCGTCGCTGGCTCAGATGATCTGCGCACTGGGCGCGGGTGAGTTGGAGCGAATCTTCGATGTCTAGACCGCGTCCTGGTGGTGAACGCAGAGGGAGCGCGTCTGATCGACGTGCTCGCAAGGTATGGATGTTATTTACCTGGGGTGACGGTGAGAGCTGTCGCTGCGTTCACTGCGGGAAGCGGTTGTGTTTCGAGACGGTCGAGTCTGATCGGATTGTTCCAGGCGGTAGTTACCGTCGTGACAATATTCAGCCAGCCTGTCGACGTTGCAATGCTGCGCGAAGCAACCGGGTAGACTGGTGTTTTGCAGGAAGTTGAGTAAATCCCGTGCGGAACCTCGCGCGGGACGGTAGGACTGTCATACGGGTGGTGTGCTGAAGGATCGGGGTACTTCTCCGATAAGACAATCCTGATCCGCTTTAGTTGCCATCACCTCACCGCTTTGGGTGAGTGCGTGCTGCAGGCGCGGAGTTCTTCAATTGGTGAAAACAACGCTGCGCCGTCAAGTTGCCGCACTCACCTTTTTAGTGACGTGCTGAAGGAGCGGCCTACTTCGGATAAATCACTGGTCTCAAAAATCGGTGATGAGTTGGGTTCGATATCCCAACAACCCAGCGGGCGACTGCTGGGATTAGGCTGAGCCACATGGTTGCCGTCACTTCCTACAAGGAGATGAATCCAATGTCTAAGTTCGAGAGCACGCTGCGTAATCGTGGTTTGACGTCTGCAATCACTACGTTGGACGGTTCTGACCTTTCTACTTATAATGGCGCTCCTGGCTTTGAGCGCGATGCGCAGAGCGAGTTGCTGTTGCTCGCCTCGCAGTTCATGGTCAATGAAAAGACTTACTACGAGAATGATGTCGATCGTCGGACTCGTTTCAACATGCTTATTTGGATCTGTGCTGTTGAGGCTGAAGACTGGACGGTCGACTTCCTGCGTTGGCTGCGCTGTGATGCCAACATCCGTTCCGCGTCTATCGCGGGTGCGTGCGAGTTTGTGCATGGCCGTTGGTTCGTCAACGACGAGCTGGCTATGCGCTCTAAGCCGCTGCGTAAGTTCAATGCCTCCCTAGGACGCCAGGTCGCCGATCTGGTCTGTCAGCGTGGCGATGAGCCTGCAGAGCTGCTGGCCTACTGGGTGTCGACCTACGGCAAGCCGATCCCTGCTGCGATCCGTCGTGGCGCGGGTGATGCTGCAACGCGTCTGTACACTGAGTTCAATGCTGGCAAGTACGATGGTAATCGTCGTGCCTTCCGTATGGGAGACTTGCTGCAGTTGTCTCGCCCTTGCCCCACGTCGCCTGCTCAGAGCGGTTTGTTCAAGGGTCTTATTGCCGACCGTCTGGGAATCACTGAGGATACGCATCCTGATTTGAAGATGCGTTTAATGCGTGAGGCTCTGTTTTCGTACCCAGTCGAGATTCGTCGTGACTTTGTGAAGGCTTCTGTTGCACGAGCGTCGGAGGCATTTAAGGCAGCTGGTTTCGTGTGGGAAGATGTCGCGGGTTGGCTGCAGGGTCCGATGGATAAGACTGCGTGGGAAGCGTGCGTCCCGATCATGGGTGTGTTCGCTCTGCTGCGGAATCTGCGCAACTTTGACGAGGTCGGTGTTTCTGATGAGGTGGTACAGAAGGTCTGTGAAAAGATCTCGGAGACTGAGGCCGTATGTCGTGCTCGGGTGTTCCCAATGCGGTTCCTATCTGCGTACCGTGCGGCTCCGTCGCTTCGTTGGAGTTGGGCTTTGGAGCGTGGCATGGCCGCGTCGTTGTCGCTCTTGCCGACTCTACGAGGCCGGTCGCTACTTCTGATTGATTCATCGGATTCGATGTATGAGTCAATCTCTGAGGATTCGGAGTTGATGTTCTCAGACAATGCGAAGGCGTTTGGTCTCGCGCTGGCGAAGCGGATCCTCGAGTCTGGTCGTGGTGACTCGGTTGACGTGGTGTCGTTTTCCTCGACTCCAACCTGGGGACCGAAGATGGGCGCGGTTCCGTCAAGGGTCTTCACTCCTCGTTTGGGCGAGTCGGTGTTGGCGGCTCTCGCTCGGTGGGAGAATGAGGGTTTGGATTTGCGGTGGGGCACGGACACGATTGGTGCGGTGAATCGTCATTACCATTCGCACGATCGAGTCATTGTCTTGACTGATGCACAGGCTGATGACCATCCGGCTGAGCATGTGTTCGCTGCGATTCCAGATCGTGTCCCGTGCTATACGTACAATCTGGTCGGCTACCGGGCTGGCCATGCTCCGTCCGGTGTCAAGAATCGTCACGAGCTTTCGGGCTTGAGCGATGCTTCTTTCACCATCATGTCTGCGCTCGAGGCTCATGGGTCCGGGCGCTGGCCGTGGGAGCATGCTGTCGCGTGAGCGCTTGAGTCGGAGACGGTAGGACAATAACATGCTCTCCCATCTCCGACTTACCAACTTTCAATCTCACCGTAATACCGATCTTGAGTTGGGTCGTTTTACGGTCATTGTCGGTCCGTCCAGTTCCGGCAAGTCTGCGGTTGCCAGAGCTTTACGGGTGCTCGTTTCGAATTCACGGGGCACTTCCTATGTGAGCCATGGGGCACGCTCTGCTCGCATTGAGGGTGCGTTTGCTCAGTTTGAAGGTGACCCGCTCGACGGGCAGATGCGTATTGCCGTTGAGCGCGGCGCGGGTAAGTCTGTTTATGAATTGCAGATTGCTGGTGACGATGAAGTCCACACTTTTACAAAGTGTGGCACCAATGTCCCTGATATGGTTTCTGCAGCTCATGATCTCGGCGATGACGAGATGTGGCTCGCTGGTCAGTTTGATCGCCCATTCTTGCTTGACGAGAATGGTAGTCACATTGCTCGCGTACTAGGTGATCTCACTAATGTGAGTATGATTTTCGCCGCTGTCCGGGAATGCAATCGTCGGGCGTCTGGTGCGAAGACTCGTTTCACAAGTCGTCAAGCTGATCTCGAGAAAGTTCGAGAGGCTATTCAGGAATACGTAGACTTGCCTGGCAAGCTCGCGGCGTGTGCTGCAGCGGAAGCGGCTGTAGTCAGAGTTTCTGAGTTAGATCAGCGTCGGATTTTGCTTCGAATGATTTGTGAAGATGCCGAGCGTTCACATAAACGCGCTGTGCATGCGCGTTTGCAATTGCGTCCTGTCCCTCGCATAGAGTCGCTGGTCACTGCAGAAAGTCGCAGGTCGCGATTGGCTGAGCTTGTGCGTACCGTGGAGGACGTAGCGGTGCGTCGATCCGCTATTCGTCTCGTATCCGTTCCTGATGTTTCTCCCTTAACCGCACTCGCCGCTAGTCGTACACATTTGCGTACTGTGTTAACAGAATTGGGCCAGGCCGAAGTTTCCAGACGTCAAGCCATTGAGTTGGCCGAGCGGGCTCGCACGGCTGCAGAGGAGGCCCGCGATCGTCTGGGTCAGGCATTGACTGATGCAGGCATGTGTCCGACATGTGGTGCATCCTCTGAGCACGCTCGCCTCGATCATGTAGTGAGCGTTTCCTAAGAGGAATGACGTTTCACGTAAGAGGTGAGATTTGTGGCTGAAATCTGTGTGTTTTTTAACGAAGATGGGATGGTGGTTGGGCCAGAATGGTCCGTAGACAGAGCGAATCGTTTAGTGCGTGAGATGCGTAAAGCATCCCCAGCTCCGGGTGATTCAGATTTGTTAGTTCTAGCACGATGGATTCATGAATTGTTTGAAGAACGACCACAGTCTCGTTACTGGCCTACGATGGCTCGTTATGAAGGTGATCGGTCAATCTACAGGGCATTGATTGATTTATGTTCTTGGGAAGAGATAGACGCTTTGTATCGTGCGGAGCCTGAGGACGTGCTTGCCGCGTCGAACATGGTTCGGTGGGTGCTGCGGTTGCCCCAGCAATCTTCTGTGTTGGTGGTCTTCAAATCGCTACCTCCCACCGCTGCTCTGGTGGAGGTACCTCAGCAGTGCTTTGGCCGGTCTCCTGAACGGAGGCTCGCTTCAGCCGGGTAGGACTGTGTGTGACTGAGATTCTTTGTGTAGGTGATCTCCACCTATCCGACCGTGCGCCTTCGAATTGCACTGACTCTTACAACGATGATTTGTTCACCATGTTGTGGGAGATTGTGGAGCTGGCCAGGTCGAATGAGTATGATGCAATCGTTTTCGCTGGAGATCTCTTTCATCTGAAGCAAGCGAATCGTACATCACATTCTACTGTTCAACGAATGATTGAAGTTGTACAGGCTTCTCCGTGCGATGTCTATTTTGTGATAGGTAATCACGACATCCAGCATGATCGGGTGGAGTCGATTTATGAGACTCAGCCGTTTGGTGTAGTGCTTAAAGCTGGTGCACATCTGTTGGATGGGCATGCTTCTGGACTACCGCTTTATGGTGTCTCGTGGCAGCAACACTGGGATCGTGATTGTTCAGGTGAGTTTGAGCGTTGGCGTGAGATGGATACTGATTACGCCATGCATTCTTTGCTGGTGACGCATTCCCCTATCTATCCTCCTGGGCAGGAGTTGCCGTGGGAGAACATCCCGGCTTCGACTATTGCTAAGTGGATGGGCAATGTAGGGCACTGTTATTACGGCCATGTGCACGATTTGCATGGTACGTTTTATGTTGATGGTGTGACATTCTGCAATCAAGGCGCGCTGTCTCGCGGGTCGTTGCATGAGAGCGATCTGACTAGGCGTCCTGCTGTTACGGTGTGGCGCTCGGATGTTATGGGGCCTGCAGCGTTTGAACGTATTGAGTTGAAGACTGCCAAGCCTGTTGACGAGGTCTTCCGTCTTGCCGCTGCAGCGGAGCGCGCAGGCTATGCGGGCCGCCTCGAGGCGTTTTTGGCTGCGGTGGGTTCTAGCTCTGTTGAGATTGCTAGCATTGAATCGGTACTAGCTAATGTTCGATCGATGGACTTGCCTGACGCTGTGATTGGTCTTGCCGAAGAAGTGTTAACGCTTGCGAGTCATGGAGAGTTGAAGTGACAAAGGCTAAAGACAATCTCGTGACTGCGGTCGCTGAAGCGTTGGCTTCTACCGCGATGCGTACAAAGGAAAATGATTTCCAGTCACATCAGTTTCGGTTCTACTCACTTCCCCATGATGCACGCTTTCAGCATGTGGAGCGGGCAAAGACTATTGTTGATCGTCTTCTGATGGAGGGTGCTGTTCAGCTTCCTGTGGAGACTTCAGCATGATCTCAACAGACAATCCAGTCACGCTGTTGCATGGTGCTGTTGAAGACGCGCTTGCTTTCATTCCTGACAATAGCGTTGATGCTGTTGTGACTGATCCTCCTTATGCTTTGAGTATGGGTGGTGGAACAAGTCACTGGGATACGTATTCAGCTAAAGAGTTTGCTGCGTGGTGTGAGTTGTGGTCGACGGAGTGTCTGCGTATCGCTAAGCCGGGTTCGTGGATGCTCGCTGCGTCGTCGGCGCGGACGTCGCATCGGCTGCGCCAAGGCATGGAGGATGCGGGCTGGGCCATCATTGACGAGATCGACTGGATCTATCCTGTCTCGCTGCACCGGGCTATTGATCTCCCGACTCGCCTTGCTCTGGCCAACGCTGATCCTGCGTTGATCGAGTCGATGGTGGGCAGGTCGACGTCGATCAAGTCGCGTCGTGAGCCGTTTGTGTTGGCGCGTGCGCCTCTCGAGCGGTCTTTGCTGAACACGGTGACCACCTACGGCACTGCGACGCTTGACGTTGATTCTACGGCCTCTGAGTCGGGTTCCTGGCCATGCAACGTGGTGTTCTCGCACCACGAGGAGTGCACCAAGGACGGGCGCTGCATCCCTGGCTGTCCTGTGGCTGATCTCGGAATCAATGCTCCGTTGTTTCCTGCGTTCTACTGGTGCGATAAGCCATCGACGGGCGAGCGACCTAAGGTCGAAGTAGAGATTGGTGAGGGAACGGGTAAGCTTTCAACGATTGGTGAGGTTCGTCGTTGGAAGTGCAAAGTGTGTCAGGCTGTTACGCATTCGTATATGAAGAAGGGTTCTACCTATTCATCTGTCCCACATAAGGTTTGTTCTCACTACGATGAGGATCCCGCTAATTATGTACCATTGAAGCAGAATGATTACGTTTCGGAGATCTCTCATAACACGGTTAAGCCTCTGAACCTGATGAGGTGGTTCATCCGTCTGGTCTCGAAGCCTGGGGATACGATCTTGGAACCGTTTTTAGGGAGCGGAACCACAGCTGAGGCTGCTGTGATTGAACGTCGCAGGGTCATCGGTGTTGAACGTGATGCCTCATCGGTAGAACTAACTAGGTCACGGCTACGTCGAGTGCAGTGCTCGCGGCTGGACAGGGTTGTGCTGAGGGAGGCTGACAATGGACGTGAAGTACCCGGAGATCGAGGTACAGCTGTCGGGTGAAGACGGCAATGCCATGATGATTATTGGCAGCGTTCGACGTTCTCTGCGTCGGGCTGGTGTTTCAAATGATGAGATCGAAGCGTTTTCCAACGAGGCTTTGTCTGGTGATTATGACAATGTTCTCCAGACATGTATGCGATGGGTGTCGGTGAGTTAATGTTGTCCTACGAGGATTGTTTATACTGGGCTGATCATCATCTTGGAGATGCACGTAGTTTGTATGGAGACTCACATGAACGTGCGCTTCGTATGGCGTCTGTGTGGGCTCAGTTAGCTCAGGCTGCAGCTATTAGAGGTTTTGCTGAGGTTGTTAAGGAGAAAGAGTGACGTTGGCTCTTGAGATTGAGCCTGATGAGAGCGGGGTGTATTGGATTACACCCCGCTCTCAGTGTTATAAGTTTTGTGAGATTTGTGATGGAAGAATTACTGGTTATCCAGGCACTCTTAAGAGTCGAAAGTATTGTACTCGTATTTGCGGTGGTGTTGGAAGAAGTCGTATAGGAGCTACGGACAAGACATGTTCATCTTGTAAAGTTACCAAGCCTTTGTCTGCATTCAGTAAGAATGCATCGTCTAAAGGTGATGGTTGTTACAGTGTTTGTCGTGTTTGCGTGTATGAGCGGAATACTTCGAGACTTGTTGAGCTTGCTCCGTTAGGACATCGCACTTGTAAAGTATGTAATGAGATAAAGCCTTTGTCTGAGTTTTTAACTGCTACTGATGCACGCCTTCGTCCTGTTACGTGTGAGTTGTGCGCACGACCACAAATGCTAGCTAAACATGCAGCTTACTATGCTGCGAATGCAGAACGTGAGTGTGCGAAGAATCGAGCACGTTACGCAGCTAACCCAATGCCTGTACTGGTTCGATCACGTGCGCATAGACTTGGCATAACAGAGAAAGAATACAATCGTATACTTCTGGCTCAGAACGGCGTGTGCAGTCTCTGTGGGCTTCCAGAGCGTGCTATGAGAAACGGTGAGCTTCTGAGTTTGGCTGTAGATCACTGTCATGAAACTGACGTAATTCGAGGTCTTCTCTGTCTTTCTTGTAATACCATGCTAGGCAAGGTTGAGGCGTTAGGGGTTGAGAAGATATATGATTACCTCAACTGATGCTGAATGTGCTTCTGAGTTACATCGACTCAAAATCTCATGGAGTCAATTACAGGCTCATACCATTTGTAAGCAGCGTGCGATGCTTCAGCGTCGTGGTGGTCGCTCTCCGGTCACTGATATCCGTAACTTCTTTCACGGCACAGTTTGTGATCGGGTAATGCGGGCGTGGCTGGAGAGCGACGCTCAGCTCGCGGGCCAGATGCCTCAAATGGTTGATGACTATATGGAGCGCTGTCTGGATGAGGCAAAGGAAAACGGCGAGGGTGTTGTTCGGTGGAAGTCTCGCTCGGACAAGAAAGAAGTAGCTATTTTTTGTAAGGCGCTTCTGACTCGCCTTGAGCCGATGCTGCAGCGGCTTGTACTTCCTTATGAATACCAGCCTGAGTTGCGGTTTAAGGTACCGATTCGTATTCCGTATCTTGACGGTCATCCTGCTGAGATTGATTTGGTTGGCGGGATTGATATCGCGGTGCGTCGCTCTGTGAATCCGGCCAGGTGGTTTGCTTATGACCTCAAGGCCACTCGCAATCCTGACTATGTGCGCAAGACTTTAGGTCAGGGGATTTTCTATGACATTGCGATGCTCGCAATGTTTGGGAAGAGTCCAGAGGAGTTTGCTTTCCTACAACCTGCCGTTGACTCGAATCCCATCGTTCCTATCCGGGTATCCAATGATGATCGTGTTTCCATGCTGGCTCGGATCAAAGAAGTTGCTCACGATCGCTGGCGTGGTGATGATGCACCAACTAAGAATGTCTCAGCGTGTTCGTGGTGTCCGGTAAAGTTTTCGTGCATTCGTTTCTCGCCACAGGCTTCTGTTTTTACCCCCGTGCGTGGCCGTAGCGCCGCGCTCCGCTCGGCTGGGTAGGACTTACTATGACTGACGTTTCCACACGAGATTTGTCTGCTGAGGTTGCTGCTGCGTCTGCTGATGTGGAGCGGTTGAAGACGGCTCAAATGCGAGCTGAGGCTGCCGCTGAGGCTGCCGACGCCGAGTATGCGCGGGCTTTGGCAAAGCTGAAGGATGAGTTCGATGTTGACACGGTAGAGAGCGCTGCTGTTCTCTTGCGAGAGCTAGATGGTCGTGTGAATGCTGAGTTGGATATCGTGCAAGCCAAGCTAGCTGAGGCGAATGGGTCATGAGTGAAATTTTGTGCACTAGACATTGGATTGCAGATTGCGATTCTTTAGACTTTGGTGTTGCTGCTACTGAATCTGTTCCTGGGCAATTTGATGGTATACCTCATGAGTCGTATGAGGCGTCTTGTGTTGTTAGTTCCCACGGCAGGCATACTATGTATCCTGTGTCTAAGCAGCAGTACGATGACATCATGGCAGATGATATTGATGGCTAATTACTCGCAGCGAACAATAACCACTACTGTTGTCGAGTTTTCTATCCCGCTTACGATTGGTTTCGGCGCTTGTTGGGTTGAGGTAACGAAAGCCATTCGCGCAGCTCATACTGAGTTGTGGGATCTCGGCAGGGTAGAGCACGGTAGAGATGCCCCTGATGATGTGATTCGTCTTACCACTGGTGACGATGAAATCATTGTTTTCTACGAACGGCATAGGGTCGAGACTAATGAGTAAATACTGTGAGTGCACTGGTAGTGCACGCGAGCGTGGCTTTACGAATATCGGACCTAAGGATTCTCCGTGGTGGGTGTGTTCCGGGTGTATGTTGCCCACTCGCGCATACGCTATGGCCATGCTCCACCCGTTAAAGCAGGAGCCTACTTATAATGAGCGATGATGCAGGTATGCAGATGCTTGCTGATCTCGGCATTGCTCTGCAGGACCCTTCGCTGACTGAGATTAGTTCTGTGGGTGGCACAGAGATCTCTGATGAGCAGTTGCTTGATCCTGTCGCCGAGCCTGACTCTCCTCCTATCTTTACGTTGCAGCGTATGGTTTTCGCTTCGATGATGAAGCAGGTAATGCAGGTGGTTCCGCTGCGTGACTTCTACCCTCAGCTTAAGAACGTGTTGATTGAGGTCACTGATGGTCGGCTGTCCTTGACGGGCTCGGACTCGACGTCGTCTGTGGTGTCTTCGACTACGGCTGTTCGTGTGGATAATCCTGGCCGTGTGTTGGTGGGCGCTAATCGCTTCGCTGCGGTGATTGCTCGAGCTGCGGGTGCGGAGGTCACCATTCGGTGTGAGGGTGCGTCTGTGCTCATCTCATCGGGCGCGGCGTCGTGGTCGCTGCGGGTGGCGTCTGTTCAGGACTATCCTCCGTTGCCTGATCTCGGAGATATCTCCTGGTACGATGTTGACCGGTCTGCGTTTGCTCGCGCGATCGGCGGCACTCGTTATGCTGCTTCTAAAGACGATAACAAAGATCACATCATGCAGCTTGATATTGCTGGCGGTGTTGTGACGGCAACGGATGATCAGCGTTTCGCTCAGGTCCGGGAGAGTTTGCCTGTTGAGTTCGGGTGTCAGCTTCCTGCGTCTGGTGCGGATCTGTTGATTAAGATGCTTGAAAACAATGATGCTGCACAGTTCCGTATGGCTGATACGGACTTTCACATTGTTGCAGAGATTGGTCCTGTGCATGCTCCTGACCGTGTAATCATTGCTCATTTGATGCGTCCGTTCCCTCCGGAAGCTCGGACGGCTCTCGCTGCTCCGCAGGCCGACAATCGTGATGTCCTCACGGTGGCTGCTGACGATCTGATCGAGGTGTTGCGCCGCGCTGCTCCTACGGCTGATGAGGAGACGGCAGCGGTCGCTCTGCGGATCGGTTCGCCTGAGCCTGGCAAAGTGACGGTCGCCTCGCGCAATCGCTACGGCGATTTGAGCACTGAGGTGATTGAGGCTGCGTTCGTCGTCGCTGGCTCGGAGCGGGTCGCTGAGGCGCGCACGGTGGTGGTGAGCCACGTTCATCTGCTCCAAGCCGTCAGGGCGTCTGTGGAGGCGTCTCCGTTGGGCGACGAGGAGGCTGGCGCTGGGATGGTTCAGCTCTTGCTTGGCCAGCCTCGGTCGCGCTCCCGTCCTGCGTACGTGATGGTCACCGACGCCGGTAGGACCGTGCAGGCCGTGCTCTCGCAGGTCCGTTCGGACTGGATATCTTGACATGGTTTCATGGTCATGCTATGTTGACATGACATGCAGGATCCGTTAAAGGAGGCAGGATGTTTAGACCGAAGCGTTATTGGTTTCAGAGTGAAGACGGTACTTACTATCGTAATGGTCCGTTGGTTATAGCGGAGATGGATGATTATTGGTATCGTCCACGTTTATACGCTGAACTAGAGCAAGAGTTGCGTGATATTCGACGTGTTGGAGTCACCACTAAGACTGAGTTAGAAGATGGTGATGTCGTTGCACGACGTTTGCCGTTTTCTGTGTCTCATCCTCACATGCCGGATCTTTCTCGTTTTTTAGATAAGTGATCATACAGTTCCGTTAAAGGAGGCAGGGATGTATCCGCATCAGGTTGCTGGCTTAGGGATGATGTCTAGACAGCTCGGTGATGCTCTCCGGATGTCTGTGGAGCAAGAGCGTCAGGCCGCACGTATGCGTCAGATGATTGATGCTTCGCTTCGTCCGCGTCGTACTGTTCGTATTACCTATTTCCGTGGTGCTGATTTGTATTACGTGAATCTCGTTATAGGTGATGACGTGATCAGCAATACTGTCGGCACTAACAATGAGGATACTGCCGAAGAAATGGCAGATCGGTTCTCCAGGTACTACGGTGTCGACATTACTCGAAAGGATGTTCCTTAATGACTGCACCCATGCGTCACGTGTGGGTGATGACTCGGGATCGTAATCGTAACTATCGTCACGCGACGTGGGTTGCTGCGACTCCCTTGGCCATGACTCAAATGGCGGATTCTTTGAGTAGGGCGATGGGTATCCGTCGTGCTGCTGCTATCAATCAAGGTGTCGAGTCGTGGACCGACACGGGTGCGCCTAAGATCATTTTCGCTGTGGACGAGGGAATCGATATTGGTTCTCTTGCCGACGAGATTGTTCGGCATGGTAAGGCTGCTGGTGTCGAGTTACGTATCGAGCATGCTTCCGAGGATGGATTGTGAGTAACATTGGAATCACCGGTACAAGGTTTGGTCTTGCGATACCGCAATCTAAGAGATTATTTGAAGTTCTTAGGCGCCTTTTTGTACCTGATTCTGTTTTACATCATGGTGACTGTAAAGGAGTGGATGAGCAAGGCGCGGCTTTAGCTCGAGCGATGGGTTATGAGCTTTGTTCACATCCACCGAGCGACGATAAGTTACGAGCGTTTGTGCCGTCACGGTTTTTGATGTGGCCGTTGCCTTACATGGAGCGTAATCGCGCGATCGTTTTGCAGTCGAGCGTGCTTGTTGCTTGTCCTGACAGCCAGGTGGAGACTCTGCGGTCGGGAACGTGGTCTACGGTGCGCATCGCACGCGAGCTGGTACTACCTGTGGTGCTGGTGTTCCCTGACGGGCGAGCCTCGCTGGAAGTTGGCAACTTGCAAGCTGAGGTACCGGTATGCTAGTTTGTGTTCACGTTCAACGGAGATAAATCCAAGGAGGATGACCATGGCTATTCAGCCATTTGTCACGAGGGAACAAGCCGCAGCCCTTCGAGCTGCGCAGTCTGGCTCTAGGCTCGGCAACTCACCGGGGTTGGGCAATGGTCGTGGTGGAAGCGCTCAGATGGCGTTTGCTCCCACCCAGGAGCAGGAAGCTATCCGCGACGGGTATCGTACTGGCCAAGACATTGTGATTCGCGCCCTCGCGGGTACTGGTAAGACTACGTCGCTGGAGATGCTTGCTCGCGACGATCTTCTCAAGCGGATGACTTATGTTGCTTTCAACCGCTCTATTGCCGACGAGGCCAGTCGGCGTTTCCCTTCCAACGTCACCGCAAAGACTATGCATTCTTTCGCGTTTGGTGCGGTGGGTCGCCATTTTGCTGATCGGCTGAATGGTCCGCGTGTGGAGGCTTGGAAGGTCGCAAACATCCTCGGGATCCCTGAGCGTTTTGAGTTCGGTGCGTTCTCGCTCCGCTCGCATCAGCTTGCTCGGCTGGTCATGGAGGCTGTCTCGCGGTTTTGTCATTCTGATGCTTCCGAGCCCAGTGCAAGCAATATCCCCAAGGTTCCGGGGTTGGCTTCGGACGATGCGCGTCGGGAGTTGACTCGGATGCTTTATCCGTTCGTCGTGCGGGCGTGGGAGGATCTGTCTGCGCATCAAGGTCAGCTTCGTTTCTCGCACGATATTTACCTTAAGCTGTGGGCGATGACTGATCCTCAGTTGCCCGGTGATGTTGTGCTGGCCGATGAGGCTCAAGACTTCGATCCGGTGATTAAGCAGATCGTTAGCAATCAACGGAATGCACAGCTCATCTACGTGGGCGATAGCAATCAGCAGATCTATGAGTGGAGGGGTGCGGTCGACGCTCTTGCTTCCATTCCCAACGCGTTGTCTTTCCCGCTGCAGAAGTCGTTTCGTTTCGGGCCGGTCATCGCAGCTGAGGCTAATCGGATTCTCGAGGTGCTGGGCTCGCCTCTGCGTTTGGAGGGACATGAGCCTGTTGACTCAAAGCTGGCATTCCTTCTGGATCGTGGTGCTGCAGATTGCGTATTGACTCGAACCAATGCCGAGGCTATCGCACGCCTGATGAATGCTCAGATGGATGGCGTGCGGGCTGGGTTGGTCGGCGGAACGGCTCAGGTCGAGGCTCTCGCTAAGGCTGCTCTGGATTTGTCGGAAGGTCGCAAGACTACGCATCCTGAGTTGGTTGCTTTCAATTCGTGGAATCAGGTTCGGGAGTATGCCGCCGAGGATCCTGATGCCAAGGAGATCCAGGTGCTGGTTAAGCTGGTCGATCGACATGGCCCTTACGCGCTCCTGGAGGCCGTGCAGCGGGCTGTTCCTGAGCAGTCTGCGGACTTGCTCCTGTCAACGGCTCACAAGGGCAAAGGCAGGGAATGGAACCGTGTCCTGATCGCTGGTGACTTCTCTGATCCTCGTGATGAGGATACGGGTGAGTGGGTTCCCGGTGAGCTTCGTCTTGCCTACGTTGCGGTGACGCGGGCGAAGAAGTTTCTCGATTGTTCCAATCTTTCCTGGCTAACTGAGCTGGCGCATTTCAATCGGAATGAAGACGATCCTCAGCGGTATTTCTTGACTCCTGAGGAGGTCCCTGAGCGTGAGGTTATTGAGGTCGCGGCTGACTCGGCTCCTTCCGAGCAGGTCATTCCTGATCCTGAAGACGCGACTCGCTTGATGTTCCGAGGGACGAAGTATGATCCTGAATTGGTAGTTGCTCAGCGCACGCTCCCTCGCAGTAAGTATTACGGTATTTACTGTGGGCACGAGAAAGTGCGTGTTGTGCTCGCCACCGCTCAGGCGTTGGCTGTTGCTGAACGGTTCGGATTGACGGTAAGTCAGGCAGCCCGCGAACGGGTCGCTGAGCTTGCCGGGTAGAATAAGAGTGCGGGGGTCGGGTTCCTACCAGATGCGCACCGGCCCCCGCTGATAACTAAATATGCGTCGGTAGCTCAGAGGAAGAGCAGCTGCCTCTTAAGCAGCGGGTCGGGATATCGTAATTCCCTCGACGCACGGGAGACCTGGACATGTCCTACCCCATACTAAACTGATCCCGTGAGATATTGGGCCGATCCATGGTTCCTCTCTACACGTTCTGATGCTTAGGGTTGATCGCACGATTGGCCCTAAGCATCAGGAAATGCAAGCCTCGATAGCTCAGCCTGGACGAGAGCAGATGCCTTTTAAGCATCGGGTCGTTGGTTCAAATCCAACTCGGGGTACGTGAAATTATATAGAACCCCTTCTGAGGTGCAATCCGCGCAGTTACGTTTTCGCTGGAGTTCTGAGAAAGCAGCTAGAGTTATTTCCCGACATCGGGAATACTATATTCCAGTTGTAGATTTTGTTAAACCTAATTGGTTCCCGTTGGCAACACTCAGTTTGAGTGTAGTTACGAATTGTGTAACAATTTTAGTTGCTTTGCTGATAAAATAAACTGTATTGGTGACCAGGCACATGTCACTGATTCCTTCACCGGGTCTACTAAACTGTACCCGTGCTGCCAAGTCCCTTCCTCGGACATCGCCAAGCACGTTAAATGGTTATGCCTCCTCGGTAAGGCGCCTTACCGAGGAGGTAACATAAATTAAACTGTATTGGGGGACCTGGAGTAAGTCCGCTAAACTACTCCCGTGTTTTGCACGTTAAACAGTTCCCGACAGGATCGTTATGGAGGGTGCACCTTTCGGATGATCCTGTCGGGAACGCTAATGACGAATACTAATCTCGGTCGTCGGGAGTCAAGGCTGTCTTTCGCAGATCCACGGGTATTAGTCATCACCGGAGAGTTAAGGTTCGTTCGGCCGGTTTTTATTGCGATACTTCCTTACCGGCTGCATCTTCATCTTGATGAACGTTCCTGCTCCCGACGACCTTCGACTTGACATGCATGGTCGTGTATGGTTGGGTAGTACTAGACAAGGTTGCAAGGTCGAGCGAGAAGGCGGTAAAGCCATGCAGGTTACGGAGTTGTTCTCCAATGAGGCGCTTGGGGAGATGGTTGCTGCGGGTTATGTGCGTATGCAGCGGCATCCTCGTTTCCACGATGGCGTCCCTTACGTCATCTTCAATTACACGGAGACCGCTGCTTACGAGCGTGTGTGGAATCCGGTCACTGAGGTGTGTCGTGGCTTGATTGTGAACAACGCGACGCTCGAGGTTGTCGCACGTCCGTTCCGTAAGTTCTTTAATTACGGTGAGCCTGGCTCTCCTGTTCTCCATATGGATGAGGGTGCGGACGTCTATGACAAACTAGACGGCTCGCTCGGCATTCTTTACCAGCTTCCTGATGGCGAATATGCGATTGCCACGCGCGGTTCGTTTGATTCCGAGCAGGCTCGCCACGCCACAAAGGTGTGGCAGGATCGCTACGCGGGCAAGTTCACTCCCTATCCTGGCGGCACTTATCTGTTTGAGATCATCTATCGTGCCAATCGCATTGTCTGCGACTATGGGGACATGGACGATCTCGTGTTGCTCGGTGCTGTCGACATTGAGACTGGTGTTTCTTTTACGCCTCACGAGGGTGAGGCGATTGGTGAGTGGCCTGGCCCTAAGGCTGAGATGTTTCAGTACTGGTCGCTGGCAGCTGCTCTGGCAGCGCCTCCCCGTCCGGGTAAGGAGGGCTTCGTCCTTCGGCGTTGGCATTCCGAGGATCGCATTAAGATCAAGCAGGATGATTACGTTGCGTTGCACCGGATCATTACGAATTGCACGGCGCGTCGGATCTGGGAATACCTCGCGGTGTTCGCTTGCCAACCTTATGCGACAACGGGCGTTGAGTTCTTAGTGCGTAAGTTGATGATGGGTCCTGCTGACATTAATCGGATCCTCGCGGTTGGCTCTAACTGGCTGGAGACTTTCCTGGTTGGTACTCCGGAGGAGTTTCGTGATTGGGTGCAGGACAAGGTGTGGGAATTCCTTAGGGCTCGCACGTCGCGTTTGCAGGATCTGGAGTTGTCTTTGCATCTGATGTTGGCTACAGCGGATGTCCCTCGCTCTGCGGTCGGCGGTCCGTCTCGTGAAGAGGCTAAGGCGTTCGCCGCAGCGGGTCGGTCTCATCCTGATTTTCAGCTGCTTATGACCATGCTTCGTGGCCATGAGATCGAGTCGACTATTTGGCGTGAGCTGCGCCCTGCCCACGAGCTTCCTTACCGGGCAGTGGATGAGTCTGTGGCTTAGGGGATCGGTGACGGGTGGAGCGTCGCTCAGGCGCTCTGCCCCTCGCTGTCTTTCCCCATGGTTTGGCCACAGAAATACCAATCACGATTACCAGCAATGCTAATCCTATTGACTTCGCTTCTACGCTTTGTATGTTAAGTATTGTTAGTGTTGCTCCTGCCGCAGCAATACCTAGTGAGATTGTGCATTTCACTGCAATCCACCAGTGTTTGGTTATTCCCCACGGTGTTCCTAGTGTTAGAATGAATCCTGTTAGTAGCGTTGTTGACACAACAGGAATGAGAAGAATGTACGTGACGTTGTTGTTTAGTTGAACGAGTTGTCGAGTCGTTAGGGATTCACTCAAAGCAATGTAAATTGAGACAGTGAGGATTCCCAACCACGCCGATGCGAATACTATGTGCACTGTTAATAGTGCTGTTCTGATGCGGCGTGGAAGTTTTGGTTTGGCGAGAGGCCCGAGAATGTGAGCAGCTCATACCTGCAGAGCGTGACTTGTCAAGTGCGCAGCGTGGTCGCAAGTTTCGGGTAGGACTGTGTTGCATGGTTGTACGGCTTATGGTACGGTTGTACCAGTTCCGTTAAAGGAGGAAGCATGAATACTCGTAAAGCTCGTGATCCGAAGGTTGATCCGTCTCGCCAGGACAACGATCGAGCCCTTGCTGCAGCCATGCTCGCAGTCTGGGATGAAGACACAATTAAAGCTGTGTTGAGTGCTGTTCGTTCTGACGCGCGGTTGGGTGAGGCGTTCAGCGATCGGTACGATGTTCCGGCAATCAGGCGCAATGTTTGCCGTTTGAATATGGTTGACTCGTTTTTGAGTGGTGTGCTTGAGGCTAGTGTCTTCCTGCGTCAGGATTGAGTTTTCTTACGTGGTGTTTCGTGTGGTATGAATGTCTTTCCTAGCACCTATCAGGAAGGGCATTTAACGGACATGAAGGTTATTGACATCACGAGCATTCCGCGCAAGTGGCTCTCTTGTCGTGCGTGGCAGCATGCCTGGGATCACGGGCCTGCTCCGCTGCAAGAGGATCGAAGTGTGCAGCCGGTGGTGTGGGTGACTCGCGCACATTGTGTGTCGTGTGCAACGAAGCGGTGGCGCTATTTCCGGGTGGGAGATGCTTTACCTATTAGTGGATGGGATTACGAGCATCCTGCAGATTGGCGTTGGGCTATGCATGGTGTGACGCAAATGGAGGCCCGCGCGGAGCTTGCTCGCCGAGACATTGCTGGCGAAAAAGAGGGTAATAAGATTGCCTCGATTCGCAAGACTGTAAAGAAGACTTCACGGGCTATCGCTGGGTAGGACCACAGCGACCCCACCGATAAAGGGAGCTGTGAGATGCACGAGGATATGGTGTCTGCGATGCAGCCGGTCGAGGCTGATGTCGAGTCTTTGCCTGACTTCCCTACTGAGTTGATCCTGACGCGTGGCCTTCCCGGTTGCGGTAAGACAACGTGGGCTCGCTTGATTCTGGAAGTGGAGCGCTCCAAGGGTCGACGGATTGTTCGGGTTAATCGCGATGACTTGCGTCGCATGGCTTTGCCTTCCGGGTATGGCAAGCCTGACTTCGCGACGGAAAAGGAGATCTCTGCGATTCGGGATGCCGCGCTCGAGCATTGGTTGTCGGCTGGCGTTTCGGTCATTGTTGATGACACCAATCTTCGTATGCGTTTTGCTCGTGATCTGGCTGATCTCGCGGAGCGGTTGGGTGTGGAGTTGGTTGTCGTTGACTTCTTTGAAGTCGATCTCGACACTTGCCTTGCACGCAATGAGGATCGTCATGGTACTGAAAGCTACGTGCCTCCGTGGGTGATCAAAGATATGTATGGTCGTTACCTGGCTGGCTCTAAGCCGGGTCCTGTTCTCCCTCGCCCGACAGCGTGGCAGTCTGCGGTCGTGCCTTACGAGCCTGTTTACGGTGCTCCTGAGATTGCGCTGGTTGATCTCGACGGCACGGTTGCTTTGCTCAATGGGCGAGGTGCTTACGATGAGTCTTGCGTTTCAGAAGACTTGCCCAATCACCCAGTGATTGAAGCTGTGCAGGCAATGGCTGGTCTCGGTCGGTGGGAACGAATGAGTCAACATGATCGGACGATCGGTTTGGTATTCATGTCTGGTCGTACTGAGGCGTGTCGTGTGAGTACTACTGATTGGCTTTCCACGCATCTCGGTATTGCTCCCGAAGATGTCGTGTTGCACATGCGCGATATCGGCGATCAGCGTCCTGACCGTGAGGTAAAGTTGGAGCTGTTCAATAAGCACATTCGTCATCGGTTCGAGGTTCGTTGCGTTTTTGATGATCGTGTGAGCGTTGTTGAATTGTGGCGCCAGCTCGGGCTAGTGTGTTTCCAGGTGGCTGATGGGAAATTCTAAGGGAAGGACAGCCAGCTTGGATCTGATGACGGCTTCGATTGGTATTGTCAGAGATGAGCTAGACGATCCTCCTAAGGCAGCTATGGTGTTGGCTCGAATGGCTAAGCGTGCGAAGGTGAAGCCTTCTGACGATGAGCTGTTAGAGTTGTTCAACATGCTGGGTCTTGACATCAATGATGTACCTCGCCGACCTCCAACAGAGGAGGGTGTTTCGTTGTAGCGCGGCGGTTGCGCGGCAACGTGAGTTGGAGCGTCGAAGTTCTGAGTTGATGTTTGATCTAGAACAGCCCGCGATCGGCGGCACTTTCTTTGAAGAGGAGTGTGCGCTGATTGCGGGCTGTTTGCCGTCGTCATGGCGTGCGATGGTGTCTCGCCACGGTGCTCCCCCTTCCCGTGGCTTTTGTTCTGAGACAGGCCGTCGTGTCTGGGATGCTCCTGAGGTCTTGCGTTGGCAGGCGTCGCGTCCGGGCTCAGGCAACTGGTCGCGCGGGCATGCCCGTTCCCAGCCTTCTACGCGGTTACGGGCCTATGCTTTGGGCAACGAGCCTGCCTGGCGCCTACCTACTCCTCGCGTCCGTACGCGGGCTTCTAGGCCGCGTCGACGTCCATGGTTGACCCCACGCGTTCCTTCTCTGTCTAGCCGGGTGGCGTCGAATACTGAGGAGTGAGTGACGCACGCGCAGGGTGGTGTGTGTCATGACCGTGCTCGTGATACCGGCTGGCACGACGTGGGCATGGGCCTTCCCTATTACTAATCCCAGCGGCGGTCCGGTGGATCTGACCGGCTGGTCTGCTCGCGCTCAGGTTCGTGCGAATAAATGGGTTCGTGACTTGCCTGTCCTTCATGAATGGACAACTGCCGGTCCTTCACCCAATGCGTCATTAGCTGATTCGCAGCTCATTCTCATTGTTGATGGCGCGACTTCATCTGCCTGGACGTGGTGGGCTGGCGTTTATGACATTGAGCTGACTGATGATACTGGTCGTGTCGCTCGTTTGGATCAAGACGATGTATTAGTCACTCCTGAGGTGACTCATGACTAGTCCTCCGTCTGTGATTGAGTTTGTAAAGGTCGGCGGTCCACACGTTGTGAGTTTCGTTGTGGAAGGATCGCCGCTATCTCTTGATTGGGTGCATCACGAGCCTCCTGTGTTCGTTGGCGACCCTCCTCCTGCTCCTGAGGTGCTGTCTTTGGACGCGCTCACGGACGTCGACGGGGCAGCGCTTGCCCCGGTCGGTGATGTGCTTGCGAAGGCTTCTGACGGCCAATGGCGTCCGGTCGCTCCGTTGGTTGGAGCTGCTCCGGAGAGCTTTCGCTTTAACCAGCTCATCCCTGCAGCGGTGTGGACGATTAGCCACAATCTCGGTCGTTTCCCAGTGACGGTCACATTACATAGTGCTGACTTGTCTGTTGAATATGATGAGTTTCTTGTTCAGCATTTAAGCATTAATTCATTGCGAGTGTCGATGGATACTCCTACTGCCGGTGCTGCGCTACTGATTTAAGGAGTATTCAGTGACTGCTGGACCGAAGGCCATCAGCCATAAGGATATGGGTGGCCTCCAGATTAAGAATCTGGCTGACGGCACCTTATCGACTGACGGTTACACCAAAGGTCAGGGTGACACTGCTTATACGAATGCAATCTCGCGAGCCAATCATACGGGTACGCAGCTTGCTGCCACTATCTCTGACTTTGATACTCAGGTTCGGACGTCTCGCCTGGATCAGATGTCTGCGCCGACTGGTGCATTGTCTGTTAACAACCAGCGGATCACCAATGCTGGCTCAGCGACAACGGATACGGATGCTGCGCAATGGGGTCAGGTTAAAGACCTGATCTCTGGTCTGCGTAAGACTGACGTCCGCATTGTCACCACGACTAACGATACGCTGAATGGTCTTGCTGCTCGGGATGGCATTACTCCTATCGCTGGCGATCGTGTGTTGGCTACAGGTCAGACTGCTGCTACGGCAAATGGTATTTATGTCGCCGCTGCGGGTGCGTGGTCTCGAGCCACAGATGCTGATGTGGCAGCGGAATTTGCTACTCAATGGTTGGTGACGGTTCGTGAAGGAACTGTCAATGGTGATACGTTGTGGCAGCATAACACTGATGGTGTTGTGACGCTTGGCACCACTTCTCTTGTGTTCAATAAGATTGGTCCTATCTCAGCCCCATCTGCCACGGGTTATACAACTACTTCTCCTGTTGTCACGGCTGGCGGAACGTGGACAGTCACACATAATCTAGGTTCTCGTTATGTGTTGGCTCAGGTTGCACGAGTCGCTTCTCCGTATGACATTGTCGATGTTCGTATGGAACGAACCACCACCAATACTGTTTCTGTGCTTCCTGATGTTGCGATGGCGAGTGGTGAGTACGAGATAATGGTTCAGAAGGTTGCCTGATTCCTGTAAGGAGATAGTGACATGGGGCTCATTGTTGGCTTGTTAGTGCTATGGCTGATTCTTGTCATCGTCGGATTTACGGTGAAGACACTGCTTTGGCTTGCAATTATCGGTGCAGTGTTGTTTGTCATCACTGGAGTCTTTGGCGCCATGCATTCTCGACACTAAGGTAGTTTGTGGGTACGGTTAATGCTTTATCTCGGACGCAGTCAGGTGCGTCGCCTTCTGCTGCGTCCGATTCGGTTCGTAATGATGACACTCGCGTAGTTGGTGCTGAGCAGGTTGCGAATAAGGGAGCTTCGAACGGATATCCTCCGCTTGTAGCTGGTGTCGTTCCACATGCGTATTATCAATACGCGACTGGATCCACTGACGGCTCCATCGTTCTCTCGGGTGCGCTAGGTGGAACAGCGACATCGCCCACCGTTCCCAGCCTTGCGGGCGGATCGACTAGTGGAATCTTAACGAAGAATAGCGGCACTGATTACGATACGGCGTGGAAGACACCCACTCAGGCCACCGCTCTATTTGATTTGGCGACTAACTCCCTTAAGGGATTGATGGCGCCTGCTGATAAGAAGCGCACGGTTCAGTTCTATGATGCGGTTGCTGACTTTGGGTTCGTCGGCGATCTGTATACTACATTAGGCACAACAGCGGTCACCGGCACCGCTATGACTGACTCGACTAACCCTTTCACGGCTGCTGATGTTGGTAAGCGTGTCGCTATTCCGAAGGCTGGTGCGGGTACCTCGCCCAACCAGGCAATGCTCATCACCACCATCGCTGCGTTTGTGTCGTCTAATCAGGTTACGTTAACGGTTGGCGCTACGAATGCTGTGACTGCTGCGAGTGTGCATTACGGCACGGATAACTCGGTTGCTGAAGCTCTGATGGTTTCGACCATCAATGGTCAGGTGTGGTCGGGCGCGCGGATCATCTTTGGTCGTAGCTCAACGAATAGATATGGCTTCCAGACTAACTGGCTGTTCAACAAAACTGTGCAAATTGAAGGTATCGGCGGTGGGCATACTGCTGATGCTGGTGCTTGGCAGACCATCGGCGGCACATGTCTTGTGTGGTGGGGCAGTTCGTCTGATGGTGGTGTCGCCTTTCAGGCTGCTATCACGTTCGCTCCCACGGGTGCGCAAGCGCTTAAGCGGGTGGCGTTAAAGCACATCTGGATGGATTGCAACAACAATGGACAGAACCAGGCGTTGTATGCATTGAAGTTGGTGTCTTGTCACGGACATCAGCTGGAAGACTTTTATGTGCAGGATGCTTTGGCTCAGGCCGTTTGGATGGATATTGGAACGACGCCGACCGAAGCGAAAGACTGCACTCGCTTTAGTCATCGCACCATGTGCTTTCGTCAATTGGATAACACTGCTGGTTTTACTTCTACACCAACGACAACAACTTCAGCATTGACGTGGTCAACGACTGGCCAGTCAATGGTGCTCGCCGCAGCTAATAATCTACGTACTGCTGGCTATGTGTGGGTCGAGTCAAACCTTGGATATCCCGTGCTTGTGCGATATACGGGCGGTGGAGGCACGACGACGCTCACTGGGTGCACGGTGTCTGCAGAAGATGTCATTAATGCCCCAGCGTCTTACTCAGGGGCATTTGTTGTGGAAGCCTCACCGGGCAACGGTGGTGCGTATAAGCTTAATGGCGCTGTTGGTGCTGATACGTGTTGTGGTGTGATTGATGTTTGTCACATCTCTCATGGTACGACGTGGGGTCCGGCTGCCATTGAGTTTATGAACTCAGACTCCATTGTGATTCGTCAGCCTTTCATCAATGGTGGCAACAACACTACTGAGACTGGTGGTAATAGACAACGTAAGCCTGGCATTCGGTTCAATGGTTCTAATACGAACTCCGGGCTCGCGGCTCGTAACAATATCATTTATGACGGTGACCCTGCTGGTTTAAGTACTGGCGGTGGCATTAGTTCTATGGGTGTCAACAATGCAGCTGCTGCATTGTCATTCCCTGCAGGTCCTAACAAATGGTACAACATGCAGATGGGTAATGGCGCACCCATTCCCACTGTTGAAGGTAATGCTCAGTTTGTTTGGACAGGTAATGGGTTGCTCGTTCCTAGCGAGCCGGGTCCTGTCGTAACAACGGTTACCACTGTAGGAGCTGCGTCTTCTGCGATTCTTGCGAGGATTCCTATCCCTCCGCAGGGGTTGCAGATTGGTCTCACGATCCGCTGTCGATTCTTTATGTCGAAGACAGCGGCTGGCATTGCTGCTCGAGTAACTGGTGTGAAGATAGGCACTGCAGGCACTACTGCAGATGCGACTGTCAACTCGGTATCTCGCACACCTACTGCTGCTGTCGATGCCGGTTTTGAAGAGATCACGTTTTCTGTATTGGGTCCGTTGGGCGCGACGTGTACGAGCATCATGACTTCTTGTTTGGTCAAAGGTGCTGCTTCTGTCGGTTTTTCTAACTCTGCTCTCGTTGTGAGTTTGGGACAGGGAACACCAGTGACATTTAACTCTGCTGGTCAGACATGGTTGAGTATCTTTATGACTACTGGTGCCTCTGAGGTAGTTACTGTTTTTGCTCCTGTAATCATTGAAGTACTCAAAGGTGCGAGTCCTTAAAGAGAGACGGTGTTGTGTCTATTAATTTCGGGTGGGTTCCCATTCCCATCACTGTCTCTTTGTCAGCGGGTGGTGACTTCACGTCTGTGCTGCAGTCGTCGGTTGCGTGGCCAACGGGTTCAGGTGTTTCGCTGAAGTTTGTAGGCACTTCCACGACCACGTGGACAGCTGTGATTGCTGGGACGACTGCGACGTTTGATAAGACTGCAGCTCAAGTCAATACGCTTTTAGCTACTGATCAGCGTTCTGTTGAATTGCATTATACCGAGGCTGACGGCTCTGATTTGTTATGGGGTCGCGGAGATGTTCGGGCGGTCTAGACATGTCGCTTGATCTGGCGCCTGGCACGACTATTGAGGTTGAGCCTCCTGCCGCTCCGGTGTTGGTTGCCTCGCCTCCCGTAGCGGCTGCTCTTGCTGTCTCGACGTTGCCGACGTCGACGGTGTTAGTTGAGCTGCCTTCGATTGCTGCGTTGGTGATGGGTCCGTTGCCGTCTTCGACGGTCGCTGTGTTGCCCGTAGCCGGTCCTCCTGGCCCTGCGGGCTCGGTCACGACGCACACTCATAACTATGTGGATCTGACGGGCTCGGTTCCCCAAGCTGCGCTGCCTGCTGTGGCGTTGATTAACTTCTTGGGCACGGCTAGTTCGCAGGCTGGAATGCTCGCGTTGGGCGGGCAGCGTGGTGACTGGGCCACGCGTACTGATCTCGGCACTGATTGGCAGTTGATTGCTGACGATCCCACGTTGATTGGTTCGTGGCGTGAGCATGTTTATCCTGTGTCATCAGTAGCTGGCCGCACGGGTGCGATTGTTTTAGTGAAAGGTGATGTTGGGCTTGGCAATGTAGATAATACTTCTGATGCCAGTAAGCCTGTTAGCACTGCGCAGGCTGTCGCTGATGCATTAAATATTCTGAAGTCTTCATTTACTGCCAAAGGTGATCTGTTAGTTGGATCTGGTGCTGGCACGCTGGTTGCGTTAGGTGTTGGGCTCGCAGGTCAGACATTGATTCCTGATGATACGACGACTTCTGGTGTGAAGTGGGGAGCGCTGACGGGTGGCGCTTCTGATGCGACGACGGCTTCGAAGGGCATTGTTCAGCTGGCTGGCGATCTCGCGGGTACGGCTGCGTTGCCAACGGTGCCTGGTTTGGCTACTAAGGTTGGTACGAGTGATTCTCGCCTTACTGACTCGCGTGCGCCAACGGGCACGGCTGGCGGAGATCTGGCTGGCACTTATCCCAACCCGACGATAAAGGCTGCTCTCGTTGATCCTGTGGCTGCAACGGCTGGTTTGCGCACGTTGGGGACGGGTGCTCAGCAGGCAGCGGCTGGTAATGATTCACGGTTGTCTGATACGCGTACGCCTGTTGCACACACTCACGTTGAAACTGAAATCGCGAGCCTGATTACTGATCTGGCTGCAAAGGTTCCAACCACTCGTAGCATTACGGTTGGTACGGGATTAACGGGTGGTGGCGATTTAACGGTCAACCGTTCGTTTAGCATCGCTGCGGGTGGTGTTGGTAGCAATGAGGTCGCGGCTGCCATTAAGGATCCCGTTGCTGCAACGGCGGGATTGCGCACGCTTGGCACGGGATCAGCTCAGGCTGCAGCTGGTAACCATACGCATACGCTTACTTCCATTCCTGTGGTGTCTTCGACAGCGTCGATTGCTTCACCGTTCACTGGTGAAGTTATCTTTAACACCACTGACAATATGCTTTATCGATATGATGGTGCTGCGTGGGTCGCTTTTCTTGCAACGGGTGGTGGCACTGCAGCGACTACGCATGAGGCTCGCTATAATCAAACAGCTGGCCAAACTTTCACGACTGGTGTTGATACGAAAGCGCAGTTTAACTCTGCTGTCACTACGTGTAATGATGTAACTGTTTCAGGAACAGGTAATACTGATTTCAACTTAGTTAGAGCTGGTCTTTGGTTCATCACGACTGCAATGCGATATCTCGGTGTAGCGGGTGGCGGTGAGCGCCACATCTTTCCGCAGACTGGAAGCTCATTCAATACTGCGAACCGGCTGTCTTCGACGGCCATTCCAAATGTGAGCACTTTGCCAGTCACAGTTTCTACTGCTTCTCTCTTTCGTGTTACTGCTAACACAGTTGTCATTGTTGGTTGTTGGCAGAACTCAGGAGGAAACGTTGTCAGTGACGTAGGCTTTGGTGGAACTAACCATATTTCATTGGTTTGGCTACGTCCTTAAGGAGTTTGTGTGACTGAACCAGTTGGAAAGCCATACGCTGTGACTTGCCAGGCTTGTTTGGTTAAGGTTTGGGAGGGGGATGTTCCACCTGCTGATGGTCAGGTGTTGTTAACGAATTATGCTGAGTCGACTCCTGGTAATGCGTGTCCTTCGAAGGTAGCCGGGTGTCCTAATAAAACTGCGGCTGTGGTCGATACAAAGCAATGGCAGCCTGCAAAGATACTCGCTCGCCTTGCTGCGTTGGAGGCCAAGGTCAAGCCTTGACGTTAGCTCGGTAGGACTGTGCGTGTTGTTACGACCTGAACGGGTGAACGAGGTCAGTAACGTTCCACCGTGTTCTGACGATATACGGTACATGAACGCAAACACCACCGCCAAGAAGTCCAACCCAGTCCTCGTAGCTCTTGCAATGAACGTCTCGGTCTTCGGCATCAAGCTCGTGGCCGGTCTGCTGACCGGCTCCGCAGCGATGATGGCTGAGGCTGCGCACTCTGCGGTGAACAGCTCATCTGAGGTGATCTTGCTCGGCGGTGAGCTTCACGCTCGCAAGTGGGCCAAGGCGACGTTCTTTTGGGCGCTGGTGGCTGCGGTGGATATCTTCGCTGTGGGTGGTGTGTACGCCGCTTACCAGGGTATCCGGGCGATGCTCGGTAACGAGGTTGCGGACACGCTGACGTGGGTGGCGCTGGTGGTGCTGGCCCTGTCGTTCATGTTGGAGTCCAAGTCTTTGATCACCGCGCTGCGGGCGTTGGCTGTGGATCGTGGCGACAAGCCATGGTTGCTTCACATTCGTACGACCACCAATACGAGCGTTAAGACGGTTGTTTACGAGGACTCGGCTGACCTGCTTGGTTGTGTGCTTGCTGCTCTGGGTATCGCGGCAACGATGGCGACCGGGTCGGCAATCTGGGATGGTCTGGCATCGGTGCTGATCGGTCTGTTGCTGGTGGGTATGGCGTTGGAGTTGGGAACGCAAAACGTCAAGCTGCTGCAGGCAGCGTGATCAGTTTCAAACGGCAATCGAGGTAGACAGTTTCTTGTCTCCTCGATTGCTTTTACTTTGCAGCGTTTCGATGCATTGTGTGCACAACTGTGGTTTCATCGTTCACGGGTCTGCGCGATGACTGGGTAGGAGCGGGACATGATCTCGGTGTCTGTGGACTTCAGTGATGGCAGCACGTTTACCGTGTCTGCTGAGTCTCCTGTTGCTGTGGTGGGTCTTCGTGACTTCCCTGAGGAGGTGAAGGTCAGGGAGACTCTGTTGATGCTGGTGGAGGCTCTGTGTTCGTGCATGCAGGTGTCTGCAGACTTCCGTGGTCCTATGCGCCATCCCGGCATGGCGTCTGAGCTTCAGATGGTGAGGACTCCCTCGCCCGTTGAGGAAGCTGAAAACGAGGTGCGCTTTCAGATGGCTCTCGCGCGTGCTCCGCATGATTCAGCGGGTGGTCGTGCTCTGTCTGTGCTGGGAGGGTTTATTGCGGACAATGCGTCGTTTAACGATGCTTGGAATCGTTTATCTCCTGCTCAGCGTCGAGATGCGGAGCGTGAGTTGCTGAGAATCAATCAAGACATGCATTCTGATCAGCCATAAAGACTTAATCGATTTCCCCAGTTTGTTCATTCATTTGCCGATCTTCTACTCCGACTGGAATACGAACATGCCTAAGCTTTTGTTCATCTCAGGACCGATGACGCACATGCCTAATCAGAATCGTGATGCGTTTCACGAGGCTGCAAAGCGTTTGCGCGATCATGGTTACCATGTGATTAGTCCTGCTGAGCTTAGGCCCGAAGATCATAGTGTGCTTAATCGTTGTACGAGAAAGGATTTGCAAATCCTTCTCGCCTTTCCTATTGAAGGTATTGCTACGTTGCCTGATGGGCCTGAGGTCCACCCTGATTTCCCTCCAAGCGCGGGTATGGCTGTGGAGCGACGTCTTGCTGACGATGTGCTTAAGGTTCCCGTTCTTAGTGTTACGTCGTGGCTGACTCTTGATCCTGAGGATCCTGATCCCTTGGGTTTGGAGAGTGCGGATTTGACGATGCAGGATTTGCGTGGTCTCTATGATTGCTGATCGCACGGGTAGGATAGGTACGTGATTCTCTTTTTGTTGGGTCTTGTCACTTTCGTGATGGCTGGCGCTCTGGCTGCTTCGGTAGCCATTGCCGCTGCGTCGTTGGTGCTGCTGATGCTTTTACTGGCTCTACGTGGCGTGTGGCGGCTGTTTCGGCCTGCTCCTGTGCCTGTCCCTATAACGTTTGATTCGTTGCGCTTGACGAGCCCTGTACGTGAGCCTTCGTGGCCCAAGCTGGTCAGCGCGTTCTTTGAGGGTGTGGTCTCCAAATGAGTGGCTTACGTGTTGTGCTGGTGCTCCCTGATGCTTCTGAGGTTGATCTGTACATGCCTGCGTCGATCGTGGCTGGCGATGGGCTGCATGTGGGTGGGATGATTTATTACGCGCAGGTTCCTATTTGGGTGGTGGAGCCTTCGGTGTTCCCGGATGGTCCTCCTGTGGTTCATCAGCGTGTCCCGTTGCAGGAGCGTTCGAATCGGTAGGACAGGTTATGGATGATGTGGTCACGTTTGTGACGAAGCCTTGCCCTGTCTGCGAGTTGCCCTCGCAAATTGAGGTCAGCTTCAACGATCTGGAGCGTTGGATCCAGGGTGAGCACATTCAGAATGTGTGGCCTAGCTGGGATCCGGGTCAGCGCGAGCTGTTGATGACAGGGACTCACGATGCGTGTTGGCAGGTTATGTGGGGTCGCGATGAGTAATCCTTTGCCTCGACCGCAACTAAAATCCGGCACGCCCGTTGAGGATGTACTTGTGGAGTTCGAGGGTCGAATTATGCGTTGCGAGGATATCCCGAACCTTTCCGTTCGGTTTCAAGTTCTGAGATCCTTGTCTGAGATGCGCGATGAAAACTAGAAAATATCGTCCTCGCGATCCTCTCCCTGATGAGTTCTTTAAGTGTGCACTGTGTACGAACGTCTTTGACACGATTGAAGCATTTGATGCTCATCGAGAGGATGAATCGTGTTTGGTTATCTCGACTCCTCCCCAGATCCAGCCTTCAGCGCCTCAGCTCAAACGCGTGCAGAGACGAGGAAGGTTGGTCATCAAGGGCGCCATCGACTTGCGTCATCTGACGAGGAAGTAGTGATGATGCGTTCTACGACGCCACTATACTTATCGTGGCTGTTCGCCTTAATCATCTTTACGATTGGGGCTATCCTGCTTCCCTCATCGTGGCCGTGGTGGCTTCTGCGTATCGCTGCCTTCCTGCTCATATTAGGTTTCGTTACGGTGAGTGCGCGATGGTATTTGCAGCGTGGGCGCCTGCCGAGGTGGTGGCCGTCGTCAAGGGATTGAGGCATGTGCTGTTTCAGTTACTGGTTGTTGCCACGACGGTCGTTCTGATCCTGGGCTTTGTGTCTGTGCCGGGGGTGTCGTGGTGGATGACGGCGATTGTGCTGGTCGTTGCGGGAGCTGTGCTCGGTTTGGTGGGTTCTGATCTCGTTATGTTGTATTTTAGGCGTCCAAAACACTCTTCGCGTCGTTCAGAAGATGTTCGGTGAAAGCTGTAACGTTTCGACCGCGCGCACCGATACACTGTATGTAAGGTTCAAACGCCCCCCAAGCCCCAAGGAGTCCCCGATGATCGACACCAAGGTTGCCGTTCCCGCGCTGGTAGCGGTGCTCACTCACGAGGATCGTGTGAAGGCGCTGCGTCAGGACTGTGGTCGGATCGCTACCTGGATGGTCGTGTCGGGTGTGCTGGCCGCGCTGCTTCTGCTCGTGAGTGTGTTGGTCTGAAAGTTCCGGGTAGGACTGTGTAACGTTTGCAAGGTCTGGTACGATATACCTAGTGTAAGGCTCAATTCACCCGGTTAAGGGAGATCGAAATGTTCTCAACGTTGCAGGTTGTGGTTCCTGACGAGATGCGCGAGACGGTTGAGGCTGTGTTGGCTGAGGTCAACGCTGATGCGCCTGCTCCGTGCCTTTCGATCTCTGAGACGGACGCCGGGTTCGACGTGCGCGCTGAGCTGGCTGATGTGGCCGCTGTGCGGTCTGCGTTGCAGTACATCGGCGGTCGGGTGTCTGCGGGCTGGCGTCGGGTGGAGTTCTAAACTTCTTCTGAAAGCTTGTAACGTTTGCGATGTGTGGTACGATACACCTAGTGTAAGGCACCGAACAACCGCAAGGCAGAGCGTCCGGGCGGTTGGAGGTGGTGGGAATTGTTCGGCAGAGCGTCCGGGCTGGCCTTCCACCTCATCGGTGCCGACATCTAGACATCGATCTTGACATCCGGTAAAGGAGCAGGTCATGGTTGCGGTTCGCTACAAGGATTGGTCAAAAGATCTCCCCGTGACCCGCGAGAAGGAGTTCAAGTCTGAGCGTGCGTTCCAGTCTTGGCTGACCAGGGTCGCCGAGCGGGGCAACGTTGAGGTGTTGGCCACGTGCCGTGAGGGTGCGTGATGCGGGCGCTGTGGGGTGTGCTGGTCGAGTTGTTCTGCTTGCTGTGGGGTGTGTTCGTAGCGGTGGCGTTTCTTGCTGTGGGCCTGCTCATCGTGGGTGTGACGTCGGGTGAGCTGACGGTGGTGCTGCTCAGTGTGCTGGCCGTGATCTTCGTTGGGTTCGTGGCGTGGTGTGTGCGGTTGTTGTTTACGGATAGTGTGTAACGTTCCTGGCCCCACGAGCGATATACTGTATGTAAGCGAACAACAACTTAGACGGAGGCACCAAATGGGCACCACGAAGTGGATCGACGCAAGCAAGCTCACCGCTGGTGCTGAGGTCTACATCAAGCCAGGCTTCGATACCTACAAGGTGGGTGTGGCGTTCGTGGCGGGTCCGGTCTCTGACGATGGCACGCTGCCGGTGACCTTCGAGGGTAGCGGTCGGGTGGCGTGGGTGCCGCTGCGATCGGTGTCTGAAAGCCTGTAACGTTTTCGATGTATGGTACGATATACCTAGTGTAAGGCAGTCAACCACCCGATCAAGGGAGCTGGTCATGGATCCGATTCGCGAGTTCGATCGCACCGAGCGAGTGTTCACGGGACGCTGGTATGTGCTGGTCAAGGTCTATGGGCCTGCGGGTGACTGCACTGAGGTCGACTCCGAGACGGGCGGTCCGGGTCTGCGCTATTCGGTGATGAAGCAGTACGTGCCAGCTTCGATGTGTGTCTGAAAGATCTTCAACGAGCCTGTAACGTTTGATCCACTCCGAGCGATATACCTAATGTAAGGCACACACGCACTACCCAATCAAGGGAGCTGGTCATCATGGCACGCGAGGTCGACACTTTCGAGTTCCGCACTTCCCACTGGACCGAGCCTCGCGGGCGTGGTAGCTGGATCTTCGAGAACAAAGACTCCGGTGAAGAGGTCACCTTGCAGGGTCCGTACTCGAGGGTGGTTCGTCAGCTTCCTGCGGGTAGTTGGAAGGTCCTTCCGTAGTTCACTAGTTCGCTCTGAGACCGGTTTCCGCAGGTGGGAGCCGGTCTCTTGCGTTGGGTAGGACTATGTAACGTTTGCGAGGTATGGTACGATATACATGATGTAAGCGAACGTACGAATTGACGGAGGGCGTCATGGCTCAGCGTAAGTACCGCAAGGGTGATCGGATTCAGTTTCTGAGCAACGGTGTGCTCGGTCAGGTGGTGCGCAATATGGGGCCTGCTGTCAATACTCGTACTGGCAATGATGTGATTGAGTGGCGCGAGGTGCTGCCTGACGGTGCTGGTGGGGAACGTTTGGGCGCGGTGTGTGTCCACGACGCGGAGAAGCTTTGGCTGGTCATGGCGGCTGTCTCAGCGTTTCCCAAGCCGGGTGTGTTGAGGTAGTAACGTTTGCATGGTTCACTACGATATACCTAGTGTCAGGCAGTGCACGGGGTTCAACCCAGGAGGTCATGGTCATGAAGTTTACTCACCCGGTTCTTGTTCTCACAGCCCTCGAGCTGGCGCGTCGTGAGCCCACTCAGGATGAGGTTCCCCCGAGCCTGACGGTGACGATGTCTGAGTTGGATCGGGCTGGCCTGGCTGAGTACGTCATGCAGCGTCGTGGTCGGGTGTCTCGCACACGGGTGCGTTTGACTGAGACTGGTCTTGCTCGCCTGCGTAGGGCTCGGAGGATGGCTCAGGAAGTCGCTGCTGAGGATGTGTAACGTTTCGTAGGCAAGTACGGAGACCGGTCTCTCACAGGGCCGGTCTTTTTGCTTGCAGGATCGAGTAACGTTTGCATGGTCCGGTACGATATAACCATTATGAAGAACGTGATCGTGGCCGCGTTGCTGGTGCTCTCAGGGCTTGCCTGCCCGCTAGCCCAGGCTGTGGGTTCTGACGTCGTGGTGGGGCACACAGCGGCTCTCTCGGTGCCGTTCATCCCGATCCTGGTGCGGGGCGGTGAGGGTTGCAGCGAGGAGCCTTCTGCGGATGGCACGACGGAGCGGATCTGCGGTGTGTTGGTAGCGGACTTGATCGAGTCTGTCTGACTCGGTAGGACTCATTAACGAGTAAGGAGCGCGAAGATGGCGGGTAAGGGCAAGTCAAGTACCGTATGTCAGGTTAATGGGATCACAAGCTTCTATGTCGAGTCTTTGCAGTCTGTTACGGCTATTGCTACGCAGCAAGGGAATACTGCTTCAGCTCAGGCTGCGGGCGATAAGCGGCGTGCTTTGATCCTTGCTGAGGAACTCTACGTGCGGGCTTTGCAGGATGCGGAGTATCTAGTCGAGTTGTATGGCGATCTTCTGTAGTTCGGACTTGCGGTTAGACGAGTCTTCTGATTAGGCTAAGCAGCGCCATCGCTGCTTGGCAGGCTTTCGATCAACAGGGCCACTGAGCAAGGAGTTTCTTATGATGGCCAACAAGGTCTTGCTTACCGCCTATGGACGTGAGGCACGGCGCCATATTGTGTTTGTCATCATCGTGGTGACGATCCAGGTGTTGGTCTCTATGGTCGTCTTTGTGGCTACGTTCCCTCTGGGCGCGGTGCATTGGTGGGCGCTCGTAGCGTGGGCTTTGTCGTTTGCTAATGGGCTTCTGCTGATTCGATATGTGCGTCAGGGTCTGCTAGGGAGGGGTGAACAGAAATGATGCCTCAGTATGGCGGCCTTCCTGTGGTGTTGATTCATTTCGGGCTTGATTATGCACCGTGGCTTACGTTGTGTACGGGTACGGAGTTCGTCACCCCTCGTATGGGTGGGTTTAGCGGGGAGTATTCGCAGGTCACTTGCCCGTTGTGTCAATACTTCGCGGTGCAGGGCGCTGCTGTGGCTGGGTAGTACCGGGTATGGTGACTTCACATAAGTCTTTAGAAGAGCGTACCGTTATTGAGGTACGTAGTGCATTGATGGATGCGCTGATATCAACCGATCCTCTGCGGGTCGTTTCTCCTGAGGGGCTTCCTGAGCGGATCGTTGAGCTGCGAGTTTCTTTGATTAGGAAGATCTCTGATGCTCATGCTGTCGCGCAGCTTCTGGAGACGGAGTATGCGAGGGAGCATCTGCGTCGTCGCTAGTTGGGTAGTACCGGGTATGACAGCACCCCGTGTTACTAAGCTTGCGGATCGTAGAGTGAAGATTGAGGGTTCCTACGATGATGTTTTCGCTACCCTCTCCCAGATGCATAATGATGGTGTCCTTGAGCGTGTGGTGCGTAGGGATGCGGATCGTACGAGTGATTATGCGGTTGCTCTGGCTGAGCTTCGTAGCCTTGAGCCTGCCCCTCCTGCAGCGGCCCCAGCCTCTGAGCGCCCTTCTGCCAGTACCCCTAAGCAATCACGCATCCGGTGGCCGTCTGTGGGCACGGTGCGTGTCCTGGGCCTGTGTGCGGGGATCCTCGTGGCTTCCGGGTTAGCGATTCTGGCGGCTTATGGTGTGGTCTTGGCTGCGGAGTGGATATGGGCCACTATCTTGGCTCATGTGACGGGCATTGTTACGAGTGCGGTACTGGTTGGTCTTGTTGCGTGGGCTATGCGTAGCAAGCTTTCTTCTGCTATCAAGGGCAAGTCTTCTGGTCTTTACCACACGCCGGGGATCTCCACAGCCCTTCCTGTGACGGTGCTTGATAATAAGGTTGTCGCTGGTGAGCGCGATGAGGATCTTATTACTACGACCAAGTACCATTGGTTGACTGGTAGGGTTAAGTCGGCCACTATTGTGGATGCTTCTGATGTGGTGCATACGGTGAAGGTTTCTCCTGTCTCTGGGCGTGTGAAGGCTTGTGTTCAGAAGCCCTCTGCTGAGGATGATCTCACTACACGGTGGATTGCCAAGATGCGGAATAAGCGTACGGGTCAGTCTATTGGTCGTTGGCGTGGTGGTTCGTATGATCTGATGGCTGATTCTATGTATGGTGGGTCGCTTGAGACTGCGGTGAACATGCATAGTGATGATCGTTGTGCTGTGGGTCATCTGCTTGACCTTGATCAGCCTTATGAGGGTTCGTGGGGTCGTAACGGTAAGAAGCATCCGAGTATGGCCAAGGCTCGTGCGATGTATGGTGATAAGCTTCTTAAAGATGTCATTGGTATGAATGATCGTGGTGTTCCGTTGCGTAAGATTGCTGATCACGTGGAGCGTAAGACTAGGAAACGTGGTCGGTAAGTACGGTGCAGATACGAGATACTTGCTCTCGGCTCCTGAATCTGCCCCCAGTGGAGTGTCTTCGGTTGATCTTTACGATGTCCGGTCTGTCCTCTGGAGTCCCATTCTCGAGGCCCAAATCCTCATATTTTATTTTTTATAATTTTTCTACGATGCAAAGGTCCACAGGGTGGGGTTTTTCTACCGGTCGGCTCGTAGATCCTGCATCGCCTTGACAACCTTGCATCTAGCCTGTATGTTGGTATTTCAAGCGTCAATCCGGTAGGAGGAGTCATGAGGCCGAGGGGTGTGCATCCTGCGTTGCTGGCTAGTGCGTTGGAGATGACGTCTCCAGTGCAGTGTGGTCGGTGTGGTGGGATCTACGATTTGGGTACTGTTGAGATTGTGGATCGGTATTTGGATTGTTCTGCGTGGCGTGCTCCGTGTTGTAAGGCTTATGTGGATAGTCGTTGTGAGGATGCACCGGGTTGGACGTCTCAGATTGATTACGTGAAAATTGACAAAAGCGAGATTATGGATTCGGCGTTTATCTACATGTGGGATATCTGATGGTTGATCACGTGATGGGTTATCGTGCGGGTTCGGTTGGGTTGAGTCGGTTTGGGATTCCTGATGTGTCTACGGCTCATTGGTATTGTTCGTGTGGTGGGTGGAAGGTTTACCGGTCGGAGAATGGTGTTCCGTTTCGGCCTACGGCTGAGAAGCGTTTTGCTACACATGTTGCACTAGCGGGTAGGACTGAGACATGAACGGTGTTCGGTTGGATAGTGCTTCTGGCACGATGGAGATGACGTTTACTGTTGAGGAGGAGTTGGAGCGAGTTTATAACTGGTTTGATGCTTGTTATATTCAGGTTCAGACTGTTCTCTTGCGTTTTTCTTTACCGGCGATTCGATCGGGTGATTCTTGGGTTTGCGATACAGTCAGGGTGTACGGGATGAAGTTCGATGAGGGTGGTCGTCGGTTGAGTGGCGGGACGGTCATGTGGGAGGTTGCTACGGAGCGGTTTCGTCCTGAGTGGTTGCGAGCTTTGATTCTGAGTAGCTGTCCCGCACCTATCGTCGGGTAGGACTCGTCGTGACTATGCGCGGAGAGCCTTTCCGGGTTGGTCAGTGTTCGTGGTGTCGTGCGGTGTATCCGTTGTTTTTGTCTGAAGACTCACACGAGATGGTTATCATCAGACATCGTTCGCGGTATAATGATTTGGGGATCCTAGGTATCTGCCTAGGTCAGTTGCTACCTCCGTTAAAGGAAATTCGAGATGACTGATACGACGAACCGCTCTGTTATTGACGAGATGGTCTCGCATGCTCGGCGGGCGAGGGATCTTGCGAAGCAAGCGGAGAAGTTGCTGGAGTACTTTGCTGATCATCGTGGTGTGAACGAGGATGTTGATCGTGCGGCTAATTATGCGGTGGATGATTTGTCTGGTGCGATCGGTACGTTGAATGAGCTTTGTGCTCGGATGCCTGTGTCTTTGCCTGGTGAGTTTTTGCTTACGAATGCGCATAGGTTTATGTTGTCGATGGCTCGTGATGAGCGTTTGTGTCTTTATCGTGGACATCCTTCGTGGGTTGGTTATAGGTTGCGTGGTCGTGTACGAGAAGTTGGTTATATCTCTTTGACTGCGAGTCAGGTTGTGACGTATGAGGATTTGATTGATCATGGTTGGTTGTCGCGAGCAGATGATGGGCAGCCCTCGCGGGTGTTGAAAGATTCGAACGGGTAGGAGTGGTTATGGATGCGGCGCGTACCATGGAAGAGCATGTTGCTAACTGTAAGAGGAATAGGTTTCCGTGGTGTGATACGTGTAAGCTTCCTGCCGTCTTTAAGGAAGGTCAAGGTTACTTGCATTCCACTCCGGAGAGTCCGTTCGGAGTTTATACAATTAACGATCCGTCTGGCCATGAGGTCACGTGTAAGGAATGGTGGTATGAGACATGATGACTGGGCGGCAGTGGGCGGATTCGTTGTCGGGTGAGGCACGGGAGCTGCTGTGTTCTGTGTCGGTGTGTCCGGAGAGTCATGGGTATTTGGTGTCGGGTCAGGGTTCGTCGCACATGTTGGTGGGTGGTTTTCTAGACGGTCGGTTGTCTCACGGGGCGGTGTATTCGCATCGTGTGATTGGTGAGTTGATTGACTGGAATTTGATCTATATGCAGGGTCGTGGGGCTGACGAGTATTTGCCTGAGTTTGATGGTCGTACGGATGAGGATGGCACGCGTGTGTGGTGTCATATTCGTTTGACTAAGACTGGTAGTGATGCTTCCTATTTGTTGAAGGCGATTGAGGATTAGTCATGACTTACGATGAGATCATTTTGCTCGAGGGTGGGGAGTACCTTGAGGTTGCTGTCGGGCCTGATGGTGCGGTCCCGGTGGATTGGAGTTCTCCTGTGGCTCGTGGGCGGGTGATTTCGTTGGTGTATGGGCCTGGTGTTCCGCGTCATGTGGTGGAGGTTGTTTTGACCGCTAATAATGATGTGGGGATACGGCATATTACTGATTTTCAACGGTTACGTAGGATGGGTTCTCATGAAGACTCCTCAGTCGGCTCTTGAGGCTGCGTGCCATTCGGTGGGGTTGTGGATAGACGATCCTGGTGCTGTGCATATTGCGATTGCTCTGGAGGTGGCGATGCCTCACATTGAGCGCGCGGTGCTGGAGTCGGTGTTTGCGCCTCGACATGGTTATGATGCTCCTTCCTGCTGGGAGATCGTGCGGGATCGCCTTCGTGAGTTAGGTCGTGAGTTGACTTGACCCAAGTTGCTGATTTGTTGCGGTCTCGGTTGTGTCATCAGTTTGATGTGCGTCGATTGACTGCGCTGGTCGGTGCGGGTGGGTTGGTCCCGCTCGTGACGGGGGAGTGGGTTCCGTATTGTTATTTTGATAATGCGGCGAGTACTCCGTGTTTGGTGACGGTGCGAAAGGCCGTTGTTGATTTCTTGGAGTATTACTCCAGTGTGCATCGTGGGTCTGGGTTGTTGTCTGCTTATTCCACGGAGGTTTATGAGGATGCGCGTGCGGTTGTGGCTGCGTTTGTGGATGCGCGTCCTGATGATTGTGTGATTTTTACTCGTAATACGACTGATTCGACTAATCTTATTGCTTCGGTGCTCGAGTCTAGCGATTCGGTGTTGGTGTGCGCGGGTGAGCATCATGCCAATTTGCTGCCGTGGCGTCAGGGGAGTGTCACGACGCTGCCTGTGTCGCGTTCTCCCGGTGAGGTGTTGGAACGGTTGGAGGCTGCGCTTCGTGCCGGGAGCTTTGCTCTGGTGGCGGTGACGGCGGCTAGTAATGTGACTGGCGAGATCTGGCCGATCGCGGAGATCGTCGCTCTGGCTCATCGTCATGGTGCTCGTGTGGTGGTCGATGCAGCTCAGCTTGCTCCGCATCATCCCATCAGTATTAGAGACTGGGATGCGGATTGGGTGGTGTTTTCGGGTCATAAGTTGTATGCCCCGTTTGGTGCGGGTGTGGTTATTGGTCGTTCGGATTGGTTGGCTCGGGCTAAGCCTTATTTGTTTGGTGGTGGGGCTGTTGACTATGTTTTGGTAGATGATGTGGTGTGGGCTGGTCTGCCGGATTTACATGAGGCGGGCAGTCCTAACACTGTGGGGGCTATGGCTTTGGGTGTTGCTTGTCAGACGCTGTCTTTAGCGGGGATGTCTCGGCTGTCTGCAGCGGAGTCTTTGCTATTTGACGTCTTGCGGCGTGGGTTGTCTTTGGTTCCTGGGTTGACGATATATGAGATGTGGCCTGGGGATTTTGAGCGTATCGGGTTGGTTACGTTCAATCTGGCCAATGTTGGGTATGCCGAGCTTGCTGCCATTTTGAGTGCGGAGTTCGGGATTGGTGTGCGGCATGGGTGTTTTTGTGCGCATCCGTTGATGGCGTGTCTGATGGGTGTCTCTGATGACATGATGCGTACGATTGGTCATGATCTGCACACGGCGAAGTCTTTGTTTGTTCCGGGTGCGGTGAGGGTGTCGTTGAGTGTGGGGACTTCCCTTAACGATATCATTCGATTGCTTAATGCTTTGCATATCATCGCGGATGGCGGTTCGAGGTGGAAGTATTTAACTTCTCCTGATGGTAAGGATTGTGTTCCGTTGTCTGATGACCGGGTGTTTCCTACGTCTCCGTTTGATCTGTCGTACTTGGGAGTGTGAGGATCTTCGCCGCTGGGTAGTACTGAGACATGACTGAGTTACTTCCTGGCGCCACTCTCTATGGTTTTTGTGGCGGTGTGTTTGGTCGAGATTCATACGAGGACAAGATCGTCGTCGCTGCGGGTTGTGGTTGGTTGGTTGCCAAGAGCTGCAACAGTGAAGATTTTTATTTCGCGCAGGGCGACAGTTTGAAGACGTTAGAAAGCTACACAGAACCGAGGACTGATGATGACTACTAGTCTTGATCGTGTGATGAATCGGTTGAGTCCTCCCGCTGGAGACATGATCGTTTATGTTCGTAAGTCTCTAGGTGGAGGTAATGGGTTCGCCATCTTGGTGGATTCTGGAGACAATACTAAGGCGTTGGCTGTCGGGGTTAATGACAGCGCGCTTGAGCGCCGTGGGGATTATCCTGCTGAGGTGGTGCAGGAGCTTCGTGACAATGAGCTGATCAGCACGCACGCTTTCGTCGCGGATATGCCTGACTATTCAGGTCGGAAGCTCAAGGACAAGAAGACTGGTTGTCATTTGCGGCTTACGCCGTTTGGTATTCGGGTCGCTAATGAGCTTCGCTCGGGTGGTCTGAGAAATGACCGATGAAGCGAAGGCTCTGCTTGTAGACATCTGGTGGGAAGAGCCGATGCGTTTTGCGGCTATCCCTATTGCTGCTTGGCCTGCTTATGCCGAGTTGTGTCAGAGCGGTGTGCTGGCCCCGTTTACGACAGGTGGATCTGGCCGTCGTGGTATTCGAGTCAACATTCGTGGACGCAAGCTTGCTGAGGAGTTGGCTGTGATGGACGATTTCAACGGTGGATGGCAGTGGATGAGTGAGCGTTATGAAAGATCTTAAGCCTGGTACGAGGATCTATCTTTCGTATCAACGTTTTGTTCATGCGTTGTGGTTTGGTACTGCTGTTGTGGTGTCGTATGATTCACATTACGAAGAGTACGTGATCGATCGTGATCCTGGCTCAGCTACGGATAAGTTGGCGCCTCTGCGTCAGCGTTGGCCTGAGCATCACGCTCATCGCGCGAAGTATCAGCCGGGTGTGGAGCCGGATGAGCGCGTTCTACCGGGTGTGTATCCTGCTGTGTCTAAGCGTTTGATTGAGTTGGGGTATCGTAAGGGTACTCATTTTACGGTCCCGCTTGAGCCTTCTGACGAGATGGTTTGATATGAATCAGGATGTCGAGGAGACTCGCGCTCGCTGGCTGCAGATGCACAGCGCCAATCATCATGTGGTGGCGTTTTTGAAGGCTGGCGCGGAGAAGCAGAATTCTGCACCTTCGCTTAACGAGCAGTACCGTTTGATTTACACGTTCTATCTTGCGCATGGGTTTATTCCGGCGCACGCTTGGCTTTGTCTGTTGAGGATTCTCGCGGAGCGCAACTAACCGTGACCCATTCGGGTAGGACGTTGCATGGCTACCCGGACACTGAGATTCACTGAGCCCACTATGGTTTATGAGGGCTTGCAACTTGCTGATCGGCAGACTCCCGTGGAGGACATCCCTCGTCGGATTCGTCAGACGATTCAGGAGTTGGAAGTCGTCGGCCTGGTCGCTCAGGAGTCTGTTCGCTCGGGTAGGGGGAGACGAGTTCCCCAGTTGTGTCTGACACAAGATGGTCGTAGGCGTTTGCTTACCGCCAGGCGTGCGATGTTGGATGCGGCGTCAGCACCTGTGATGGTTAATTAGGGAGATGTCGTGTTCGGTGGCAGCAAAGAGAAGTGCTCGAATTCGAGTGTTTGGGGTTGTAATAATTATGCGACCTCGAAGGTGAAGGGTGTTCTTGTGTGCGATTCGTGCAATGTGTACTCGGGTAACGTCACTACGGTGCGAGGCAATCGTGCGTTCGTGGTGGTCTCTAAGAGGTAGTTAGGGGAGGCGTCGGGGCCTCCTTTTGAGGAGTGGATGAGCATGGAGTGGGCTTTGTTGGAGCTGGATGAAGATAGTATTTGGCAGGTGGTAGGACAGACCGCTCATGAGGAGAAAGCCTCTGAGTTTCTCGATGACGCAGACGATGGTTTGCGTAAAGTGATCCCCTTGGAGTAGTCGTGCTTCCACCATTTTACTATTTTTCTTCAAAGCTGCTGACGCATCTTAACTCGGCTACGAAGTATCCGTCGATTCCTACGTACCATGCGTTGGGTGAGCGTGGTCGTCTGACGGAGGCGCGCAATGTTGTCTTTGATGGACCGGTTAACGTGTCTGAGAAGATCGACGGTGTTAATGCGCGTATCATCTTGCCACCGTGGGGTCAACGGGGCGGTAATCCTATCCTCGGGTCGCGCGAGGAGTTGCTGCACTACGTTGGAGATTTGATTTACAATCCTACTGAGGGAATTGTAGATACGATACTTCCGGTTTTGACTTTGCCTCCGGAGACTTTGCCGGGTACGGAGATGCAGCAGCGTCGTGCGTTGGGGCAGGAGTCTTCGAATATCATCGTGATTTACGGTGAGGTCTATGGTGGAACTACCACTACGCGTAAGCAGTATACGTGTGCGGGCGTGCCTGGTTTCCGTGTGTTCGATATCGCTATAATTGATCCTGATGTGTTGGATTGGCCTGTTGAGAAGATCTCTTCGTGGCGTCAACATGGTGGACAACAGTTCTTAAATTATGCATCCATGGTGGAGTTGGCTACGGATGCTCTGTTGTCGGTGGTGCCTCAGTTGGCTGCCAGTGCTCCCCCGGTGGGTGTTGCTGACACGTCGGAGTGGTTGGGTCGGACGATTTCGCATAGTTACGCTGTGTTAGATGATGGTGCTGTTGGCCGTCCCGAGGGGTTGGTTGTGCGGTCGGAAGATCGATCGAAGATCGCTAAGATTCGGTTCGAAGACTATAGGCGCACGTTGACACCTCCTGTTCCTACGAAGAAGCGAGGTTCGAGTGGGAAGTCCGAGCAGGGCTGATCGTCCCGCTGTCGCGGGTCATGTTGAGCAGCCCATGCCTGCTCCTGTGGTGGGTGCTGTGGGCACGCACGAGCTGATGCTGGGCGACCTTGGGTGGGTGTTTCCCGCTCAGGCACGCGAGGCTCTGGCGGTCATCATTGAGGAGCGGATGCGCATCGGGCTGGCGCGTTATGGTCAGCCGTTGCAGCCTGGCAATGGTCGGTCGGATCTGCGTGATGCGCTCGAGGAGGCGGTCGACCTCGCGGCTTATCTGTGCAATGCCGATCGTGCGGGTGTGGGCGGGGCTGTGCCTCTTGACCAGATGTATCGGATGGCCATTCGTATGGCTGCGTGGCTTGCTTTGGCTGTGTCTAATGAGGTAGAGGTGTCTGACGGGTAGTACTCGTCATGCCTATCTCGATTGAGAAGATGCAGGTTGCTTTCTGTGACGCGTGCGGTACTCGTCGTGTTGCGTCCGTTGATGAACCTCTCCTAGGAGCTACTGGGACGGTTCAGGTTGACGAAGACTTCGGCGGATACGTAATAAAGTTTTTCTCGTGTCAGACTACTGCCGAGCATATTGCTTTGGCTTATGCGCGGGCTCGCGAGACTGAGTTTGATCCGGCTCCTGTGGTGCCTGTCGTCGTGGAACGTGCCGACGATCCGTGGCCTAAGCGTCGTTCCCCTCGCCGTCCTGCGGACGTTTTGGTCGCTGAGTTGCGCGAGTTGTGGATCAATGATGGCGCGCGTCCTTCTATCACCAAGGTGAAGAGGGTTCTCCACGTTGGCGAGAAACGGGCAAAGTACCTACTCAGTATGACTCCTGACCCTACGTGAGGTTGTAGTAATGCGATTGTCTGGACCGGAGCCTGCACGTTTTGAGGCAGGTCTTTGTAGTTGGAATGTAGCATGGCCAGGTAGCACAGTGTCTAGATACTGTAAGGATGAACGCGAGGGTATCTATATCTACTGTTTCCCGCATTGTGAGATTGCCATCATGCGTGATGGTGCTATCTGGGAGGATTTGCGTCTTTCGTAGGGTTTCTTTCATGGTCGGGTAGGACGATGAATGTCGATGTCATGTCCTCCCCGAATTCCGGGCGTCGATCCTTATGTGCAGTCTGGCGTGCACGAGATAGGACATGCTCTTGTATCAGGTCGTAGTGAAACCAACGCGACAGTTCTTAGTGTAGAGATTTGGGAACAAGACGGCCACGTTGTTGGCATGGTGATCAGTGAAATCCCTGAGACACCTAATGGCATAGGCGTCCGGGTTGAGCGTAATTCCTGGGTTGCCCCAGAGGATCTCTATGCGGCGTGTGTCAGTTCGGTAGCTGGACAGCTTGCTGAGGCCATGTGGTTAGTGCGCCATCACGACTTTGACTTGTCTGAGGCTCTTGCTGCCACGAACGATACGGCTTGGTTCGATCAGGCCAATTTTCGACGGTATGCTGATTTGTTACGTCCTGTGATGCCGGACATCTCTGTGCGCGGGTGTCGCGCGGAGGCTGGTGCTTACCTTCGGAAGAGGTGGTCTGACGTGGAGCGGTTGGGCAAGAAGTTGGCTAATCGACATTCCCTACGGCCATCGTTGGTGACTGCATAATGAGCGATCTTGAGTACGATAAGCTTCGCGCGGCTGCTATTCATGAGACGGGGCATGCATGGCTTGGTTCCACTATTGGTCTTGACTTAAAGAAGATCAGTATGTGGAAGAGTTTTATGGCCGTCGCGGGTGAGGTGACTGTTGATAGGTCTAAGACGTTAGGTGTTTTCGAAGACGATTTCGACATGCTTGCTTTGTTTTATGTTGGCGGTCAGGAAGCCGAGTCAATATGGCTCGCGAGTGTTTACTCTTTAAGTATTTTTGAGGCACGACATATTACTAATGCTAGTTCTCGTTATGATAGGCGTTCGTTTCGAGAGTTAGCTCACTGTGCTGGTGTGGTGAGAGGTACTGTCGAGGCTCAGGCTAATGCGATTCTGAAGAGACACTGGCCTTCGATTGAACTTCTTGCTGACCGACTTGAATACAAACGTACTATGACTGCCGCTCCTGTGAATGCTGCAGTTGGTTCTAAGAATACTGATGGTTCACGACGTATTAAGAAGGTTACTCCGGAGATGTTGGTCGGAGCACGTCCAGGGAGACACTGATGGCTGATTATATTAACTGTGGTGCTTGGACTTCACGCGGCATTCGTGTTCAGACTAAGTCTGAGTTGAAGTCACTGATTGCACAAGATCCTGATTTTGTTCGTTTCGATCCTACTTCTATGCATCCAGGTTCGAACAATAATGGTGAGGATATACACGGGGGTTCCATACCTGATGGAGTTATTCTTTCGGTGTGTGGACCGGATCCGGCACGTAATCGGAAGTGGTATGCGATGGTGACGAAAGGCAAGCGCGGCGGGATCAAAGTTTCTTGAGTTGCGGGTAGGACTCGCAGCAAGTGGAGGGAGTGTTTCATGGCAAATACAGTGCCGGTGGTGACGGCTCATACTCCTGATGGTCGTCAGATTGCCGGTCCGACGGTATTGGCGATGTTCTTGGAGAGGCAGCCAGATACCCTTACGTTCATCTCTGTTGATGGGGGTGATCAGTTCAAGCCCACCCAGATGCCGGGTAAGGCTCAGGTCAAGGTGAATGGGCGAGGGGGAGGTGGAAAGGCGGCTACGGTTACTCGTTCGAGCAACCGTGGGGGATTCACGGTTAAGTAACGAGAGGTTGGTCGAGCATGGCTAATGCCACTGCATACAAGGCAAAGGTTGTCAAAGACAACGGCGGGAAGGTGAAGGACGCGACAGAGCTGGCTGATCTGTTGAAGAAGGATCCGGCCATGGTGACGTTCGATTTGTCCAATCCTGGCAAGGGTGCTCAGGCTGGCGCTCCTAATACGCCTGGCGACAAGCTCCCCAAGAATACCGTCTTGGAGGTCGCAGGAATCAACGCGAAGGTGACGGTAAACAACAAGGGGGTGCCTACCGTTACCTAACGATTGTGTTTCGACAGAGGCCCCTTTCACTTAATCACTGGTGAGAGGGGCCTCTTGTTGGGTAGTACTGGTTGTCATTCAATCTGGAAGGAGGGACTGTCATGGATTGGCGCCATCGTGCTGAGTGTCGCAACGAGGACCCAGAGCTGTTCTACCCTGCTGGCACCAGCGGTCCGGCCTTGCTCCAGATCGCCGAGGCTAAGGCTGTGTGTCGTCGGTGTCCTGTCGTCAACGAGTGCCTGAACTGGGCTATGAAGTCGGGCCAGGATTCCGGCGTCTGGGGCGGGATGGATGAAGGGGAGCGTCGGGTGCTTAAGCGTCGCAGGGCTGAGTGGACTCGTAAGCATGGCCGCGAGGCCGCTGAAGAGCTGACGTCTGTGTAGGTGGTCTGCCCGGTGTGGATCTCTGTTCGCACCGGGTATGACCTGAGATGATGGTATGGATTCTCGAGATTCTTGCAGTGGTTTTCCTGTGGTTTCTCAAAGCGTCAGGCATTTATCCAGACATGTCGTGGTTAGTTGTACTGGCTCCGATTTGGGTTCCTTACGGTATCGTTCTCATGCTTGGCTACTTTGCGACTCTTCTTCCGGGTAAGCGTTCGAGACGTCGTGCAAGATAGTTACTCTACGTAGTAACGTTCTGCGTCTGTCTTGCGATATCTAAGTATGACCGATTTCGACGAGCCAGTAGATTTTGACGAGGTAGCTTGCGACGAGGAATCTTTGACTTCTCTGATTGAGGGAGGTTACGTCGATGGCGAAGCGCTCTTTTTCATCCTCGCTCGTTGGAGAGCTGCGATGGACGTGGTGGGGATTCCTGAGTTGGTGGGCACGCACGAAGCCATGGCTGTGATTCGGAGCGCTCGCAGATGGCGCCGTTGGGATATCTTTACGAAGTACTTTTTTTGGTTTCTGTTTTTGTTACCAGTAATGCTCTCTCTAACTATGTCGATAGGTGTTTAGCATGGACGAGTATGTGGCCATAGATTGGAAGCAACGCGCTTACGAGGAAAATGAAAAGTGTGCTAAGTACCGTGAGCTTTTGTGTGCGATGACTGGGTTGCCTATTAATGCTTCGTTGCATCAGCATCGGTTTGCTGCAGAGCAGCTTAAGAAACGTTGGCGTCAGATAGCCGCTTTGGCTGATCGTTGGGACAAGATCCCTTACGGTCGTGGGTCGTCTATCTCGTGCGCTCGGGACTTGCGTAAGGCTTTGGGTATCGCAGAGGGTAGTACTGAGACATGATGCGAACTATTGATGTAGCTGCTGTAACTGAGTTACTGGATGAGTGGGATACCCAAATCTCTGACGATGATTCAGCGCGTATTCAGTTTGCTGCCAAGGAGCGTCTGCTCAGAGAGATTGAGTTCGAGGCTCGAGTGAAGGTTCGTCGCACGATGGCTGCTGAGGTTCGGGCGGCGTTAGGGCTATGACGCTTTCGGGCACTGATCTTGTGGTCTGCCTGCTCGCTGCAGGCTTGTGTGCTTTCATCGCTGGCTGGATCGCCTGCTGGGCGGTCGCGATGCGTTATGGGGAGCTGACGGGACGGTTCCGGGAGCGTAAGGATCGTGCACGTCGTCCCCACGTTGCTCTCATTGCTATTCCCTCGGGCGTGGCTGCTGCGCTTGCTGTTCCTGTTGAGCCTGATGTTAACGAAGAGCATGAGTTGATCTCGACGTGGGCGGCACATAAAGTCGTGACTGGGTAGTACTTGTTATGACTATCGTATCGTGGGCCTCTCAGACTCAAGCGTTACGAAATGTGGCTGCAGCCGAGCTGTTGGAGGAAGCAGCCAGGCCGATGATCAGTGCGATTAAGACTCTGTCTAAGGACAATGGTGGTCGTCGTGGTATTGCTTCTACTACTGCCCTTGTTACGTTGCGGAGCGCTGTCAGGCTTTTGGTTGATGAAGCTGGTCTGCTTCGATTGGAAGCGCTCGCCGTCACGCATCGTCATTGCGATGATTGCAATCGTAGGCAAGATGAGCATTGTCCTGGCGAGGGTGCTGACGTTGTGTGTGGCGCCTGTCCGCTTCCTGATTCGCCGCATCCGGACCCTGCTTGTCGGATGATGTCTCGATCCGGAGGGTGGGTTCGGCGATGACTCGGTCAGCGGTCACTTTGAATTACGTTCGGGCTCACGAGTTGGCAGCGCAGCGTCTGGAGACACAAGTTGACGTACTCTCGCTGCAGTGCAATGGCATGAAGCTGAAAGCTGCTCGCGGCAGTTCTATGTTCTCGGATCCTGGGGACATGGCTGCGTATTACCTTATTGACGATTTGCGTAAGGCGTCGAAGACTTTGTTGAATTCAGCACAGGCGCATCGGGCGCGAGCTACTGCCTTCCTGAACGCTCCGTGTCCCGCTTGTCTTGCGGGCCAGCGTTCGCACTGTGCTAGTTGTGGATCGTGTGCTGTTGCAAATCGTGGTCCGTCGTGTCGGGATCTTGAGTGTGAGTTGGCGAGTTCTCGCGTGTCTGTTGATACGTGAGGTATGATCGTTTCGACAAGTCAGTTCTTTACGCTTCGAGCCTTCCTGACAAGTCCAATCATGTCTTTTTCAGTTCGACTCGACTATTCTTGTCCATTCACCTCGCCTCGAGGCGTTTGACTTTTTCGTCCTAAATGGGAGAATTCTGTTATGGATCTACGTATTGGTGTCGCGGCTGTGGTTCTCGCTGTTGCAGCGCTTGTGTCTGGCGTCGCGTGGGGAAGTTCTGCGTCGACGTCTACGACTGTGTTGGCTTGTGGGGATACTCCTGGCTTCTGTCCTAATCCTCCGACGACGGCGCATGAATCGAACATGCGTGATGGGCAGATCGTCGGCGGGACTCACGATTTCTAGGAGTTAGTTGCTGGGCCTTCGGGTAGGACTTGACACTTGCTGTCTACCCGGAGGTGTGTTATGACTCTTAACATGGTCGGTGTTGTGGTTGTACTGGCTCTCGTATTTGCTTTAGTCGTCATTATGAAGCGACACCAGACTCAGCACTGTAATCACTTGCATCATCTGTCTAATGCTTTGGTCGGTCTGGTCGCTTTCATCGATGAGCGCGTTCCGGGGGAGCTTCCCGAGGAGACGCGGAGTTTCGTCGCTGACTACACTGCGCAGTGGAGTACTGACGAGTATGTAGAGGAGCCGGTCGGGGATAAGAGTGTCTGATTCTGACTTGACTCCTATTTACGATCAGCTTTCGCAGGAGCATGAGACTCATACTGGAGTTTTCACTCCGGACGATCCGTTGGATACTTCTGTGCCTCTCCCAGTTGATCCTGTGGTCGCGGCGGCAGATATCGACCCTGTTGTGGGTCGCCCAAGCTCCGAGTAGCTCGTTAGTCATGCATGGCTGGACGGGTATGACTAGTCATGGTCTTGTTTAGCACATCGATACTATCTGTGCTTTTCTGGCTCGCTGGTATGAGCGGTCGGTGTGCTGCGCGTCGTGATCACCAGTTCTATCTGAGGGAGACAGTATGCGTAAACGACAAAGATTCGTAGTGGCGGGGGCGATTGTTGCCGTCGTGGGTGTGTTGGGCTCGTGTTCGACTGCTGATCCCTCACCGGGTCAGGTTGCGGCGCATTACAGTAATGGACCGTTTTCTTCGCAGGTGTTTCAGGACTGCGTCGCACCGGGGCAGCTGGCTTATCAGGGTGTTAGTGATGATCACTTCTACTACCCTGCTGGTCAGCGTTCGTTCAAGTTCAGTAATGATCCTGACTCGGATTATCCTCCGATTGAGGTGATGAGTAGCGATAGTCAGGTGTTGACGGTTAGTGGCACCATGGCTTTCACGTTGGACACTTCTTGTGCGCCTTGGGATGACAAGGATGCAAATGGCAATGTCATCAAGCATTGGCCAGGCGGTTTGTTGCAGAGGTTCCACGAGACACTGGCCATTCAGGACAGCGCGTTTTCGACTTCTGGTGGAACTGAGCCCGGTCCTGGTTGGGATAAGTTCATTGGTAAGTACGTGAAAGATACCGCCGAGCGTGCGATCACCAATGAGGCTCTGAGGTTCGGTTGGTTTGCCTTGTCTAACGATCCTGCGTCGCGTGCGCAGTGGGAGAAAGACGTTGTCACCAAGGTTCCTGATCTGGTGACGGCTCAGATGGGTGCTCCGTACCTGCATATTGACAACATTCTGTTGCAGAAGCCCGTACCTGGCCCTGGTTTGCTGGCTGGTCTTGCTTCGAAGCAGGAAGCTCAGTTGCGTTCGGATGCTGTCGATATTGACAAGGCTGCAGCTTTGAACTTCCCTGGTGGCATCAACGCGTACGCGGATTACCAGCAGAAGTTGGGTGTGCTTGCTCTGCAGCGTTCGATCGCTCGCGCTATTGATGATGGCAAGGTGAAGGCTGTTCCGGTCCCTGCGGGTTCGCCCGTGATTGTCAGCCCAGGCGGGTAGGTGTCTGATGGCTAAGGGTGAGATCTTCGTTTTCACTGCGCTTGTTCTTATGCTCGCATTGGGAATGCTGGTCTACAAGTTGTGGCAATACTTCAGTAAGATGGCGTGGGAGAGGGCGCGACGTACTGCTCCGTGGTTTTCACGATCTTCTATCAATCCTGATGGATCTGTGACGGTGTTGGTTCGTCGTGAGGCGTGGGTGGGCTGGTCGGTTGAGATGGTCGGCGAGCCTGTCGAGGTCGCAACGATCAAGGTGGCGGATCTGGATCTGGGCTTGCTTCAGGAAGCTGAGGGTCGTGCCGAGATCGTGGCTAATACCTACAACCGCACCAGTTTGCCCTAGCTGACACCCTGCGCAGGAAGCCTCAGTTCCTTCGGGAGCTGGGGCTTCCTGCGTTTCTATACTTTCTTGCCTGACCTAGTTGACCTCGTAGACCTTGCATGCTACCGTATGGGTAGTACTTGATGACGGGGATCAACCCAGGAGGTAGACATGGCAACGTCTGTACGGACCGACGAGCACCGCGAGGGTGTGCTGGTACCCGCGAACTACAGGTTTCGCGAGGTGCTGGATCTCTACGCTGGTGGACCCAAAGATGACGTGATCGCTCTGGCCAAGCAGGCAGCGGTCCCTCCGAGGTGGCTTCAGTTCGTAGAGCGTCAGCGCGCTCGGGTGAAGCAATACCAGGCTCGCGCAGTCGGCGATCGTCCTCGGTTGTCTCAGTGCAATATCTGTGGTGCGCACATTCGTTACGCGGTTGTGTGGGCATACAATCCCGAGCCGGGTGGTCACTTCGCTGGTTACATTACTACGGGTACTGACTGTGCCTCGTCCGTCAATGCTGCACTCGAGTCGGAGATTGCTTCTCAGGCTGGCGCTCTGCGTGAGTTCGTCGCTGGCATGCGTAAGCAGGCGCGGTCGGCTGCAGCGGCGCACACGGAGCCTGCTGTGCCTGTTGAGGCGGCGTCACGGTGGTCTGCTGTGGATCGTCGTCGTCAGGCGTGGATCGCGGAGTCTAACGATCACTATCGGGTCGCGCACTTCCTGCACGCTGTGTCTGGTAACCACGCGGATCTCGGTTGCACTGGTAAATGTTTTCACTGTGACGTGACGGCTCAGTTGGTTGAGACCGGCTCGTTGTCGGAGCGTCAGGTTGAGGCTGTGCTGCGTTCTGTGCCTTCCTGGGAGGCGCATGGTCGGCTTCCTGAGCCTGCCTTCGAGATTCCTTCAGGTGAGACCACGATTACAGGCACGCTGGCTTCAGCGCGCAATGGGCACATGCTCATTAAGTGCAAGGGCTACCGTGTGTGGACGATTCCCCCGGAGGGTCTGCGGTCGGCTCAGACGGGTTCTCAGGTTCGGTTCACTGCTTATGTGGAGCCTTCCACGAAAGATCCTAAGTTTTTGATTGCTCGCGATGTTCGGGACGGAGAGGTTGTCGGTTGAAATGGCTAGGGGTAGACGTCCCGTTCCGGAGGGCTTCGTTCGGATACTAGATCGTCGTAGCTCCGGTGCGGCGGGTGCGCACAAGGGTAGGACTGTGACGAGAAGTGCTGAGAGAAGCTCAGCTATTCGATCGAGCAGGGAGAATTAATATGTGTAAGTCGATTACTGTCGGCGAGCTTTTTGCGACCGATAATCGGACTTTGACGGAGAAGATGGACGATCATTCGAAGCAAGATAATTTCGAGAGTGCTTTGACTGGTGTTCAGTATCAGCTTCGTCAGGCTCGGATCGCTATGCTGGCTGCGGGAATGAAGATGCAGGATACTGATCGCCCGGAGATTGAGGTTGACGATTTCAGGTTGTACGACACTGCGGTGGAGGCAATTCAGAATCTTCAGGCTCGTATTCGTGACATTCTTGATGATTTGGATCCTAACGCTCCCATCCCGTCTGAGCGGCAGCTCCGCACGGATCAGGTCTAGTCTTCCTACGTCGTGTTCAGAGAGGTAGTTATGCATCCGAATTCAGCATTTGCTTGGGATGATACTTCTCATCCTGCTCTTGCAGCCAAGGCGCGCGAGGCTCAGTTGGAGAAATTAGATACTCTGATGTATGTGCAGAAGAAGCTGATTGAGTCTCAGCGGGCACTGCTTGATGCTTTGTCGTCTCTGGTTGATACCAAGGTTGAGTTGTCTGCTGCTAGGAAGAAAGCGGCCAGTGAGACTCAGGGTTTCTTGACGGATTTGCAGCTGGCAACGCTGGAAGCATTCGCTTTGATTCAGCAGGGATCGGTTTAGCGGGTACGACCAGTCGTCTTCGGACAGGGCATAGTAGAGCCTGAACAGACAGAATAAACTAGATATGGGGAGCACCGAAGAGTGGTTGTGACTGGTCATGTCCACTCTCGGTGACTCGCTACGTTACACTGCAGATCGACTACTCAATTCTGTTCAGGCCCGTTCGATTCATTTGACAACCCGGCACAGGCCCTCTCGCATCCATGCGACAATGCGAGTCTTGTCTCCCCCTGGCCCATGCCGACTGTCCGTCTCGCCTCCGTATCCCATCCTTTCCGTTCTGTGCCGACGAGCCAGCTCGATCCGGGTCTCTCCCACCCACCGACTAGTCTCTGCGGATCCTCCCGGGTCAGGTGACTCTGCCGATCTAGTCCCAGCGCATCATCTCGTGTCCGACTATCCGTATCCGTGCTTGTCGTTTCCAATCGACCAGTCAGTCCCGGTCAGTTCGTGCCTTGTTCCGACAGATCGCTGCTGTTCGTTTCCCGTCAGTGCGACGGACCGAGACTGTTCGCCTCCAATCAGTTCGACTACTCGACACAAGTCACCCCAAGGCCGACGAACCGTTAGGACTAGTTATGGCACTGAGTGAGTCGGTGAAGAACCGTCTGCTGAACTGGAAGTTCGAGCAGGCGTGGCAGACCTTGTCTGAGGAGATGGGCGGGGATGCTTCGGAGGCTGAGGTTCAGACGGTGCGGGCGTTGGCGATCACGTTCGGGGATCCGGGTTGGTTTGAGGGTTCGATGGCAGACATCATCCGGGCTGTGTTGTGGTTTTTAGGAGTGACTGACGATGATTAGTTTTCGACAGATCGATGAGTTTCTTACTCCTAAGGATCCGTTTTTCAAGCTTTTGATACCTGCTCTGCTTGCGGCTTATGTGTTTATGTTAACTGTGGGTGCTGTTGTCGCTATCACTTTCTTTACTATCGGGATGGCTATCGTTATCACGTCTGCTGTGATGGGTAGCTTGTCGTTGGTGATTTTCTACGTGATCGATAAGGTAGTCACCAAATGACTAGGGTGTGGCGTGCTCATGGATTGCCTCACGGGCATGCGGATATTCCTAGGAAGATACGAACAGCTGATCATCGATTGTTTGAGCATTTTGATGGTAGTTTGTTTCGTGAGCTTTCTACGTCTCAGTGTAATTATAGGCACTGGGATGAGTTGGTGTTTCCTGTTTTTGAGGTCTCGGATGTTTCTCCAGAGGCGGTGTCTGCTTCTGCGGATGGTGTGCTCACGGGTGTGTGGATGTCTGGTCAGTTCTCGGACATCGACATGATTAACGACATCGCTGATTGGTTGTTGAAGACTAAGCTTCCTGTGTTGAACGTCAGTTTTGCTGCAGCGGTGGCGGATCGTATTCGTTACCTGCTAGAAAATGATGAGGAGACTCACCTGCTGCTAGGGAGAGAAGAGCTGTGAGTGATCACAAGATCGTGGAGTTTCTGAATTTGTGCGTGTCGGCTGATGAGGCAACCGGGTTAGGTTCGCCGTGGGAGTTTATCTTCAAGCGACGCATCATTGTCATTCATGCCCCACGTAAAGACGATAATGAGCAGTGGGTGTGTGATGCGTGTTCGTGGATGCATCCTGAGATACGTCAGATTGTTAATGCGTACGCACCTTGCGAGCATTTGCAGTATATGTCTATGATCTATTCTAAGCGGGCTGGGTTTGATCCGGATTGGATTCATGACGTGATCGGGTTCGCTGAGCTTCCCTAATACTCCGGGTTTTCCGGATATGACTACACTACTCCGATCCTTTCATGTCGTTGGCGAATCGTTCCCGTCCCGACTATTCGCCGCATGTCCCTTCGTGTCTTGCCAAGTCGACTATTCGTTTCGATCCCGGCCATTTCGTTTTGACTATTCGCATCGGATCCAGCTCCTATCGATTCGACTGATCTTGTCGACTACGCAAGTCAGTTCCGTTCTTTGCATTGCGACTTGTCGAGCCTGTCCGTGTCCGCGCGTATCGACTACCCGATCCAGTTCCGTCCTTTCCCGCTCTTTCCGACTACGCTCGTCTCATCCGGGCATGTCATCTCGACTACTCGATTCTTTCTCGTCGCTGCGGCTCTGTTCGACTACCCGGTTCGATACGGGACATCCCTGTCCGTTCTGACTACCCGTCTCCGTTCGCTTCTAGCCCAGTCCGTCTCGACAACCCATGTCGCGGCACTGCTCTTCTTTCCGTGACGACAGGCCAGTTCCAGTCTGTTCGTCTCTGTACGACATCACACATCGGGTAGGAGTTGGGATGTATACGTTTTCTGAGGGTGTGTTGATTACGGATGACATGATTGAGCGTGACGATTCGATCGAGCCTCGCGCGGGTCAGCCTTGCTGGTGTCCTGATTCGTTTATCGAGGCGTGTTTTTACGTGCGGTATTGCCCGCGCCACGGGTCGGTTCCTGATCAGGATCTCTGGAATTTCAGGGTTGCTCCATACGGGATCTCATAGGTCTGCAGGGTTGCATGGTCTACGAGGTCATGGTATGGTTGTTCCAACAGCAAGGGAGCCAGCCATGGAGGTCAGTGACAAGATTGAGGATTACCAGTTCGAGGCGCGTGTCCAGATCCGTTGCGGGTGTGGTCGTTACGTCTCCATCGGTCCTAATGCGGTGACCGGAGATTGCTGGGGTTGTGGTCGGGTCTATCGGACGTCAGTCGAGGTGCTAGCGGGTAGGACTGGGACATGACGACAACTCGAAACACTATCACCATTAATATAGTCAATGATGGGTCAGGTGTTACTGCTTCTGGCACTCTTGTCACGAGCCGAGTGATTGATCTCGAGGATCTTGATGAGCGTTACTGTTTGGTGTATCTCAAGATTGAAGATCCTACTGATGATCACACTCTCTCTCTTACGGTTGTAGATATGTTGGAGACGTCCGTTCCGGTTGATTTTGCTGCTATTGAGGAGTCGGTTTACACGGCAGCGCGTGAGACTCGTAAGGCTGCGCGCGAGGCTCTTGCAGCGCAAAATCAGTAACGGTTCTGACGATCGGTAGTGTATCTTCTGTAAGGGTTGTCTGCGGGGTAGGACTCGATCATGTCGAGTCGTAACTACAGTGTCGCGATTCGGATTGCTTGTGTGTGCAAGCGTGGGTTCTATGTTAAGAGAGTGGATCGACCAGCGGTGTGTCCGCATTGTGGACATCGGTTCGCTGTGAAGATCAAGTGTGTGGAGATCGGGCCAGCTGAGGAGCCTGTCTCAGACAAACGCAAGGCGGGTAGGATTCCGGTGGGTGGTGGAGTCTTGCACGGGGCTAAGACTTAAATGACAATGCATTAACTTGCAGCGTCCACCACCCGTTTGACAACTTAACAGAGATCCCATGATGGCTTCATAGACTAATGGCAGGTCACTAGCCTCTCAAGCTAGGAGTACGGGTTCGACCCCCGTTGGAGCTACGTTTGTATTAACGTTCCGTGGTGTAGGGATAGCACGCCGGTCACGGGACCGGTAGTCCACGTTTAACTCGTGGCGGAACGACGCACGGCCTAGGATCGCCTCTGCTTCGGGCATGCGCCTAGGTCTCTCGGGATGTAGGGAAGCCAGGTATCCCACCTGTTTTGGGTACAGGAAGCCGCAGGTTCGAATCCTGCCGTCCCGACTGGATGGATGTAGCTCAATGATAGAGCCCTTGGATTAACGTCTAAGGAGACGTGGGTTTGATTCCCGCCACCATCCTTCATGGTGAATGTAGCTCAAATGGCAGAGCGCCTGATTGTGGGTCAGGTCGTTGCGGGTTCGATTCCCGTCGTTCACCCCGAGAGGGACGGAGTCCAAAGCACATATGGTACCTGTTGCTAGGACTTAAACGACAATGTTATGTGTGTCCGTCCTTCTCCTATCCTCGTTAGCTCAAAGGCAGAGCGTGCGATTGTTAATCGCAGGGTTGTTGGTTCAAGTCCAGCACGGGGAGCGTTTGTTTATGGGTGTGACAGGATTGTGACAGTGGAGCCCGCTGAGCGGCACTGTTGAGGGTTCGAGTCCCTCCACTTCCACGAGATGGGCAGTCGTTGTCGCTTGCTTCTTTAGCTACGGTAATCACCCCGATGGAGCGAGTGACCCTTCACGCGAGGTCGGTTGGAGGCTGACAACCTGACGACAATTGGTGGGCTTGTCACTCACCTACCTATCTCTGCTCGAACCACTTTGTTGGCGGGTTCGCTACCCGTACGGAGTGCCGGTTTGATCCAGATAGGCTCTAAGCCGAGGTGTGGGTGCGACCCCGCTAGCCCTCGGTGCCCCGAGGATCCCTTGCCAGAGAGGAACCGGATACGGATCTGGTGTTCGAGTAGTCGAGATGGACAGGGTCTGTGTGAATAACGCAGCTTCAACGACACTGTGGTGTGCCTGTCCTTCTCCAAGGTGGAATGACCGAGCGGCTAGGTAGCGGTCTGCAAAACCGCGCACGCGGGTTCGATTCCCGCTTCCGCCTCGTTGGGTAGGATATGTCATGACTGAAACACTGGTAACGGCGCTTCTGAGGAACAAGCCAGGGAAGTGGGCGCACGTCCTTCACGAGGACTCGGTAGCTCCTAACATTCCCTCCCATCATCTGATGGATCTTGCGTGTGACGTGAATCTGGGCAATGATGAGTGGGCTCCTGCGGGTGCGTTTTCGGCAGTGATTCGGGATGCTTCGGATCTGTATGTTCGATTCAATTCAGATAAACCTGATGTCACTGAAGTTGTGGTGTCGTACCGTGCGTCGTTGAAGTACGGTAATTGCTTTGATTGCGGCCTTCCGGGTGCGCAGTATCTGTTGGTCGACGTGGGTGTGATGAACTGTCCGCTGTGTGCGGCTGAGGCTGCGGTAGCGGGCGCTCAGGTGACTAGGTTGGAGCGTTAGTTTGTTCGTGGGTCGTTAGTTTAACTGGTAAAACAGGAGCCTCCAAAACTCCACGATGTGGGTTCGATTCCTGCACGGCCCGCTTATGAATGGGTAGGATGTGACATGTGGCAACGTGAGGATATGGCGAGGTTCCTTATTTGGCTTGACGATCAGGGTTTGCTTAATCCTCCCGTTGAGATCGAGATTGATGAGATCCTCGATTTTTATGAGGATTATACAGGCGTTTTTACCTCAAGGAGTAGAGATGGCTGAGTCTCAGATTTTCGAAGAGCACACTGTTCGATACCCCGAGTGCGATAAGCTGCACCGTGTATCTGGCGATGTCTCGACGCTGCATGAGTTTCTGGAGTGGCTGGCTGAGAATGGCCTGCAGGTGTGCAGCCTTGAGGAGACTGGGAAGTTTGACTGTGATGGTCCGGTCGAGCATTACTTCCCAATCCGCGAGCAGCGAGAAGCTTTGGTGCAGCGGTTCTTTTCGATTGATCCAGCCAAGCTGGAGAGCGAGCGCAGGGCTATGCTTGCTGCACTGCAGAGTTGATTGAAGACATTACCCCGTCGTCTATTTTGGCAGGACGCTGTGCGGTGGTCGCTCCCCGTGCGGAGGTGCACGTTCGACTCGTGCCGGGGTAGCTGGAGGATAGATGTTAGCTAACGTTGTTGGTACGTTACTTGGGTTGATGCTTTTTCTGTTGGTGATCGTGTCACTTGTGATGCTAGTTCTGTCGTTTGCTCGTGATTGATCCCTGCACCGGTAGCTCAGGGGATAGAGTGTCTGATTACGGATCAGAATGTCGCAGGTTCGATTCCTGCCCGGTGCGCTCCCTAAGTTGTGGAGGCAAGTCTTGACTGTTCGGGAGATTTTCTTGGCGGGGACTTATCCCTGTAGGGATAGGGAGGAGTCTCAGAGTTGGGCGTTGAGTGCGTTTTCTCCTAACATTCGTCGCATTGGTGATGGCGAGACTGGTGATCGGTCTAATTGGATTGTGGGGCTGAAGGATCGGTTGAGTCGCAGCCCGGATCTCATTCTTGAGCGGGATGGTCAGTGGGTTGACTATTACGATTCCCCTCGTTTCCGGCCTACGAGTGGTTTTGTCGACCCGGCTGGTCTCGATCTCGGGTATGCCGAAAATGCGATCGATGCTCACGATGCGCTGCAGCGTTTGCTCGCGCAGCGTCGGGCTGATCCGATTCCTTACATGGGCCTTGACAATATTGATCTTCAGGTAGGCATTCCTGGCCCTGCTGATGTGGCTGAGTTTTATCTGGCGGGGCTGCCTTCCTTTAAGGATCTGCTGGGCTGGTTGCGGGGCTTCAGAGCGTTCCTGCGCCACGTTCATGCGTTCCGGGCTGCGACGGCTAGGGAGATCTCACGGATCGTCTCAGAGGTCTCTCCGAGCCCGGTGTTCTCGATTGAGATTCCCTTCGAGACCGTGCTCGCAGTCCGCTTCGCGGGCATGCCTTCGTTGGTGCGTAAGTGGTTGTATCGCAAGATCTCAGATGAGATCAACAAGTTGGTTATCTGTACCCCGTTGGGTACGAGGTTTGGTCTGCATTTGTGCACGGGTGATTTGGAGGGCCTTCCGTTGGCACGGCCTAAGCTTGTAGATCCGGTCGCTGAGCTTGCCGCTGCGTTGATCGCTGCCTGGCCGGATGGTTATCTCTTGGAGTACGTTCACATTCCGTTGTGTGATGGGCAGGCGCCTCCGCATCCTCAAGAAGAGTTCTACGCGTCATTGGATATGCTTAAGGATGTGAAGCCTGAGATCTTCGCTGGTATCGTGCATCCTTCTGCTACGCTCCCGCAACAGAAGTACACGCTTCGTGTCGTTGAAGAGAGGATTGGCAAGCCGGTCGGCGTCGCAATGTGGTGCGGGTGCGGACGTATGGATCCTGCTTTGCGAGATAAGGTCGCAGAGCGTCATAGGGATCTAAGCACTGCGTGATGTACTCGCATACTCTGGAGAGTTGAGCTAGGTTTGCTTTGGGGAATGATCGCCCCTCCCCACCAATGGTCTCGTGGCCTGGATGGCTGAATCCCCCCCTCCCGTCCGAGGTGACTACGAGACACTCACCTACTGGCCCAGATCCCCGAGGTCTGGGCCAGTGGTGTGTCTAGGGTAGAACTAGCACATGTCAGAAGCAGACCGGCTTGATCCGGCTAAACTTGTCGTGTGGTTAGACTTCGAGACGTCTGGCCTTGATACTGATTGCTCTACGGTAATCGAGGCTGGCTGGTCGATTACTGATACCAGTCTTGTGCAGCGGACTCCGTTGCGCTCGAGGTTGTGTGGGTTTGTCCCCATTCCTGGCACGGCTCGTGCGGTTACGCCTGCGTCTCCTGATTGGATGGACGTAGATGGTTACGTAATCAATATGCATGAGAATTCAGGTCTTGCGGTGGAGTTTGAGAATACTTCTCCACATCAGGTTCTAGGATCTTTCGCGCAGTTGGATCGTTTGATTCTCGATGATTTGTTTTCGGTCGGGTGGAATGGAGAGGCTAAGTTCGTCCTAGCCGGATCCGGGCTCGCTGCTTTTGACCGTAGGATCTTGATCGCTGGGCATTCTGTTTTACAGGATATGGCACATTACCGTGCTATGGATGTCTCGGTCGCCTACGAGACCGTTGGTTTGGCAGTTCCTAAGACTTCGGCGCAGATGCAGGCGATCTTCGATGCGTGGCCTGGCGTCGCGGGTGTGCAGCGAGCTGACGATTCTTGGATCTTTCCTGCAGGTCTGGATCCTTTGCACCGGGCGGGCACGGATGTTGCTGCGTCGATCATGTTGTGTCGGGTGTTGAGGTCGAGAATTATGGCATGAGCCTTATTGGGTTTGAGAGTCCCTTTCCGGTTGCTGTATCTCAGACGGGTGATACGGAATGGGAGCTTACAGCTGCGATGACTTATCATGGCAGGTATCAAACGTTTACGGTTCCTGTAGGGCAGACTACGGATTTCGCCAGTGTTCCTGCTGTGCTTACGTGGTTGGTTCCTATCGAGACGGGTATCCCCGCTGCGGTGCTTCACGACTATCTGTGGCGGGTGAAGGTCCCTGCGAGCGAGTTGGAATACCGGGAGGCTGACGGTATTTTGCGTCAGGCTTTGGGCTCTCTGGGTGTGCCTGGGCCACGGCGCTGGCTGATGTGGGCGGCGGTGCGCTGGGGCTCTCTGACGCGTCCTGGGGGCCATCAGGGCTGGTTGCGTGATGCCCCGGCTGTGGTGGCTGTGACGTTGCTGGGGCTGCCCCTCGCGTTGCCTGCAGTGCTTCTGTTGCCGTCGACGGGTGTGCTCACTCTCGCGGATTGGATTTTCGGTAGGAGTAAACGTGGAGCCTAAATCTGATTCTTTGGTCGATCTGCTGCGTCAAACAGTGCAAAGAATTCCTGAGATGACGGAAGAGCAGAGAGACTGGCTTTACTCGATTGTCTGTGAATGTCATATTGCAGGGTTGCGGCGCGCTGGCGATCGTCTTCGTGCGGAGGTTATTGAGGTACAGCGGGAAAACACAAAGCTGTACGCACGGATTGCTGAGTTGGAGGCCGAGTTGGCTAAGCATGCTGACGTCAGTTCAGCTCCAAGCTAGCTCCAACCTGAACCAAATTTGGGAGCACGAAGATGCCTAACAATCCAAAGACTAAATACTTCTTTGATACTGAGTTCCTTGAGGATGGCAATACGATTGATCTGATCTCGATCGGTATTGTATGTGAGGATGGACGTAAGTATTACGCAGTCAATCGTGATGCTGACTGGGTTCGTATCCTTCAGCATGAGTTCTTAATGAAAGAAGTAGTTCCACATTTGCCTTTGTTACCTGAGTCAGAGTGGTTTAATAATGGTACGTATGCCACCATCCTTAATGAAGATGACCCTACGGTGAAGGCATATGCTCAGATTGCAGATGAGGTATACAAGTTCTTGTTAGATGATGGTCGCGGTACGAGTCGCAATAATCGTGAGTTGTGGGCGTGGTTTGCTTCTTATGATTTTGTTGCTTTGTGTCAGCTTTACGGAACGATGATAGGACTACCTGATGGCATTCCTATGTTCATTCGTGACCTGAAGCAGGAGCATGAGCGGTTGGGTAGTCCCTCACGGCCGTCTCAGGTTAAAGGGACTGCGCATAATGCATTGTTTGATGCTGAGTATGACTATCATCTCTTTAACTTCTTACGTCAGTACGAGGCTCGTCGGCTGTCTGAGATGTCTCAACAGGTTTTGTGTTGTTCGTTTGATGTCGGCGAGGCTCACGAGTTGTTAGATGCTGTGTCTGATTGGCGTCCGAATAAGAGGGCATGATCTGCCTGGTCAATAAATCGACTCTGCTCAAAGACGCCGATGTTCGGCTCATGGCGCGGGCGTGCGCTTCTCAGGTGAAGTTGCATCTGGCCTCGGCGTGGGGGTTGTCGCCGATTCCGGTTGTCTATCTTTCGAGCAAAGACGATGCCCCTCCAGGTGCGTGGGTGCTCACGGTGTTAGATGATTCTGATCAGGCAGATGCTTTGGGCTGGCACTCTGAGGATGACTCGGGTCTGTACTACGGACGGATCTTCGCTCGCCCTGTTTTCGACAATGGTGGTAACGCGCTCACCAAGAGTTTGTCTGTGGCCTCGGTGGGTTCTCACGAGGTGTGCGAGATTTTCTGCGATCCGGCTTGTAATCTCTACGCTGAGATGGATCAGCACACGGAGATTGCGGTGGAGGCTTGCGATCCGGTGGAATCTGATTCTTACGTGATCAAGGTTGACGGGATCTCGGTTACGGTCAGTAACTTTGTGACGCGTCGTTGGTTCGATCCGCTGGCTCAAGGTGGCCGCTTCGACTATCTGGGGAAGGTCAACGCTCCGTTTACGATGACTAAGGGTGGTTACGTCATCGTGAAGAAGGATGGTGTGATCTCTCAGCAGTTTGGTGAGAAGTACCCGGAGTGGAAGAAGGCGACGAAGCAGCATCGGCTGGCTCGCACCGCGCGGAGGTCTCTGCAGCGGTAGTACCTTGCATGGATTGTCCTGGTGCGCTGCCGTCTGACCCTGATGCTCTAAACGACTATCTTGATTCGTTGGTGAGCGCTAATCGTGTCTCGGCACAAGATGCTGACGCTGTGCGCCAGTTTCGACGTTTTCTTGAGGCGGTCGCTCCCTATCGTCCCGGTCCGCTGCCGGTCTCTGTGATTCGTGAGTACCAGGGTTACCTTGGGGTCTCTGATGTTGAGCTGGCAGAGATCGAGCGGCAGCGTCGCACGGAGGGGTAGGACCAGACATGACTTCTCATACGCGTACCGTTTCTCAAATGAAGCTTTCGCACATTAAAGGTATTCTCAGTACGATCCCTTCGTTTGTCTCTGAGGACTACCAAGGCATTAAGGTTGGTAGTCGTAGCTCTTTGTTCTCAGATCTTGAGCGCATCATGTGTATGCATATTCATTCTGATCTACATCCTATCTTCTGGATTGCAGTTGCTACGTGGTACTGTGATCAAGAACGTCTCTACTTGCCGGACGTGCCTGAGTGGACTCCGCTGGATTTGGCGACAGACTGTATCTTAGATGATTCGCATAACATGTCGTTTCCACACTTTGTGCTTTTGACGGAGGAGTGATGACTTCCGTTGCTGAGGTATCTGATGCGGTTCGTGCAACGCGTCAGAGGCTGTCCGTCCGGGTGGGCGAAGCCCAGGTTTTAGCCAAGCGCGGCCAAGAGTTGGTTAATGAAGTCGCTGTGCTGTCCGACGAGCGGGCTACGGCTGATCGTGTGTCGGGTGTGCTCTCGAAGATCGGTTCAGAGCGTGACGCTGCCGCTCGGGCTCAGGTCGAGGGTCTGGTGACGTCGGGGCTGCAGGCAATCTTCGAGGAGAATCTGTCGTTTCATCTTGTGGAGAGTACGTCGAGACAAACTCCACAGATTGACTTCGTGGTGCGTACTCATTTGCCGGACAGCTCATCGTTCGAGACTGATGTAATGAATGCGCGCGGTGGCGGGCTTGCTGCAGTCGTGGGTTTGTTGTTGCGCGTTGTGCTCATCCTCTTGACAAGAGCGTCGGGGAAGAAAGCACCAGATGTATTAGTTCTTGACGAGACGCTCGCTCATCTGTCGCGTGAGTATCTTGATGCTGCGGGTCAGTTCCTTCGGACGCTGTGCGACTCCACGGGTTTGCAGCTGATCATTGTTACGCACCAGCAGGAGTTGGTTGAGTTCGCCGATGTGTCGTATCGTCTTCGTTTGGATGCAAACGGTAGAACCGTAGCAACCAAGGAGGCATGATGGATCGAGAGTTGTTAACTGAGCTGTTGGGCGAGGGTTTCCATACAGCATTTCGCAAAGCTACTGACTGCGACCAGGCACCAGTCATCTACAGGTTAATTGAAGAGATGCCTGAAGATGACTGGGCCAATGTTCTAGACTTTGTTGCGGATTGTTTACCTACCGAGAAGTTCAAAGACTAGAAGTCGCGATTGCGCCAGGCGGATCGGTTGTCCCAGATTCGAGACATGTCAAACCAGGCTCGCCCAGTCTCAGCTCGCCAGACACCGATATGATATCCAGAGAACAAACCGAGACCAAGCAGCACGAAACCTCCTAAGTGGAGGATGCTGTTTATGAGATCCCACATGGCTTTTCCTCGATTCCTGTCCTTTGGGTACTACTGTAGCAACGTGTCAAGGTGACTCGTTATCGAGGGGTGACATGATGAGTAGACAAGAAAAGTGGGAAGCACTAAGTAATATTCAGAAAGCGAAGCGTCAGGCCCTAGGCGCGGTATTCTCTGTTTTTGTGCTGGTGTTCCTGCCCTTCTGGGTGCCCCTGGACGGTATTTTCAAGATCATCTGCGCGGTGATCGTCGGCCTGTTGGGGCTAATACTGGCTTTCCAGGCTGGTGTGTACTCAAGTTCTACGGACGAGGAGACTAGATAGTGACTGACTCTGCTGGTCCTTATTACGAGATCGTGGATGAAGACGATGCTGGTGTATCTGATTTGCCAGTGCAGGAGATTGTTTGGGTGGTCGACCCTGATGCCGACCCAATCGTCCCGTACGCGGGTATGGACCCTGACGAGCCAATCGTGAAGTCTGCCGATGATGGTCCTGTCGCGGGCAGTGCAGGGGATCTTCCGTGAGTACTGCTACAGTGTGTATTCCTGGTACGCGTTCTTATCGCGCGGGTGTGACTCGAGGTTACGAACGTGCGGAGCGCATGTTTTCCATGGAGGGCTGTGCTCGTATCCCTCATCGTTCTGACGTCCTGAGGGGTCTTCCCTTTTGGGTTGAGGGTCATGATGATATTGAGAAGTATCTTGACGGGTATGCGTTAGGATTTGCACGTCGAGTGTCCGGTCATTGGCCAAACGGTATGTTGAGGACTTTCAATGAGTGAACCTGTGCTTGATACACGTGATTACAATGCTGAGATGAATGAGCTTATTTCAGAGAAGATTCCTGCTGATGGGGATTTCATTCCTTCGCTGGCTGCGTGGAGCATCGTCTCAGCTCTCACCGAGACTGATCCTGAGCTTCTCGACGGTTGGCTGCGTTTGCACGCGAAGTCGTTTCTTACGGAGTTGATGCGTGCTCAGCTTCGTTCTCATCGTGCTCGGGTTCGGTCTAGTGCGAAGGCGACGGCGTTTTCGTCTGCTGCTAAGCGCTTTGAGAAAAACGGTGACCTCGCCGAGCTGGGCGGGTGGATGAAGATTCGGTATGTAGTCGATGATCAGAGTACGCAGCGTTGTCTTGGCGATATGGATCGTAATGATCTGAATTTCGTTGCTTCACGGTATAGTCGGACGGCTCAGACTCTGTTGCTCGAGGAGGCGTTTCATCGCGCGCTAGCATCGCGGGTGGGTAGTCTGAAGGTCAGTGAGGTTTTCACTGAGGAGCAGATTAGCGCGATGTATCGTAATCTGAGTGGCAATACGCATACTGCTACTGCCTGACTTACCAAGACCAGTCACGGCTCATCCGTTCGATACCGTTCCGACATGTCTAGCCTCATCCCGTCAAGTCTTGCCATTGCCGACACGTCTAAGCACGTCTATTCACGTCCGACATTCCAAGGCCAGTCGCGTCGCGTTGGGCCATATCGCTTCCTTTCCGACTACGCACTTCTGCCCATAACTATTCACGGCGACTTCCCGTATCAGGCCAAGTCGAGCCGTTTCGACTACACACTTCTCGCCGCGCCTAGTCGGGACCGACTTCACAAGCCGGATCGTGACAGGTCAGTTCGAGACCGACTGGGCTATCCGAATCGTTTCTCATCCGACAATGTCAGGAGTGTCTAGTGACTATCTCTGCTCAAGAGATTCTTAACTTGCCGATGCAGTCTAACGATGCGCAGGCAGCTACAGTTGGAGAATACTTGGTTGCACTTGTTAGAGAAGTGTGGAGATTAAATGAGAATTTTAGCGGTAAGAGACCGTTTGGGAACAGTGGATGGCATTACGAGCTTTACGCACCGTTGGTGAGAGCAGGTTTAGTTGACGGGCTCACTAATGAGGATGGAGAGATTGAAGTTACTGATGGACGCAGGGCTGATGCGTTGATTGATTTGGCCATCTTGGGGCTCTGGAAGCCCAGCGCGGAGAGCACGCAATAGTCACGGATCGCAACCACCTCAGCTCCCATCCGTTATCTGGGTGCTGAGGTGGTTTTGCGTTGTCCCCTATTTTTGAGGAGAGACTGTGCTTGCTTACCGTAGGACGGTGCTCGCGGTGGTGAGTACTGCGACGCTTGGTGTGTCTTCTCTGCTGGCCGCTCCTGCCTTCGCTGATGACCCATCGCTGCCTGGTGTGCCCAATCCCCCGTCGTGCACGAACCCGCTGCCGCTGCGGGGCAGTGAGGTCCCGATCTGTGTGACGGTCAATAACCCTCCCGACAATGAGGGTGGCGTGAAGGCTCGCGTTCGGGTCGGAGACGTCTTGTGTGTGAAGGTCGACGCTCTTACCGAGCGTAAGACTGCTGACGCTCGCGTGATTCTGCCGTGCCCGATTCACTATGTTCCTGTGCCAGTTCCGGTGGAGGTGACTCCCGAGCCTGCTCCTGTCGAGACTCCTGAGCCCGCTCCTGTTGCACAGGCTCCTGAGATTGTACAGGCTCATTTGCCTGTTACGAATTAATTCGTTTTCCACTGAAAGGCCCGTCCCTTTGCGCTAAGAGGGACGGGCCTTTCGCCTGGGTAGTACTCGGTATGGGATTCCGGTCTGTGGATACCCCATGTCTCGATGAAAAATACATCCAGGAGGAATACTCGTGACGGTTTCTACTTCGGCTCCTGTCAGTGTGTTTGCAAAGTACCGTGATGTCACGTGGCCTTATAGGTATGAGGGCACTCTGCACATCGATACCATTGCTGGAGGCATTCCTTCTGACGAGAAGGTTGCTGAGGCATGGTTACGTACGAAGTTGGAGAACAAAGACGACCTCATTCGTGAGGCCGTTGCTGAGACGATGGCCGCTCGCGGTGTCGGTAAGGAAGAGGCGGCACAGATCGTCGCTTCGATGAAGCACTTCACTGGTTTTAAGCGTGACAGCAATGGGCTATACATCGAAGGTCGTCAGCTGAAAGCGGCGATCAAGGAAGCGGCGATGATTGCTGTCGCCGCTGAGCGGATTCCCCTGCGCGGGTGGGGTGTTACCTCGAAGTACCTTAAGGGTTTCGTCGCGGAACACATCATGGTTGTCGATGACATCTTGTACTTGAAGGTGGACGGCACTCCTGCAAAGGAAGCTACTGGAATCACTCAGCAGTTCGTTCACACCCAGTACGGTTCGGCTCCGCACTACAAGGAGTTCGTGTCCGGTGCTACCATTGATTTCACGGTGATTACGGACTTCTTCTTCACCGAGGAGCATTGGATGCACATCTGGGCTACGGGTGAGCAGGAAGGGATCGGTGCCTCGCGCTCTGGCGGGTTCGGTCGCTACGTGGTTACTCGGTGGAATTTGGTGACTTCCCCACCAAAGAAGAAGGCTCCTGCCAAGGAGAAGGAAGCGGCTGCAGTTAGGTAGTGGTCTGGCGGCGCGTCTGGGTACGATGGCAGAGACAAGCCAAGCCGCATCCAGACGCGCCACCGCGCTTCGACTATTCGTGTCAGATCTATCCATCTCCTTCGACCAGCCGTGTCGCGATCATGTCGCTTCCTAGTCCTTTCGACCTGTCGCTACGTTGCGCTTCTTGGCATATCCACACCGACCATGCGCGCCGCGACCTTACAAATCCTCTCGCCCTGACGAGTCTCCACGCGGCTCTACAATACTCATCATTCTGACAAGTCTTCACGCGGCTCTACAATACTCATCATTCTGACTAGCCAAACCGGTACATACCATTTCGCACGACTGAGGACTAATGTCTACTGAGCCTTGGACTTTACGATACCGACCACGCAAGTTTTCTGATGTTACTGGTCAGAAGGCGGTTCGGTTGGTGCTGCAGCGAATGGTCGTCACGGGTGACGTCCGCTCAGCTTTGCTGTTTCATGGTTCACACGGTTCAGGTAAGACTTCCATGGCACGGATACTTGCTGCCGCTTTGAATTGCGAAGCTGAGGATCCCGCTGCTCGCCCGTGCGGTGTGTGTGCGATTTGCGATTCGACAGCGCATGGCCGGTCTGCTGATGTCACGGAAATCGATGCTGCATCGTCCGGGCTCGCTGCGGATATGCGCGCGTTGCGCGAGACGGTGCGTTTCGCTGCTCAGGCTCGCTATCGTGTGGTGATCCTCGATGAGTGTCACGCTATGTCGCCTACGGGCTTTCAGACTTTGTTGAAGACTTTAGAGGAGCCTCCTGCCAACACGGTGATCATTCTCGTGACTACTGTCCTCGACAAGGTTCCGGACACGATCGTGTCTCGGTGTTTGTCGTTGGAGTTTCGTCGGTTGACGGAAGAGCAGATCGCTGGTCGACTGGCTCAGATCTCTGAGGCTGAGGGCCTTGAGCTGGCCCCTGCGCTTGCCAGGTCGGTTGCTGCCCGCTCGAGGGGGATCGCCCGTGACGCTGTCTCTCTGCTTGAGCAATGTGCTCTTGTGCGTGTACGGACTCCTGAGCAGCTGGCGGTTTTACTAGGCGACGATGACCATGGGATCGCGATCCTGCGTGCGCTGGTCGGTCCTCCTGGTCATATGTCGCCAGGAGCCAATCACCCCTCAGATTTTTCTGTGGCATTCGGGTGTATTGAGAGCGCTCTGGCCACCTTGCCCTCACCGGGTGAGGTGGTGGCCGCGCTCGTGCGGACGCTGAAGCGGTTGCTGATTTTGACCTCTGGCGGGGATGGATCTTTCATGCATCCTCCTAGTACTGCGGGCGAAGTGGCTCTAGCTGGGCTTTTGGACTCAGCACGGTGTGTTACCGCGATGAGAGTAGTTTGGGAGTATTATTCTAAAGTCGCACCGGTTGCTGATGCTTATGCAGCTATGGATCTTTTGGTAACGCTTTTGAGTCAGGCTCTTAAGTCGTCTTCTCGTACGTAGTCGACTAATCCCTATCACTTCGCTACTACTCTGATCGTCTCCGACGTTTCTTTGGCGTGTCGAACATTGCTGTGTGACGCAGCTTTATCCGGTACCTGATCAGGACAATCTGCCTGTCTTGCAGGACCCTGACGCGACCGCGTTTGATGAGCTTCCTGAGACGATGTGGAATCTTCCCGCTGCTATTGCGGATGATTCCATGCGGGATTTGCACGCGCAGCTCATTCGTGGGTTGCGTCGTGATGCTGCGCATTTGCCTACGGGCACGCTGCAGAGCATGCAGCTGGAGCGCATTGCGTATTACTACATCTTGATTCGCTACCGTGATCACACAAACACGTGGTCTTCTCCACGTGACCGGTTGGCGACTTATAAGTTATGGCGTGATCTATCGTCTGACTTTAATTCTGTGGCGTACGGAAATAAGATCTCTCCTGAGGATCTCCATGCCATTGTTGCTTCTCATACTGCCAAGCTTGTGGCGGGCGTTTTGCGCTCTATGCCGCACAATGAGGCACGACCTCTCTACGCGAAGTTCGCCGCAGCCCTGGACTCCTCCCCAGCCGCCAGCGAGTGATCCCGAATATTCAGGTGTCCTGAGCATTCTTTTTGAGCCACCGACCCCGCGAGGTATTGACATGACCCGAGGGGGAGATATCGTTCGCGATACGACAGAAGATCGACGCATTGCTTTGGCACATGCTGTCGCTCTGCACACTCCCAGATTTAAGGGGAGTGAAAGTAATAACAAGGCTGTTCGTCTGACAGCCTCGGAGTTGTTTAACTTTTTGTCTGGGCCGGTTGCTATGCGGCTCACTATCGGACCGGTGCTTGATCAGATCACCGGCCTTCCAACAGGAACAACAGTAGGAGGACCAGTGACTCAGCTTCGCGATACCGAGCAGTTCAGCTTGAGCGTTGATGTTTCCGATGCAAAGGGCGCTGCGATTGGCGACCAGCCAGGCATTGAAGATGACATCAGCTGGACCGTAGACAATGGTGACGTAGCGACTCTGCAGGTTAGTGCGGATTCTCGCGAGTGCACCGTCGTCGCGGGCACGGTGGGCTCTGCCGTTGTGACTGTGGCTTTGGGTGAGTTGTTTGCCACCTTGGCCGTCGATGTCATTCCGGGTTCGGCTTCGGTCCTGACGATCAATGAGGGTCCGATCGAGCCGCAGCCGTCTGTGTGATCGTGTTATCCAGGTAGCGAGAGGAGGGGTGTGGACGGTGCGTTATCGCCGAGATGTACCACGTGACGATACTGATATTAATTCAGTGGTCGAGCATGTTCGGATGCACTTGGCTGGTGCCGTCTCCCACAACGACGACCCTTCTGATCGCCTTGCTGACGTCACCGTCGAGGTTCTCGACCACCTCGACGGTGACGTTGGTCAGCTCTCTGTGATTGGTGAGATTGACGGGGAGCCGGACGCGCCTTACTTGTATCCGGATTTTGATCCTTCTGCAGACCATCCTGAGATTGTGTTCGTTCCGTTCGAGCAGCCTGATCTGGGCCGGTTTGCCGACCATAGTGAGGGAGGCCGTCATGAGCGTTGGCTTCGCTAATGCTGTAGCGGACGGACTTCGACATAATGGTGTTGTTGTGTCGTTTGAGCCTGGCTGGGAGACTCGAGGCAACGGGTACACGTTTCCTAATGGCCGTCCGCAGGGATTGATAACTCACCACACAGGTTCAGATTACGGCACTGGACTTTCTATTCTTGTTAATGGCCGTTCTGACTTGGATCCACCACTGTGCAATTGCTGCACCTATCCTGATGGTCGGATTCACATCATTGCGGCTCAACCAGCTAATCATGCTGGCGCGGCTGCGGGTAAGTCTCTCGGCCCGTTCACTCCCGGTGGATTGTTCAATCCTCGGGTGTGGGGCAACGAGGTTATGTACCCAGGTACTTTGCCGTGGACGAAACAGCAGTATCGTTCGGCTCGTGTACTCGGTGCTGTTATTTGTGGAATTCTCGGATACAAAGATGCTGAGCATGTTCGTGGGCATTATGAGACCTCCGGCGAGGGTAAGTGGGATCCGGGCATTGGTCAGGGTTCCGGTCTGAGTTTTCCCATGGCTGTGTTCCGATCTGAGACGTGGTCGGCTGTTGCTCATGAAATATCAGAAGTAGGCTACGAGGAGGATGAGATGATTCCTTTCGAGATCTCCGGTAAGGGACGAAAGGTAATCATTTGTCCTACCGGATCAATGGCTGCTAATAACCGCAGGGCTTGGTTGTCGGCCGCGTGTGCTGCGGTAAACGGGCCAGCTTGGATTCAGGTTTATGCACAGGGGGCTACTGATGGTATTAATCCATGGCGGTGGACAGAGAAGGAATTGACGCCTTCTCCACAGAATCTTGTGAAGCGAGTAGTTGAACCGTTAAAGGACAAGACGACTCACTTGGTTGTGTCGTGGGATCTCACTAACTGCCCTGAGGGTGGTTCTCTGTTGCTGGAGACATTGCCAGGTGTCTGAGGTCGAATCCTTTGAGTAGGTCCCCTTTGCGAGGAGTGATATACAAGATGGCTGAGTCAACCCGTAGGGCTGGTACCCCTACCAATACTTCTTCTGTTCGTGCGCACGATGATTCATCCGAAGAGCGTACTTCGCTGCGCAAGGATGAGGACAAGCCAAAGCCTCTTGCGGAGCGGACGTTTGAGGATCACTTTGGCGAGACTGCTGAATTGCAGGATCATCGTGTCTTTGACAAGACTGTGTTGGTCGAGCGCGAAGGCGTTACCGTGATGACGGATAGTCCTCGTGAGGGGGATCTGCCGCTCGGGATCGCTCAGGAGATTAAGGCGCAGGAGCAGGTCGAGGATCAGAAGAAGGAGACTCGCCGCTCTAATGGCTGATCTCGCTGCGGCGCTGGAGAAGTTGACTGCGGTCGCTTCTCCAGCTATGTCATACAATACCGACCTGATTCGTCAGGCTTGGAATACTGTGACGCGCAAGCGTAGAAACGATGCTATTGCTAGCTCATCTTCACCGGAGCCGATTCCGTATTCTTATGTGGACCAGTTGTGGTCAGATCACATCATTGTGCGCTTGGATGACGATAGCAGTATCAGTGGCTATCTGCGTGTGCCTTTCACGGTGAATGCACCGGGCGTTGGTATCGAAGATGTGGTGTTCGGGACACCAGAGAAGGTACGTGAGGTGTTTGTCGCTGCTTCGGCGCGTAGTCGTGAGCAGTCGTTGAATCGAGTTTTACTGGCTGCTAGCGATTAGAGGGATCCACCCATGGCATGGTCACGACAGGGGACTGGGCGCCCTACTGCAGCTAGTAGCTCATCTGCAGACAACCTCGCTGGACTTAAGTTAAAGAATGATCCCACTCTGCCTTCCACCCATCAGGCCGTTCAGACTCCTGATGGTAAGCGGGTGGGTGTGGTGAAGAAGGTTGGCGGCAAGTTTACCGGTAGCCACGATAATCATACGGCTAAGTTCGATTCTCCGCACGCTGCCGTCCGGGCGATGGCTGCAGCAAAGAAGACGGCATCTAAGAAAGGCAGTGCTGTTCCTGCCAAGTAGCATTCTGTAGTGGGTAGAACGTTTTATGTTACTTACTGTGCATGGTACTTTGGCGTGTTTTCGACCGCGTTGTGAGCCTGTTCCTGTGCGTCTCGCGGGCCTGCCCTGGGGTTCTGTCTTAGATCTCCCGGCAGCGGCTCTGCAGCCCGTACAGGCTGCAGCAGCCTTGTTTGCTGAGGAGTGGCCTGTTGCAGCTGGCTGCATGGAAGCGATAGAGATCGTAGATAGTTTGACTGCTGAAGGTGCTGCTTCATCTGATGTGGCGTGTTCGATCACTGATTCGAGACTTGGCCGTGTAAGTTCTCGTGTTCAGATGTTGCTTTCGTTGTTCCTGGATCCCAATGCAGACCAACGGTTGCATGACTGGAATGCCAGCGGAGACATAGTCTCGTCTGGTAGAGATGGCATCGTGTGGCATGAGTTCGGACACAGCTTGCTAAATCTGCTAGTCCTGCGAGTCAATCCCTCGGCTCGCTCTGCGGAGTCAGCAGCTAAATTGATCGTGACTCGAGCTTTGTCTGCGATAACGACTGTTGACATCGCGCTTGCATCAACGAAGTTGTCTCGACAGGCTGGACGTTCTTGTGAGGAGTTTATTGCTGAGGCGATGGCTGACTTTGGCGTTCATGGACACAGGGCACACTATATTTCAGTAGCAGTTGCGTCGGTGCTAGCTGAGTTGTGGAAGGAATAATAACACGTGGTTCGACCTCCAGAGGTTGGCTTTAGTGCTAGTGATTGGTTGCTTGCACAAGCCGAGGCTGTGGAGGAGGCTGCTCCGGATGCTAATTCGTTATTGACAGATGTGTTTGCTGAAGAGCCAGTTCCCCTGGATGTGTTCATCCAGGACAAGAAGTTTATCGGAATGTCAGCTCTGTCGGGTCCGCAGTACTCTGCGCTTCGCGCTACCGAGCGTATTTATTATTCGGGGATCTACGCTTCGATGGCTGCGGAGTTCGATGCGTACTGGGCTCCCATCCCGATGGTGAACTTCTTGACTTTGTTGGTCGGTAAGGGTGGAGGCAAGGACCTACTTGCTCGGCTGGCCAGTCTGCGAATTGCCTACTTGCTTCTCTGTTTGAAGGATCCGAAGTCGTATTTCGGATTCCCGTCTGATGAGTCGATTCACATGCTTAATGTGGCGTCGACCAAAGACCAAGCTCGTCTTGCGTTCTTCGAGCCTATGACACGAATTGTCGCACGAGGTTGGTTTAAGCATCGTTGCAATCCGCTACGCGCGGTCATTGAGTGGGAGAAGGGCATTACCTCGATCTCTGGATCGTCGGATGCTGAGACGCAGGAAGGTTTGAATCTCTTACTCGGTGTGGCTGACGAGGTGGATGCTTTCCGTACGGCTGAGGAAGTGTTGAGACATTCAGGTCCGTCTCAGCGGGCGCCTATGCGTTCGGCTGAGGGCATCATTAAGATGATGCGAACGTCGTCTCTTACGCGATTCCCACAGACATTTAAGAACTTACGGATCTCTTACCCTCGTTATTATGGATCTCCTATTCTGCAACTTCACGCTGCAGCTATGGAGAACATTGCGAAAAAGGGCGAAAACTCACGACATTTTGTGGTCGGTCCGATGCCGTCGTGGGAGTTTAATCCGCTACTAGCCCGGTCGGATTTCATTACAATCCCGCAGTCTCCCATCCCGGTTCCTATCGAGTTGGTAGAAGACTTCGAGAATGATCCTGACTGGTCACGGGCCGCGTATCTGTGCAGACCCGCACGTACAAGGCTTCCTCCATACTTTCGTAATGAGACAGTGATCGATGCTGCTCTCATTGAGATGCCTGATGTCACGGTTAACTGGGAGCTGATGCGCGGCGCTTGGCATGCGACGTTTGCGATCCCTCGTGAGTTGCAGCCTGTTGAGGGTGCGGTCTATGCCTGCCATGCAGACCTCGCGTTAACGGGCGACCGCTGCGGGTTCGCTATGTCTCATGTTGTGTCGTGGGATCATTATGAGCAGCGTGATGCTGATACGGGAGATAAGATTCGTTACGAGGATCTCCCTGTGGTGCGGGTTGATATTGCTTTGACGCTCGAGGCCGACTTGCGCGCGGATCCTCCTCGAGAGATTCAGTTGCGAGCGGTGCGTCAGCTCATCTTCGAGTTGCGCAATCGTGGGTTCGGTATCGCTTGGGCGTCGTTGGATGGTTGGCAGTCACAAGATACGAAGCAAGCATTGATTGTAGCTGGCATAGAATCATCCATCGTTAGTATGGATAAGACTGAGGAGCCTTATCGACTGTTACGTTCTATGGTTGAAGAGGCACGGGTAACTATGCCGTCTTCTTTGCTTCTACGTGCTGAGATTCGTGGGCTGCAGCAAGATCCTCGCACTCGCAAGATCGACCATCAACCGGGCGATGGGAGTAAGGATCTGTCGGATGCGGTGTGTGGGTCTGTGTGGGGAGCGGTGGCTTCTGGAGGACAAGAGGTGACGACGGACGAAGTCTCTAGCGACGACTTCTGGACGTCGTCGCCGATCGCTGCCCCGGTCGGTGCTGAGGCTGCATGGTGTTCGCTTTTTGCGCACTGATTTCCGACGAGAGGGTTGGTAGTGGCTACGGCTCAAACGTTGGAAATGGCGAAGCCTACGAAGCGTGATCTAGACACTGAGATTGGTGTTCAGATTCGTGGGATGCCGTTCTCGGAAGCGTTCGCAGGGTCAGATCATGTTTTGATTCGTTCGTCTGAACCTACGGTTAAGCAACTTGTTGAGATGCGTCGCAATGATGGTCAGGCCCGTGGCCTGTTTCGTCTGTTGACCATGCCGGTCCGGGCTGCCGCGAAGCGGGCGACGTGGGTGCCTGCTGACGGTGGGGATAAAGAGGCGAAGTTCGCGGAGGAGTTGTTGACGACTCCGTTCGTGCTGGGCGGCATGAAGACGTCGTTTCAGCGGGTGGTTGCTCAGATGCTGCTTGCGGTGATGGATGGGTTCTCACCGTTTGAGTTGGTGTATACGATCCCGAAGAAGGGACCGTTGAAGGGCAAGATTGCGTTGTCTAAGATTGCTTATCGTCCTTCAGAGACCATTCAGTTCCTGGTAAACGATGTGGGAGATTTCGAGGGACTGCGTCAGCGTACTACCGCACCTGGCGGTCGGTATATTGATGAGAAGATCGATGCTGATCATTCTTTGTATTACGCGTGCGGTGATGAGGAGAATCCGTTCTATGGAGTCTCGTACTTTAATGCGGCTTTCTATCATTACGACAAGAAGATTAAGCTCTACTATCTTGCACACTTGGCCGCTCAGCACCGCGCAGTCGGCTCGCGGGTCGGCAAGTACCCCACGTCTGCATCCCCCAATGAGATTGCTCAGTTCCGCAAGGCCCTCTCAGACTTTGGTCTCGCCCAGGCAATGTCGTTTCCTGACAAGGGATGGACGGTCGAGGAGTTAGGTCTGCGGATCGGTGACTTCCCGTTTATGGACTTTGTAAACCATCACAACTCACAGATGTCGAAGTCGGTACTTGCCCCGTTCTTAGATGATGCTCAGGGTGGGCAGAAGTCTTTGGTGGACTTCGGCGGGCAGTCGGACTCGATGTATCATACATTGATTAATGTGTTGGTCGCTGAGTTGGAGACGTTGATTAATGAGACTTTGGTCCCTCGCTTCATCGACTGGAATTTCGGCACTGATAAGTATCCGCAGATCAAGTTCGGTTCGTTTACTGATGAGCAGAAAAAGTCGATCAATGACACCTTCGATAAGCTGGCTACGGCTGGCACTAATGCCAATGTGACGCGTCCGTTCCTGTTGGAGCTGGAGATGCGTATGGCTGAGGAGATGGGTCTGGAGATTGACTACAAGAAGATCGAGGAGGCGCTAAAGAAGCAGGAGGAATTGACGCTTCAGCACTTTATGGACGAGGCGGCTATTCCTCCGATGGAGCGTCCGTTTCAGGCGGTTGGTGCGCAGGCTGCGGATCAGCAGCAGGGGGCTGCGCAGAATGCTCAGTGGATGCCTGGCCCGCAGCCTGGGATGATGCCTGGGGCTCCCCCACCACCTCCTGGCAAGCCTGGCGGTGGGCCTCCTGGCGCGGCTGCACGCGGTGTTCCCGGCAAGTCGGGTAAGCCTGGGGCACAGCCTGTTTATCCTGCGTTACCGTCGAAGCTGTCGGCCGCACGGGCTTCTGAGACGTGGCTTCACGATGATGCTCCGTTGGCGTTGTCGTGGGCTGAGTTCCGTGAGGTTGAAGACTCGCTTGCGGTGTTACGGACGTGACCGCACCTGCTACGTCGGTAGGGTCGCTGGCGTCTTTGCTGTCGTTGGTTGATGACTCAGCCGCACGCAATGTAGCGACTGAAGACCAACTCATTGCTGAAGTAGACAATCTTTACGCTCAGCGGTTGGTTGCCTATCTTGCGTCTTTGCAGAGCCAGCCTCAGGCACCGGAGGAGGGTGATCTTCATCCATTCTTGGATGCGGCATTGCTCGCTGCAGTGGTGCTTTTGCTGCGACGCGCGTTCCGGGCTGGAGTTGTAGAGGGCCTTAATTTCGGCGGGGAGAATTTAAGCAAAGTCGGGATCACTTTAGATCCAAGCTTAGTAAAGATCGATAACGCTTTTAGTGACTCTGTCGTTACGGACTTCTTGCAGGGTCAAGTTAATCAGGCTTCGAGTTGGGGCAGCAAAGATCCACAGGTGCTGGCTGCGACGCTGTCTCAGCGTGCTGATCTTGGTGTGTTGACGGCCTTTCATGGTGGACGTAATGCTGCGTCGGAGGCGTCGTTTGCGCAGGCACCGGGTCAGGTACATAAGTTGTGGGTCGCTCGTTTCGATTTAGAGACTGCACCTTGTAGTTTGTGTGTTCGTCTACACGGCATGCATGTTCCGTTAGCTGATAATTTCCACGTTCATGATGATGAGCCTGGGCCTTATCTCGGGACGCTGTCTCGTCCTCCGAGGCATCCTCGTTGTCGGTGCAGTGTGGTGTTGTACATGCCTACGGAGATGAAGACCGATTCAGGTCCGGCTCCGTTGTCGATGGTGCAGTATGCCGATCAGGTGTTGCGGATAATCGGTGCGGAGCGCCACGATTTCATCGCAGCCTCAGTAGTCCGGGTTGAGGGATATACGCGTGTTGTAGGTGGAAAGACCGAGCAGGTAAGTGGTTACTTTTATGACATTAAGACGGGGTTAAAGGTTCCGTCGTCTCAGGTTCCTGGCAATAAAGCACCGAAGGTGTCTTTGCAGAAGGCTCGCGCGATGGAGCAGAAAGCTAAGTCAGCGGGCGTTGGTAAAACTTCTGGTGGTCCTGGACAGGCTGCTGCTGTTTGGCCTAAAGGTACGTATCACATTAATATGCCTGATGGTTCTGTGACTCAGGTGATTGTTAGTGATGATGGTTCTTCTCGAGCTACGTCTAATGGTCAGACGGAGAATGCCGATCCTGCTCAGACACATCAGTTTATGTCTTACTGGCAAGAGCATCTTCAGCAGGTTGACAATGCTGATTCTGGACTTCACGATGTGCAGCATCCTGAGCATAATATCGGTGGTGTCTCAGTCACGTCTGACCATGTTAAAGAAGCTATCAGCATTCTGAAAAACGAGCCATCGACTTCTGTTAAGGCTCCACTAAAGATTGCAGATCACCCTCTCGCGTCTGCGGATCTGCGCGGGTTTGCGACCGAGCATGCAGGCACGCCACAGCATTACTCGAAGCTTAAGCAAGGTGTGATCGACGCGCTTCAGGCAAAGCTGAAGGGTAAGGACGGAGCTCAGCCAAATGCCGGAAAGCCTGAGGCTCCTGGTGCCCCGACGCCTCCTGATGCACCGTCTGCGCCGAGCGCTCCCGTGTCGGATAAGCAGAAGGCTCCTGACAAAAAGTCGGTTGCTAACCCACCTAGCGCTCCAAACAAGAGTGCGACTCCTCCTGCTGTGCCAGCAGATCAGGCAAAGACTTGGAAAGACCATCTGGAGAATGCGCGTGTTGCGTTCAAGGTCTCTCCACAACCTGGCGATCACGGGTCGGGGATTGCCGCCGCTCAGCAACGGGTCGCTACTACGAGACACAAGTATTACGTTCGTAGTGATCAGGGGAATACTCAGATCAGTATGAAGCCGCTTCCCGTGACGGGAAATGGACATGATTTGCTAGTGCATTCCAACGGGTCGGTGTATTCACGTTCGTTAGACGGTAGTGGTGCTGAGCAGTTGCATCCTATGTCGCCTGATGAGGTTTCGTCTTTGACGAGTCCTCATTTTCAGTCTTCTGACAAGGTGTCTCTTGATCGTGCGTTGTCTAATCCTCGTTCGATTAAAGATAATAAGCTTGACGGGTTAATGCAGGAAGCATTGACCAGTAACAATATGGATGCGTTTGATAAGTTGGCTGCTGAGGCTGATCGTCGCAGCGCGTCTGAGAAGCGTTCGTCTCAGCAGGAAGAGCAGCGTGCTGCGCAGCTAGAGAAGCTTCTGATGGAGGGTAAGAACGAGTCTGACGCCATTGAGAAGGTATACGGCGTCTCGGGTGAAGGACAGAAACGAAAGTTAGCAATTACTTCATTGCGATCTGATGGTTACACGGGAGTTAACCTTTCGGAGCTGGCTCGTAAGGCTTTCCGAGACGATGTGTATAGCAGATATATTGAAGCTGAGAATTCGATGCAAGGACATATGCTTTCGAAGGAAGGTGAGGCTAAGAATATATCTCCAGTGAAGTTGTTTACTGGCTCAGAGGCTACGGCTATGAAGTACGCGTCTCCTGAGTTGATTGATTACTGGGGAATTCACGGCCGTCCTTCGTTCGATGAATGGTTAAATGATTTTATGGGTGGCTTCGGTAGTAGTGGAGGTGCCTGAGATGTCTGTGGAGCGAGAGATGGTTGACGCCTACCGAGCGGGTGAGGTGGCGGCCCGCTCTGGGCAGCTGGTGGCGACTAATCCTTTCGATGCTGAAGCGACGACGGCTCGCGATCGAGTGCAGGCTTTGATGTGGATGCGCGGGTACGGCGCGGGCAATCCGGTGGAAGACGATGCGGGGGAGACGTCTTCATCTGCCGAATAATGAGGCATGGATCCGAAGTGTGTAATCGCACCTAGTCCACTTTCGGACTGGACTGCGGTCGATGAAGATACGGTTGAGCTTGCCCGCAAGAAGCAGGGCACTTTGTACCGTAAGCATATCTTGAATCGTGGCGAGTTGCACCATCCACTTACCGGCACAAAGATTACCATTGACGATGCTTTTGTAACGCATCTTCAGACTAACTTCGCGAACAATGTTTGCGACATTGTTCAGGTTCCTTTGGCTAATGACCAAAATGAGCATGTTGAAAATCCTGCCGCGAATGTCGGTGAGGTTCTCGGCATTGAGGATGATAAGAAGACCGGCAAGATTTACGCATTGGTTGATGCGCGTAAGCATGCTGATGACTTCGGCAAGACGATCCTCGGTGCATCTGCTTTCCTGCATTTGAATTACAAGGACTCGAAGACCAATAAGCGTGTCGGACCCACGCTTTTACATGTCGCTGCCACTAACCGCCCGTACGTCACGGGTCTGGATCCTTATGAGCCAGTCGTGGCAGCGAGTGCCGAATACTTGGGCGAGCCCGCTCTTATGCAGATGAGCGGTGGGAACGATCGGGAGAGTGCTATGCCCCGCAGTTTGGAAGAGGTGCTCACCGAGCTGCGCACCGATCATGAGATCGATGTTAACGCTCTCCGCACCCAGCTTACTGATGTTGAGAAGGCGAAGGCCGACGAGGCTGCTCGGGCTGAGGCTGCAATTGTTACTGCCAAGGCTGCGGAGGACAAGTTGGCTGCTACTACCACGAAGCTTACTCAGGCTCTTGCAGGGTCTGAGGAGGGTACCAAGCTTACCGGTTCTGGCGATGTGAGTAGTGAGGATGTCGTCAATGCAGTTGCCGAGTTGGCTCAGCGCAACGTGGCTCTCAGCGCAGCTCAGGAAGCTTCGGTCGACCGCATCGCGGCTTTGGAAAAGCGCAACGTCGAAGCGGAAATCGACGGACTGATCAAGGAGGGTCGTATCCTTCCGGCCAAGCGTGAGGTTTTCCTTACGATGGCTTTGACCAGTCGTGAGATTTTTGATCAGGTTGTTCCAGACGAGCCGATTGTGGCTTTGAATGCAGAGCGTGGCGTTGCACCTCGCGCTGATGAGCACGGCAAGCGTGAGTTTGACGTGGAGGCCGAGCTTGCTCGTTTGACGGCCCCCGGTGGTCCTGCAGCGGAGTACGTGCGGTCGTAATCGTGTGACCGCTGCCGGTCACTAGCGAGAGGATAAGCAGCCATGGTTGTGGAGTACGTCGGCAATATCATCCCGGCGCCTAGTTACATTAAGGGCAACACTTCTACTGACGATGAGTTGCTCGCGTCAACTGCACGGTTCACTCAGAAAGGTGTGACCCTCGCCCCCGGCTTGGGCATTATCAATTTGGGCACCGTTATGGCGCAGCGTACGTCGGATAAGAAGTGGATTCCGTATAGCGACGCTGGCTCTGGGGGTGCGAGTGTCGCGCGCGGTGTTCTCCGTCGTGGTGTTGATACTGGCACTGACGTGAATGGTCGTGTGTTCCAGGGCAACGTTGTTATTTCAGGTGTCCTCAAGCTCGACCGCGTGGTCGGGTCGGATGCTGCAGCGATCTCTGATTTGAATGCACGTACCGACACTGTTTTGAATATGTTCATCTTCTAATAGCTAGCTAGGCCAGCCGGTTGACGCGTAAGCGTGGCGCAGGTCGGGATCCAAGACGGATTCGCTGATGGATGGCAAGTTTCGCAGTCAGGTAAGGATGGCTGCATGAGCGAGAGTGGTGGCTACTTTGCCTGATATCGGCCTTCTAGAACCTGTGGTGTTGCGCGGGGTTGTTGAGAAGCTTCAGACCCCGGAAACGCTCATCATGAAGAATCGCATTCCTAGTGGTCCGTGGCCGTACCCGGTTGCACGTTGGGATGTGATTCGTGGTTCGCGAGCGGTGGCGCGCCCGAACGTCCCTAACTCTGAGGCGCACATTGTGCCTCGGCTGGGCCGGTCGCAGGAAAGCGCGAGCTTCATCTACCTGCGTGAGAAGAAGATCTTCGAGCCGACCACGTTGCACTGGCTTCGTGAACCGGGTCAGCTGGCTGCGATCAATGCGGAGAAGGCTGTTCTTCGTGAGATCAATGACCTGAACATTCGATTCGACAACTTCGTTGAGTTCTGTTCTTGGCAGGCTCTGAAGGGTCGCATCGTTTTGGACTATACCGATGTGCAGGCTGACATCGACTATAAGTTCACCACAGCGCATAAGCCCACGGCGTCGACTCTGTGGACTACTGCAACGGTTCCGCAGATCATCTCCGACATCCGGGCGTGGAAGCGGCTTATTCAGCGCGACGGCCAGGTGCCTGTTCGTGAGGCGTTCGCGACGGAGAACACGCTGGCGTTGATTTTCGAGGCGTTCGCTCGGGACAATAACGCTGCCGGTTTGATGTCGGATCGTATGCGTGATGAGTACTACTCATCTGGCATGCTTCCGGGATTCCTTGGAATGAACTGGATTGCTGTCGAGTCAATCTATGAGACCGATGATGGTACTCAGACTCGATTCCTCGAAGAGGGCACGTTGATTCTTGCCAACATGGAAGACAACCGTCCGATTGAATTCCTTGAGGGTCCGACCGCTGACGACGACGCTCCCCCGGGCCACACTGGGAAGTTCTCGAAGACGTGGAAAGAGGAAGACCCGAGTCATCGTCAGTACCTCCTCGAGTACTCGTTCTTGCCGATCATCACCCGTCCCGAGCAATTTGTGGTGGCGTCCGTAGGCGTTCACCCCTGATAAGCAATTAGTATAGGAGCACATGATGCCCACTGATTCGCCTAAGTTTGCGAGCCCTCCTACTCGGAGGGTTATCGCTCCTAGCATTCCTGATGCTGTTCCACCTCCGTTGGATAATCAGGGGGATGTAGTAGCGAGTGCTGCTCCACTTGATGACGATTTGAGCGATCTTCTTCCTGAGGTGACACCTTCTGTCGCTGCGCAGGATGGATCAACTGTCTTGATTCATATTCTCGAAGACGGTTTTACGGCGGCTGGTCAGGTTTGGTATCGCGGTCAGGAGATTGAGTACGTCGTCGGTGAGCAGGCTTTCGAAGACACCAAGGATCGTTATGGCCGTTCCTGGCTCGCTCTCGATGACGCGGGTCAGATGCAGCATTGGGGTCGTGTGATGTTTCGACGCGGTCCGTGGACAGGCACTAGTTATGACGATCCTCGTGCGGCTGCAGCGGAGCTTGCTCGCGCTCGTCGTCCGAAGTCGCTAGCTGGTATCGCGCCTCCTGGTCGGAGGTGAACAAGCTTTGAGTATTGAACGCGCGATCGTTGTTTGTATCATGGTGATACTTGCATTGATTGTGATTGCTTTCTTGTTTCACATCCTCGGTGTTCTTATCTGAGTAGGTGAGGTCATGGACTCCGGACTGACCCTCATCGACTTAGCTGATTTCACTGGTAAGGCTACTACTTATTATGGTCGCTACGTCACTGAGGCTTTGGAACAGGCGTCTGATCTCTTTGAGCTGGCCACAGCTTTGGAAGAGATGCCCGATCCTGGGTTGAACTTTCGTCTCGCCAAGCGCGGCATTCTCTCTATGGCCGAGGTGCTTTATGAGGGACAGGTTGTTCGAGATCTGCGATTCTCTCCGTTTAAGTCTGAGACGATTGGTTCGTACACCTATTCGTTGGCCCAGGCTGCTGTGCTCGAAGGGATTCCTACGGGGATCTCCTGGTTTGACCTTGCTGTCGCTCGATTGAAGACGGGGGTAACTACAATTGGGTCCTCAAAAATACGTGTCTTCGACCGCCCAGGAGATCTCGTCACGACTCCCGACGGTGAAACCTATCTCCCTGGTCCTGCGGACTCAAACTCATTCAAGGGGTCTCCTTCATTACGTAATCGTTTTCTCCGTGGTGATATTGGCGATCCTTATTACGAAGAAATTGATGGAGTTGTCCCTTGATAGGGAGTCACCTGATGCCGTCTCGGGTGAGGGTTCTGAGACCGAGAGTATCGACTGAGGACGGCATTCTCTCCACGTCATGGTCGGCTGTGTCGGGCATGGAGAGTTTGATGTGTCGCTTGGAGGTAGGGCTGTTTCGTCCGGGTAAGGATCAGCCTCTGCCTATCCAGGCGGGTCGTGCTCCTGATCGGGTGGCTGTGGTGTGGGTGGCTCCTGACACAGACTTACGCCCAGGAGATCATCTGGAGTGCGTAGGCGGGCCGGTTAAAGGTACGTGGGAGATGCGTACGACTCTTGATGCTGCGGTTGCGATGAATCGACTGCATCATTTAGAGGGGCAGGTGGTGGAGTTGCCGCCATCGGTTGTGGCTGGCTCGCAGTGACGGTTCATTTTCAGATTGAGATGCAAGGTTGGTTTGACGCTCTAGACGCTATTACGGGTCCGGGGGATGCGACTGTTGCTGCTCTGACAGCGGTAATGGAGGCAGGGTTCAAAGAGACTCAGGCGCTGGTGCACGTAATTACGGGATCGTTGAAGAATTCTGGACGCGTGGTTTTCGAGCGGTCCGCTGCGGAGTGGTCCGGGGAGATCATTTATGGTGGTGCCTCCCCTGGGTTTCCCAATGATCCCGTCGATTACGCCTCGGCTGAGTTTGGTCGTGGGGGACTTCATGATGCATTGAAGAATACTGACCTCATGCATCATGATTTGCTTAAAGCAATGTACGCGTCAATGGAAGCGGGGATGGCTGAGTGACCCTTTCCGCTCCTGCCACTCTCGACGTTGCGCTGGCGGCTCGTAGGTTCCTTGCTGCTATTCCTGCGTGTAGGGCTGTGTTAGGGCCTTCAGGAGCGGACACGGAGTCAACGGTGTGGTTGTTTACGCGTTCGATGTCTGTGGTTGTGGAGGGCACTTCGCGGTGCGCTGCAGTGTTGTCTGTTGCCGGTCCGTGGGCTCGACCCAATGAGCACAACACAGCGCGGTTCCCTCGTTTGCAGCTGGAGATCTTTGCGGATCCGTCTCGTTCGGGCGGTGCGATTACGACGCGAGATGCCGAGGCTCGAGCGTGGGCGGCGTGGGATCCTTTTGACAAGGTGTTGCACAGACCTCGTGGGTTCTCCGAGATGTGGGGAGCGAAGGATTCCGATTTAGGTCTACGGGTGTGGGGGTCGTTGAGGACATCAGATCCAGATACGTTTCCTACACCTGATTGGGATGGCGGTCAGAGACTCTTAGTCCATTACGGCCTGTGCACGGGGTGACATTGAAGGTTTTAGTTTCTACTCCTGTTAATTCTGTTACTGGTTACGGTAACGATGGTATCGAGCTTATTCAGGCATTGGTTCGTTGGGGTGCTGATGTCTATACCGTCCCAGCGTCAGTGTTTCCGCCCGTTCCGCGCGAGGTTGCGGCTGTTTTTACGAAGCCTATTCCCTCACATGTTGACTTGCTGATCTCTCATAAATGTCCACAAGAGTTGGCTCATCCGGATCGATGTGGCATCTTCTCGGTCGCCACGGTTGCTTTGGCTTGGACGATGTGGGAGTGGGATTCGATAGCTAATGTTGACACGATTAGTGATTTGAATTGCGAGCATGCGTTTCGGGTAACGGATAATTTGCGTGATTCGTTGGCGCGTTTCGACGCGACTCTGGCTTACGATGAAGTGTCGAAGTCTGCACTGGATCCCTTCCATGATAACATTCATGTGTTGCAGGGTGGTGTGACTCCGTTAGATTACATGGCTCGTGACTGGTTTTCGAATCCTTTTCGTTTTATAATGTGTGGTGTTCTGTCTGCTCGCAAGAACCCGTTTGCTGCGATTAATGCATTTAAGAAGTTGCGCGACGCGGGTGAGCTTGAGCATGCGACATTGACGCTGAAGAGTACGTATCCTGGACTTCACCCTCGGATGGAGAAGTGGTGTCCTGGACTGCATTTGATTCACGATTTGTGGCCTATCGAACAGGTACATGAGTTTTTCGGACAAAGTCACGTGATGGTGGCACCCTCGTGGGGTGAAGGCAAGAACCGACCGGCTATTGAGTTTGCGACGTCTGGCGGCGCTGTAGTCGCACCCATGATTGGCGGGCATGCGCAGTGGATGTCTTCTGAGTATACGTGGCCGGTCAGATATAATCTTAAAGACTTTGGGTCTGGCTCGCACGGTGCGGATGTAGATGTCGATCATCTTGCTGAGATCATGTTGGAGCTTTATACCGACCGTGCGTCTACGAGATTGCGCGCTGAAAGAGCAGCTCAATGCCTGCCAGCGCAGGTGGCTTGGCCGTCTGTGTTAGAGAGGCTCATGTTTCGTCTCCCGGCTATCGCGGGCGGTCGAGGCTCGGAGGTGTCCGCGCTGATGCGGGCTTGCCGCCGCGCTCCTGCGTCTGAGGGTGTTCATTTAGCTTCTGCACGTAGTGCACTTGATCCTGTATGATTCGACGCGCGCCGAATACGCAAGTGTGCCTACGGTGACATTCCCTCACGAAGTTGAGCTGCGGTGTCCTGTTGGGCCTCGGAAGTTGTTTGCCAAGCTGAGACTTGATGGCGTACAGCCGACTGTGACTTCAGGCAATCTCTTGGAGATGGCCTGTCAGGATTGTAGACGTCGGGCTCGTTCTGAGGGTCGTACTGATGTGGGATTCGTTCTCCACCGTTTCGATATTGTGGGTCGCCTTGTCGAGACTGTGATCGTCGCGCCAGTGGTTGACGGTGCCGAATACCCCAGCGAAGGCTAGCGCCGTCATCGGTGTTGAGAGCAGTGAATGCCAATAGCCAGTTAGCGTCCGCGTTGTATGTAGACGAGAGGTTATTGGTATGCCGTCAACTGGCATTTATGAGGCATTTAGCGTCTCGCATGCAGCGATTCTGGATGGTACGACTGGCGCTGAGTCTGCGGACATCTATGGTGTTCGTCAGGGTTCTGTTTCGATCAACTCAGACTCGCACGACAATACCGGCGATAACGCTGTTTTGTCCAACTGGTTTTGGTTCAACTATGCAGAGATCACGATCTCTTCAGGTTACATTCCATTCAGTGTTATTGCCTTGCTCACTGGGGCTCCTGCTACGTCGTCTGGTGACACGTGGTCGCTACCGATGTGGACGGCGGATAGCCTCAACCAGCCTGCTCGCCCAGTCCTGATCCGGGTTCCGTCTAAGGATTCTGCTGGCGCAGCACGAATCATGGACATCATTTTGTACAAGGTTCAGTTCATGCCAATTGCGTTTGACGGTCCTAACTACAAGGACGGCATGACTTTGAACTATACGGGTCGGGCAGTGATCTCTCCGGTTGATGAGTTGGGTGCGTCACTTACTACCCACGCTATTGGTCGGTTGGTCAACAAGCCGTCTCCGTGATCCTTCGTTAATCATCTTTTACTAAGACGCCAAGGAGCGCAGTGAATCAGACAGTAATGCCCCCTACTGTTGTGTCCTTTCCAGATGTGATCAGTTCCGAGACTGATCGTCTCGATCCCGTTCCTGAGTTCGCCACTTTGGAGTCAGGGACTCGGGTGCGTGTCTTGTCTTTGAAGATGCGTCAGTTGTTTCGACTGCTGCGAATTGTGACACGAGGTGGTGCGCAGTATCTGCCGTTGCTTCGCGATGCGCTACTGACGTCAGATGAGAATTCAGCCGAGGCTTTCGGTACTCAGCTGTTAGCTATTGCGTTGATCGCATTGCCTGAAGCTGAAGACGAGGCTGTGCAGTTTGTGCAGTCTGTTGTCGAGCCTGCTGATCTGCACATTCGTAATGACAAGCAGAGTCGTGAGCTTAACGAGCAGCTTCGCATTGCTCTCGATGCTGAGCTGGACAATCCTGATCTCAACGATTTGGTCACCATTCTCGAGACTGTGATTAATCGTGAGAAGGATGATTTGGTCGCTTTGGGGAAACGCCTAGGGGCGATGTTCAATCTCGCCCTCAAGACCGGCCAGGTTCCCGACGTTCCGACCCCCCAGGGATCTTCCGAGCAGACCCCACCGTCGCAGGAGCATTCGCCCGTTCCTGCGATCTCATCTCCTCAGAGTACGGGTGGACTGACGACATCGTCCTCGACCTCACCGTCTGCCGGGTAAGGCAGGTGGTTGAGGTCATTCGCGAGCGCGTTTCTTTATTTGATGCTCGGTCACGTGCTTATGTCGAATGGCAGACTAAGGTCCTAGCAGGATTCATTGCGTCTACTGCTCAGACTGAGGATGGCGCACGGAAATTGCACAAGGCAGCGGAGGGGCTGTCTATGTTGCCTTCTGATGATACTGCACCTGTTGAAGATCCATCTAAGCCCGCAGGTCCAATACCGGCTGAGGCTCGGGTTGGTTCCTTCGAGAAGTTGAGCGGATTTTTCGGAGGCGCGCTGGCGCACTAGTGATTGACGTGAATGTGTGCTCAGCGTACGAAGTGGGGTGAATTAGGTGCCGTCGTCTACAGCGGTGTTCCGTGCGGTTGCCGATTTCGCTTCATTGAATCGGGAGCTTCGCAAGACTCGTGTTGAGATGGAGTTGCTCAAACGCGAGTCTGCGGATGGGTCTTCATTTAAGGCTTTCGATTCGGCTTTGAACAAGACGGCTGCAGCTCAGACGAAGCTTCAGACTAATACGAAGAACCTCACAAAAGAACGTAAGGCTCTCGCGACTGCCGAGAGGTCACTTACAGGATCTATTGACAAGACTTCACGGTCTCAAAAGGATGCTGGGACTTCTGCGAAGTCTTATGAGAAGTCTGCTAGTTCTGCTGAGAATGCTATTCGTAAGCTGCATGAGACGCAGCAGAAAGCTCGGCAGTCTACTGACTCACTGACGACTGCGAGAGGTAAAGCGGGCGCGGCTGCTAGTGATGCAGCATCTCATCTTTCCGCACTCTCCAAGGCTGAGTCTGATGCTGTTGATTCTGCCAAACGACATACGACTGCTCTTAAAGATGAGAAGACTGCTGCTCAGTCGAAGTTGGGAATCCTGCAGAAGCTGGCTTCCGGGTTAGCCAGTCTTGCGGATAACGAGAATGCAGCTTCCGGTGGAGCAGACAATCATTCGGCTGCACTTGGGCGTGAGACTTCTGCTCTCGGTGGAGCTACGGCGGCTCATCGAACGCATGCCGACAGTATTGACCGTACTGGTAAATCTTCCGATGATGCTTCTAGGTCGAGTGATCGGTTCGGCGATTCAGTAAGACGGACAGGTTCGTCGTCTAATTCGTCACGAAGTGGTATTGACTCGCTCGAGAATTCACTTCGTAAGTATTCTAGTAGCGCTGATAGTTCTAGTAACCACAGCGTACGACTTCGAGCGATGCTTATCGGGTTGGCGATCCCTGCCATCCCAGCAGCTGTCTCGCTTCTAGTTGGCGCCATCGTGTCTCTGGGTGGCGCGCTGGTCGGTGTTATTGGGGCAGCGGCGCCCGCAGCTGGGGCCATCGCTGCGCTCGTGCCTGCTGCCGCTGCAGCGGCAGCTGCGGTTGGCACGGTGATGTTGGCCTTCCGTGGAGTAAAGACTGCATTAAAGGAGATGACGCAGGCTCAGACCACGGCGGCTACGGATGCTGCTAATGCGGCTGAGCAGGAAAAGCAGAATGCTGCCGCTCGAGCTGCTGCTTTGAGGCGGGTGGCTGATGCACAATATGCTCTAAAGCAGGCTCAGCAGTCGCAGGCTGATACGGCTATTTCGAATGATCGTTCTATTGCGGCTGCTGAGAGAGATCTCATTAAGTCGCAGGACGATGTTCGTCGTTCTCTTGAACAGCTAGATGCAGAACGTAAGCAAGCTGTTCAGGATTTAGTTGATATTAAGAATGCTTCGATTGATGCGACGTTGTCTGAAGAGGCAGCGCAGATTGCATTGATTGAAGCACAGCAGGCGCAGGTCAAGGTTAATGCTGATCGACGTTCTACGGATCTCGATCGACGTAAGGCTGCTCTGGCTGTCGCGGAAGCACAGCAGCGGTTGTCTGAAGCTCAGACTCAGACAACTCGGACTGCCGCTGATTTGAATACGGCTAATCAACAGGGTGTTGAGGGAGCACCTAGAGTTGTTGCGGCTAAGCAGGCTGTTGCTGATGCTAACGAGAAGCAGGGTCTTTCAGAGCAGAATCTTTCTGACGTAAAGAGGCAGTCGGCTGAGCAGCAGGCTGCTGCTGACGATGCGGTTGTTAAGGCTAATCGCAATCTACAGGATGCGCTGGCTGCGACCACTGATGCTGTGCAGAAGCAGACTACAGCACAGACTAAGTTGCAGACGACTCTAGCGAATATGTCGCCAGCCGGACGTGCTTTTGTTCAGTATTTGATGTCGTTGCAGCCATTAATTAATTCGTTGTCGCAGGCTGCTCAGACGGCGTTGTTCCCAGGGTTGCAGAAGGCTCTGGAGATCATCATGCCGATGATCAATACAGTAGCCATACCAACGGTTAATGCATTCGGCGCTGTGTTGAGTGATCTCGCCATTCGTGGTGGCACCGAGATCAAAGGTTTTGAGGGGGACTTAGTAAGTTTCGGAACGGGCGATGGTCCGAAACTGATGGACAAGTTTGGCACGGTGTTGCTGAACTTGATGAGTGCTCTCGAGAATATCATGATGGCGGCATTGCCGTTTACACAATGGCTTGCCGACTGTGCTGTTAAGTTCTCGGAGTACATCAAGAACACGACTGAGGCTGCTCGCGAGTCTGGACGTTTGGCTGACTTCTTTGATCACGTCAAGGAAGTGTTGAAGGTTCTTGGTGGCATCCTGTTTAATATCGGGGGCATTTTGCACCAAGTGTTCCAGGGTGCTGCTCCTATGGGCATGCGTTTGCTAAAGACTTTCCAGGATGTTACTGGCGCCACAAATGAGTGGATGCATTCAGCTGAGGGTATTGCAACCATCAAGAAGTACTTTGATGACATGGAACCTTCGATTCGTATTCTTTTTCACTGGGTCGATCTTCTTGCGCGAGCAATGCTTAATATCGGCGGATCAGCTACATACTTCAATCTTCTTAAGCAGATCAATGATGAATTAATACCTGCCTTCCAGCGTTTGTTTAAGGCTATTGGAGATGTAGCCGGACCGTTGGGAGGGAACTTCATTGATACCCTCTCAAACATTGCAGACATGCTTGCCAAGCTAATCGATGCTGGCGGTGGGGGCCTCTCTGCGTTCGTCTTCGTTCTCGATGCCTTGTCAAAGGTTTTGAAGTTCATTCTCGACATTCCGGGTATGGCTCAGCTCGGGTCGATCTTGCTGGCCATCGCGGGTGGGCTGACAGCTATCAAGCTGGTAGGCAAGATCCCTGGTGTTGGAGCTATCGGGCGCGGACTTAATACTCTCGCTGGTAGCGCTATAGCTGCAGGTACTGGGGAGACGATAGCTAAGGGCTCTCCCTCGACCTTTACGAAGGGTGTAGCTGCAGGTTTGAGTGGTCCTGGCGCTGCGCCTGCTAAGACGCTGACCGCTCGAGCTGGCTCCGTAGCGGGCTCGGCTGCACGTTCGTTGGCTGCTGTGACACCGGGTATTTCACGATTTATTAAGCCTGCAGAGGTGGTTGCTGCTCCTGTTGAGACTTTGCGTCCTGCGTTGCCTGTGCAGGATCCTCTGACGAAGGCTACGACTGGGCCGGTTCCTTACCCTGCTGGCTCGCCACGTACGTCTTCTACGGCTCCTATTACGGTTGAGTCTAAGGGTCCTGTCACGGTCGAGGCTAAGGGTCCGTCAAAGCTCGCTTCAGCGGCTGGTGCGGTTGGTCGGGGCGCCAAGATTGTGGGCGGTATCGGCGCGTCGATCGCGGGTTCGATCGGTGGTGGGATGGCTGGTGAGGCCATCGGTACCAAGATCGGCGGTGAGACCGGTGGGATGGTCGGGTCGCTGGCTGGCTCGGTGGCCGGTGCGTTTGCTCCCAACATCATTACTGCGGGCCTGGAGAAGATCGGTCCGCTCGCAGCGGGCGCGAAGGCTGCGCTGGGTAGCGTCATGGAGGGCTTTGGCAAGGCAGCGGGGGCTGCGGGTCAGGTTGCTGTGTCAGTGGCTAGCGCGGCTGCGAGCTTCATTAAGTTGGGCATTGAGACTTTGGCTGCTAATGCCAAGCAGCTGCTGTTCGCAGCGGGTTCTGCAATTGTTCGAGGTGCGGTACTTGCTTGGGCTGCAGTGCAGTGGGTGTTGAATGCAGCTCTAGATGCAAACCCAATTGGTCTTATTGTTATTGCGATTGCTGCATTGGTTGCAGCTTTCATTTACGCTTGGACACACTCTGAGAAGTTCCGTGAGATTGTCACTGGTGCTTTGCAGGCTGTGGGCGACTTCTTTACATGGGTATGGACTACGCTGCTCAAGCCTGTCTTTGATATGTTCATGGAGGGCTTGCACCAAATTGGTGACGCTGCGATGTGGTTGTGGAACAATGCAATTAAACCATCCATGGATGGTATTGGAGCTGCAGTTGGTTGGGTATGGAATAACATAGTCAAGCCTATTGTTGACGAGTACATTTTAGGGTTGCACCAAATTGGTGACGCAGCGATGTGGTTGTGGAATAACATTATTGTTCCTGCCTGGAATGGCATAGGCGCACTGATTTCAGGTGTTTACAATAACGTCATCAAGCCTATTTTCGATGCGTTTATGTATGTTGTACATCTTCTCGTAGATTCATTCAATATTGGCATTGAGGCCATTAAGGTTGCTTGGAATAGACTGGGGGATATCGCAAAGGCACCAGTTAACTTCGTCATTGATTTTGTGTACAACCGTGGTATCGTCCCGATGTGGAACGGGCTAGCTGGGTTGTTCGGACTAGGCAAGCTTGCGCCTGCTGCGTTGCTGGCCGAGGGTGGTGTGCTCCCTGGCTACGCGCCTGGTCGAGACACCGTTCCTGCAGTGCTGTCGCCAGGTGAAGGTGTTCTAGTTCCTGAGGCTGTGCGTGGACTTGGACCTGACTTTGTTTACAAGGCGAACGAGCACTTCTCTCGAGGACGCGCTCGCGCAGACAGTTCTAATCGTTTCGCTGGCGGCGGTATTGTTGGAGACATCGGTGGTGCCATAGCTGGGATGGTCACCGACCCGGTCGGTTCTATCAAGAGACTGTTTAGCGGTGTGTTGGGATCCGTCGTCCCAGGCTCAGGTGAGCTTCGCGAGGCAATGGTTCGGATCCCGATTAAGGTTGTCGACGCGATTGTTACGAAGGCTCAGGAATACGCATCTCGCATGATGGCTGCCGTTGGTTTCGGTAGCAGCGGTGGCTCCGTTGAGGGTGGAGGCACGGCAGGCACGGAGCGGTGGCGCGCGGTGGCGTTGCAGGCGCTCGGCATTGCTGGCCAGGATGCGGGCAACGTTGGTCGGTTGCTTATGCAGATGGGCACGGAGTCGGGCGGTAATCCTACAGCTATTAACCGACAGGATATTAACTGGCAGAAGGGCACTCCGTCTGTCGGTCTAATGCAGGTCATCGGACCAACGTACGCGCGCTATCACAATGCAGGATATAATGCTGGACCGTTTGAGTATGGTGTGTCTGAGGATCCACTATCCAACATTCTTTCTAGTATTAACTATACGGTAGCTAATTATGGATCGCTAGCTCGTGGTTGGCAGGGCCACGGGTACGCCAAGGGCGGGATCGTCGCTGATGCATTCGGACGTATCCCGGCACAGCTTTCACGTAAGCGCAACGTTGCGTTGGGCAGTTCTCCCTCCCTAGGTACCGGGCGAGCGGATAGCGTTCCGGCAATGCTGACGCCGGGCGAGTTCGTTATCAATCGCAAAGCAGCAGCCGTCCTTGGTCCGGACATGCTCGAGAAGCTCAATGCGGCGGATCTGTTCGCTCCGATTGGAATGCCTGCGATTCCGCACTTCGCGATGGGTGGGCATGTGCGCGCGGCGTTTGATTCAGCGCTCGCTAGTCGAGGTGGACCTACGTATAACCAGTCAGTGACGAATGCTGGAGATACCACTAATCGCCCAGTTGTTATTAATACTAACGTGTACAACCCGACTGCCGAACCTGCAAGTGACTCGGTTGCTAGTCGTATGCGTACGTTGTCTTTGCTGGGGGCGTTCTCGTCGTGACTCTTTATGCGAATGGCATAAATCTTTCTACTCTCGCGTTCAATATCTCAACGCTAGAGGGTCGTTGGACTACTCCGCAGCGTAGAGGTAAAGACATAGATGTTCCAGGTAGACATGGTACGGTGCGTACTCCTGGGAAGAAGTTCACTGCGGGTTCGGTCGTTCTCCCTATGTGGGTAGTGGGAGCTAATGAAGACGGAAGTATCCCGCACAATGCTTCTAGTCAAGAAGTTGTGCATGATAATATTGATCGTTTGACACGGTTGTTTAGTTCGGACACTGTGAAGTTGGTTCATGTCTTGCCTGATGGATCTGCTCGTCAGATTGTCGGCCAGGTAATGGACGCGATCGACTTCAGTGCGATGGCTGGCGCCACTCGAGCGGAGTTCGGTGTCACGCTAACTACTGCCGGTGCTTTTTGGGAAGATGTCGATGCTGTCGTTGCTACGCGCACGGGGACTGGTGCGTGGGATGTCCTTCCTTTTTCTGGTGCGACAGCTCCTATGGGCGACCTCGTCGTGAAATTCACGGGTCCGGCTACGAACCCTAGAGTTACTAGTCCGTCTGGAGTTTATGTTGCTTATAACGCAATTCTAACTGGATCTCAGACAGTTAGCGTTGATTCTTCTGCCTGGAGTCTTTCCGGTACTGGGATTACTCCTTCGTATAGCGCACTCGATCACGGTGGTGATCCTCGTTGGTTCGTAATGGATCCAGGCGATCCAGTTCCGAAAGTGACGGCATCGCAAACAGCGGGTTCTACGGGTGTGTTTTCCCTATCTGGCCGACGAAAGTACATGGTGGGATGAAAACTTTTATTTTGTATAGAGATAAAGACGTTTCCGGCGTCAGTGGCACTGGTGCGGTGGCTGAAGGTGTGCAGTTCAGCGATGGTGTTGTGGTGTTGCGCTGGCGTGGAACGAACGCATCTACGGTGGTGTGGGCATCTATAGATGACGCCTTAGCTATTCACGGCCACGATGGCTTGACGAGAGTGGTGTGGGATAGCTAGTGCTAGTTGAATTCTGGGCGCTCAATACAGACGGGACACTTCGCTGTCCTTTGCCTGATGTTGAGACTTGGGGAATCTCACCCATCATTAATGATGCTGGTGCGATCACTCTTACGTATCCAGTTAGTGGTGTGAACTGGTCAGTTCTTAATGAAACTATTACGGCTGATCGTGATTTGATTGTACAGATTCGTTTTGATGGGGTAGTTCAGTCTGAGCTTCAAGCTACGTTGTCCGAGTCGTCTGGCGATGATGTAGCTGAAGGATCTATTTGGACGTATACGGGCACGCTTGCATTGGGTAGGCTTGACGAGGCTGTGGTGAAGCCTCAGGGTGGGATGGCTCCTCAAGGCGATGATACCGCCAGTATTAGCGCTAATGAGGCTCTGTACTATTCCTGCACTGCTGGTACGATTTTCTCTACTCTCATGGTGGAGGCACAGTCTCGAGGTGCTCTTACGGATGTTACGTATGGATCGTTTACTGGTACACATGATTCGAATGGTGTTGCGTGGACTCAGGTAATCACTTTGAAGTTCACGCCAGGCATTAGTTTATTGAAGTGTTTGCAGTCTCTAGTTGAGGCTGGCATGGTCGAGGGGCATATGGTCGGTAAGGACCTACGTCTCTACGAGCCTCCGTGGGGGGTGGATAAGACCCTCTCCAGTCCTCCTGTGGTGTTTCGGGAAGGCCAGAGCCTGCTGGACTCCCCTCGTAAGCACACGGTGCGCAACACGGCCACGGCGGTGCTAATCGCGGGCGCGGAGGGAACGTATAAGTGGGCGGAAGACGCTGCCGCGTTGACGCGTCGTGGCCGTCGTATTGAGATCGGCGTTTCGCAAGGACAGATTTCAGACGATGCTACGGTTACTGCTTACGCTCAGTTCTATCTGACGAATGTTGTACCTGGACGAATGGAGAAGACTCACGGCTTATCTCTCACTGAAGGCCCTATCCCTATTCGTGATTTCAATGTTGGTGACTGGGTGTGGTCGGATCTCGGGTCGGCTCTGGAGCGTTTGCGTGTAGCGCAGTGGACGCTGTCTATGGATGTAGACGGAACCTTAACGGGAACTGTTGTTCTTAATGACTTGATTGCTGATCGTGAGTCAGCACTGGCCCGTAGGCTGCAGGGTATCGAGGGCGGAACTACAATCACGGGTACGAGTAATGCTCGTACGATTCCGGATCATCTGGTGGACGGTGTGTCGCCCGGTACGCCGGGTGGTTTGACTGCATCGTCGGTGGCTTACACTACCGATCAGAATGTGACTCTCGCTGCTGTGCATGTGGAGTGGAATCCTGTTCTGCTTAACGCTAATGGCACAGCAATGACTGATCTTGGTGTTTACACCACGTATTGGCGTTATACTAACCCGGCGATGCACACTGGATCTTCGATCCTTTCGTGGACGTTGGCTGGAAGTTCGGCGGATACGTTCGCTAACTTCTCCGCTGTCCGTCCGGGTCAGGTCATTGAGATTCGGGTCGGTGCAACGGATACGGTCGGTAACTTCAGCGGTTGGTCGACCACCATCACGCATACCACCGCTTCAGATACGTCTGCTCCTCCTGTTCCGTCTTCTCCGTTGTTGACAGCTTTGATCGGTGCTCTCCGAGTTGAGTGGAATGGGTTAGGACAATTCGGGGAGGCGATGCCTTCAGACTTCCGTTTTGTGGAAGTCCACGTTAGTACGGTAAGTGGTTTCACACCTACGTCTGCTACGCTTTATGATACGATTGGAAGCGCGGCAGCGCTTGGTTATACTAAGGGTGCTTACGGAGTTACGCAGTTCGTTAAGTTTGTTGGAGTAGATACTAGTGGGAACCGTTCATCTGCCTCTGCGCAGTCGTCGGCTACTCCCCGTCAGATTCAGACTCCTGACTATGCAGCGTTGTCTATCGGTAGCGCGCAGATTAGCGATCTAGATGTCGGTCGAGTCACAAGCGGTACGCTCTCAGCTACGGTAACTCTTTCAGGACAGATAGCGACAGCTGCGTCTGGCGCTCGGTTTGGGATGAACAGCTCGGAGTTCTTTGCCTTCAACGGCGCGGGAACGAAGACTGTAAGTATTACCAATGCTGGTGCTGTCTCTGTGTTGGGTGAGATTAAGACAGCTATTACCGGCGCTCGGATAGTTATCAATCCTGGCGGCATTGCGCCTACCGAGATGCGACTCTATCCTGCCAGTAGTGCATTAGGTAAATATGTTTCATTGTTCTCATCTGATGCCACAGGTTATCCAGGATATTCACTTACTTACCTTAAGGGTGACCGCTACGCCGGGTTGGGCGGCGAGGCTGTCCTTCGCATGTGGTGGTATGAGGCTGCGTTTGGATGGTTCGACTCGACAGCGGATGTGCTCTCGTCTACTGAATCGGCGGTCTATGCCCGACAGTATTCAGCTGGGATGAATGGTTCCAGACTGTTGTTTGTTGCTCACGGGTTACGGGATGTCCCTTATCACGAGTTTGCGTTTACTACTGACGCTTCAACAATTTCTGTCGGTATGGGACGAATGAAGAAGGACTCCCTGGATGCTTTGATCTTTGGATGCCCTGCAAAGGGTAGTGCCTTCGCTTTCCAGAATAACTGGATCTATGCTGTTGCCGAAGGTGATACTTCTCTCCATGTTGGATTTACAGCTAACACTGTGACTCAGGATTCTGGTGTTGCTGTGAAGACAAACATCAGAGAGATTCCTCATGATGTTTTGTCTGTTTTAGACAATGCTCCTGCTAAGCAGTGGGAGTATATTCGTGATCATAAGAAGCGACCACGGCCTGATCCTATGCGTCATCGTAGACAGAATCTAAAGGAAGGAGAGGATCCTGACGAGATCATCCAGGTCGTGCTAGAGCCGTATCCGCTTTCGGTGCAGCATCACTTCGGTCCCATGGCTGAGGATCTTCCTGAGGGTGTTCGGGTCTACACGCCCGCTGCTCCCGACAAGCCACACATTGATCATGGTTCTATGATGGGTTTGCAGTGGGAGATCCTCCGTAAGTTGTATGGGTTGATTAAGGCTCAGGACATTGTAATTCGACAGTTGAAAGCTAAGGCGGGTTTGTGACAGTTCCAGCTGAGAAGGTTTCCGTTGATGTCGCTGAAGTAATGAAGCATCTTGAGCAGATGCTTTTGATACATATTCGTGAGATTGCTGTTTGTCGGGCTCGTATCGATCAGCTTGAGTCTGAGAATGAAGAGTTGCAGAGACAAGTACGTGTTAGTGAAGCTTCAAAGGTTGTAGACCTTAAGTCTTCGTAGGTTTTCCACGCGCGCCGAATACTCCTGGCGAATCTCTTATTCCCAGGTTGAGGGGGTATTTGCGGTGGCCTTTGACGGTACGTTGGGGAATACGCTTGCGGCAATAGACATTGGTCCTACGATCATTAGTCTGCTTGTGGGTATGATCATTCCACATATTGTTGATTTGGTTACGCATTCCTCTGCTCCTAAGTGGATGAAGTCGTGGCTTGCTGTGGTGTGTGCGGCTATCACGGGTGCGTTGACTACTGTCACGTGGCAGGGATGGGATGACTGGAGGGTTTTCGTATTTAACGTTTTCATTGCTACTGTGTCTGCGTTCACTTCGCATACTGCTGGCGCGAGTGAGTTCGTGCAGCGGTCGACTGCCGACTTTGGTATCGGCAAGCGACATGCCCCACCTCCTGACCCTGTGCACATCTAAGTCATCCGGTCGGGCTATCGATGTTCACTAGTAGCCCTTGCACGATTGCTGGTGAGCTTTGATTACCCCGTCGCTCGCTAACTTTGTGATTATCATTGTCACGATTGTTTGGGTTACGTCGTTTGTCGTATCTTTGGCGTCTGCGTCTTACCATCCTGATCCACAGATCAATGTGATTTTCATGGCCATCGTAGGTGGAGCCATGGCTCTGAAAGCCAAGCGCGGTACGGGTTCCGACGAGAAGAAGCCGTGAGAGGTATAGTGCCTGGATTCTATATTATTAACTCACTGATCTGGTCGTTTGTTGGCGCAGTCGTAGGTTACAAGTATTGTAAGATGCAGCTTGATGTTAACGAGATGAAGAGGCGCCTGCACATGGTAAGTAATTCTCCGTCTGATGAGGCGTCTGTTGTTCCGATTGAGGGTCCTCTACCGTCTGAGGAGGCTCGTTGGGCATTGCACAAGCCTAACGTGCAGCAGTTGATCGGGATCGTCGTTGTGGTTATGGCGATTATCTCGGTGAGCGTTGCCGTGGGTTACGCACGACAGCTAAACTCTGTTAGTACGTGTTTGAATGGTTATGTCAATGCGTACAACAATGTACTCAAGGAACGTGATACTTTTGCAAATCAGTCTCGAACGAGTTTGCGAGATTACGTCATCGCTAGCGATGATCTATGGGCGGGCTTTCTGAAGAATGCCCCGGCTCCTGGGGAGTCGACAACTTCAGCGCAGCGCGAAGCGTCTATCGCGGTGTTGACGCAGTACTTTGCGAAGTCGAAAGTTGTCGTTAGCTCCCTTGATGCTACGAGTGAGGCAAGGCTGCGTTTTCCAATTCCTGACAATCATTGCCCGGATTCCCATTAGAATTGGTGTTTTATTGACTTCTCTGGAAGGGGGAGTTTGTGCGACATTCCCCCTCGGGAAGCGGTCTGTTGTCGTGGTTGCGGAAGGATCGTCCGGCTCAGGTTGCTGCGGTGCTGATGTTGGGTTTAGGTGCTTTCGTTACTATTCATGATGTGTCTAGCAATAGACATTTACAGGAAATGCAGGCTTCTCAAGTGGTGGCTGAGGTGGTCACTGAGAAGAATGTGGTTGCTCAACGTGGTTTGAGTCTGGCCGAGCAGGTTCGTGCAGCTTGTCTCGCGGGTGGGGCGTCTTCTGCGGAGCTGCAGCGTCAGGGAGCGTGCGGTGCAGCGGATCGAGTAGTGGCCTCTCCTGGCGTAGGGCTTCGAGGCTCGCCAGGGCCATCTGGCTCGCCAGGGCCATCTGGCTCTCCGGGTGCGCAGGGTTCCCCTGGCCCAGCAGGCTCTGTAGGCACGTCGGGTCCGGTAGGGCCTCCTGGTATAGACGGTAAGAATGGTAAGGATGGGAAAGATGGTAAGAATGGAACAGATGGTCAGCCACCGTCTGGTTGGGTAGTAACTAATTCTGATGGTTCCATGATCACGTGTTCACGAGCTAAGGATTTTAATTCGGTAGCACCACGTTATACGTGCGCCAGTAGTCCTGTTCCTGCGCCGGAGACTCCCGCTATTCCAGGAGGGTAGTTTTGTTTTTGATTGATTGTATACCTGTGATTTGTAGTCCAGTCGGTCCTGGGATTCCTTTTGGTACATGGTATATCGCGTTGTTTGATCTTATACGTGTACTGTGTGTGATTGCTTCGTTCGTTTTGATTTCAAGTATCGTTGCTGCATGGCATCGTTCGCAACCACATGGTGGTCAGCGAGATCGGTACTTGGCTTTAGGGTTGTTTGCTTTTATTATCATCGGTACAGAGATTTCGAATCTTGGCAACATTGCGTCGTGGAGACTTGCTTTTTCTGTCGTGGCTATTGTGTTCGCTCTGCGTGGGTTGCATCGTTTTGATCACGAGCAGCCAGCGTCTCCTTAGAGTCAGCTGTGTCTCGGGTGTGTCAGTTATCGCTCTCTGCAATTGGCAGTGTAGTCTCTTTTCACGGATGCGGTGCGGTATCTGATGCCGTGAGCACTTTTCGTACGATCCGTCACATCTAACCCCACGGTCGTGCGAGGTGTCTGTGACGTCTGTACTTTCTGCTGACTATGTGTCAGAAGCTTTACGAGCTTTCAGTACCGATTTAGGGTACGCGGTTCAGTTGGTTACTCCGATTCCAGTCCCTCGAAAACCTGCCCCATTACCTACTCGGGTACTTTGGGGATCACCTCCACGTTTTGTGCCTGCCGTCGTCTTGGGTAGGACTGATCACTAGTCCGGCTTTGACGTGCGAAGTTGTGGAGGATCTCGGTGGCGTCGGCTTTAGATCTTGTCAATCAGGAGGCTCTTGCCCAGGCCGCTGAGCGTGCTCGTGTCGCCCACGATGTAACACTGCCGAATCTTCGTTACTGGAATGCGGCGCCGTGTTCAGCCCATGTTGAGTTGGGTGAACCACAGCAAGACTGCCGCCGCTGCGGTGTGCTAGTGCTGCGTCATCAGCGGGTCGCTGTGAGCTGGATGTTCCTTATCCGTACTGGCTTGCTTGCCGATCAGGTAGGGCTCGGTAAGACTGTAATGGTCAACGGCCTTTTGGCTATGTTGCACCAGGCTGGTGAAATGGATTCACGGCGTGGCGGTGGGCGCGCTCTGATCGTGTGTCGTCCTGCAGCGTTGGATCAGTGGCAAGACCAGCTTCGTCGGATGGTGCCTTCGCTGTCGTCTGTGATTGTTACGGGTACGCAGCGAGAGCGTAGTGATGCGTGGGCTAATCCGTGGGATGTCGCTTTCATTGGCCATCAGGCTTATCTGCGCGATGTCGAGCAAGTAACTGGTATGGGTATTCATCATCTGATTGTCGACGATGTCGATCCTATTCGAGATACGGATAACAAGACTGCGTGGGCTGTTAAGCGAATGGCTACGCGCATCCCTCGCGCCATTCTTACGACTGCTTCTCCGTTGCAGAAGAATCTCGAGGAGTTGTACGCGGTCTTCGACTGTCTTGGTAAGGCTCGTCCTCTCTTTGGAGATATTAACGCTTTCCGTCGACGTTACATGCGTCGGGAGAAGGTGACATTTTATACTCCCGGAGGCAAGAAACGTACGAAGATGAAGACGGTTGGTTACCGTAACATCGATGAGTTCAAGGCGAAGATTGCGCCGTGGTCTTTGCGTCGCGGGCCTGATGATGTCGAGGGCCTGGATCTTCCTTCGGTGATGCCTAACCCTGTGTATCTGGATCTGCATCCTGCGCAGCGTGATCGTTACGATGAGCTTGCGCGTGGCGTACTTCAGATGACGCGTAATGGTTTGACTACGGTTAAGCGTGTCGCCGCGTCTGCGAAGATGGTTGCTGCAGCTCACATCTGTGAGAGTTTGGCGATTCTCGACGGTGTGGATGGACCGCAGTCGTCGGTAAAGTTCGACTGGATTGTCAATCAGCTATTGGGTGACTGGGCAGGTGAGACTGAGAATTCAGAGCCTGAGAAGGCTGTGGTGTTCATTCACTACAAGCTTGGTCTCGAATCCCTTGCTTCACGGCTAAATACACACGGCATTGGTAATGTCCGGGTGTGGGGCAACGAGCGTGATCCGAAGGTTCGGCGTGAGGCCAAGGAGCGGTTTTGGGATGATCCGACGTGTCGCGTTCTGTTGGGCACGTCGGCTATTGAGCAAAGTCTAGATTTGCAGTGTGCTCGCCATGAGATCAATGTGGATCGACTTCCTAATCCTCAGCGTATGACGCAGTTGGCTGGTCGGATTCGTCGCGGTGGATCTAAGTTTAAGACTGTGTTTGTGCATAACTTGATTGCTGTGGATACTCATGAGCAGCGGATTGTTCTGTCAAATGAGACAGAGGCTGCTCTTTCTACGGCGGTGTGGGATGAAGACGATCCTCTGCATACTCCGCTGTCGCCTGCTCGGATGATGCAGCTTATTGCCCCTTCGGTAGGTAGGCGCGTGGCGTAGATCTTGGGTAGTACTCCTAGTACATGTGACGCCATTGAGCGCGACGCTTTTTCGAAGGGATCAAGTATTATGGTGGATAGTTCGAGCATTCCGCGTCCAAAGACGAATCGGAAGCAGAACTTTGGGTTGGAGATTGCTAGGTACTTTACTTCCCCTGATCGTCATCCTTATGATGAGGTTACGTGGGAGACCACTGATATCGTTATGACGAATTGGCGGGACGGAAAGGTCAATTTCGAGCAGTGTGGTGTGGAGTTTCCCTCCGATTGGTCGTTGTCTGCACGTCAGATTGTGGCTAGTAAATACTTCCGTGGACAGATGGGTACGTCTGAACGAGAGTATTCATTGAAACAGTTGATTGATCGTGTCGTGGATACATATGTCGATAACGGTACTTTGTTTGGTTACTTTGCTTCTGATAAGCATGCTAACATCTTCAGTGATGAATTAAAGTACATGCTCTTGCACCAGATGTTCGCATTCAATTCTCCGGTGTGGTTCAACATTGGTACGAATGCTCCACAACAGGTGTCGGCGTGTTTCCTTCTCTCTGTAGATGATGACATGCATTCGATCCTAAATTGGATCACTGAAGAGGGCATGATCTTCAAAGGTGGATCTGGCTCGGGTGTGAACCTTTCGAGGTTGCGCGGGTCGATGGAGTTGCTGTCCTCAGGTGGTACCGCTTCCGGACCGATCAGTTTCATGCGCGGGGCCGATGCCTCTGCGGGTGCGATCAAGTCTGGCGGGTCGACCAGGCGGGCAGCGAAGTTAGTGTGCCTCGACGTCGATCATCCTGATATTCGTGACTTCGTGCGTTTGAAGGTGGAAGAAGAGCGCAAGATCCGAGTCCTCGCCGATGCCGGGTTCGACATGGATCTTGGCGGCAAAGACATGGCATCTGTGCAGTATCAGAACGCCAACAACTCCATTCGTTTGTCCAACGAGTTTATGCAAGCTGTGGAGAATGGAGATCAGTTCGCGCTGCGGGCTCGCCTGGATGGTTCGGTGGTAGAGCGTATTGACGCTCGCGAGTTGTTCACTGAGATGGCTGCGTCTGCACACGCATGTGCAGATCCTGGTGTTCAATATGACGACACCATTAACGCATGGCATACGTGTCCTGAAGATGGGCGAATTACGACGAGCAATCCATGCAGTGAGTACATGCACTTGGATAACTCGTCTTGCAATCTTGCTAGTTTGAATCTTTTGATGTTCCGCACCGGACAGGGATTCAATACATCAGCTTTTATTCATGCAGTGGAGTTGGTCATCACTGCAATGGATATCTCGATTTCGTTTGCTGACTTTCCCACTGACAAGATTGCACAAGTTTCTCGAGCGTATCGTCAGTTGGGTATTGGTTACTGCAATCTCGGTGCTCTTTTGATGTCTCTCGGCAAAGCATACGATAGTGATGGTGGTCGGGCTTTGGCTGCGTCGATCACTTCGCTGATGTCTGCAGTGGCGTGGCATCGTTCGGCTGAGCTTGCTGGTGAGGTCGGTTGTTATGACGGCTATCATCGTAATGCTAACGCGCATAATGCAGTAATTAAATATCATCTGGATGCTGCTTTGTCTCCGGTATCTGCTTCCGTGGATGCACTTGATAGTCGTATCTCTGGTGCGGCTCTCCAGGTGTGGAGCAAGGCCATCGAGCTAGGTTCGAGTTTCGGATACCGTAATTCCCAAGTGAGTTTGATTGCTCCTACGGGTACGATCAGTTTCATGATGGATGCGGATACGACTGGTATTGAGCCTGAGTTCGCTCTGGTCAAGCTTAAGAAGCTAGTTGGTGGTGGGTCGCTGCAGATCGTTAACCAGTCAGTTCCACAGGCTTTGGCTACGCTTGGTTACGATCGATCTGAGATTGATCCCATCATCGAGTATATTGCAGAGCATGGAAATGTGATCGGTGCACCGGGATTGGATCCTCAGCATTACGAGGTATTCGATTGTGCTGTTGGTGAGCGCAGTATTGCTTCAATGGGGCATGTTCACATGATGGCTGCGGTTCAGCCGTACCTCTGTGGAGCGATCAGTAAGACCATCAACATGCCTGAAGATGCAACGGTGGCAGACATTGAATATGTCTACATGCAGGGTTGGAAGCTGGGATTGAAGTCTCTTGCTGTCTATCGAGATAATTGTAAGTCTGGTCAGCCACTTACTCACAAGAAGAAGGAGGTTGCTTCTACCGAGGCCACTCCGCATACGGTTGTTCCGGTTCGCCATAAGCTTCCACCGCGTCGTCCCTCGGTGACCACCTCGATTCATGTAGGCGGTGCCGAGGCTTATCTGACGGCGTCTCGTTATCCGGACAACGGTGTGGGCGAGATCTTCCTGAAGTTGGGCAAGCAGGGGTCGACCCTCGCGGGTGTGCTGGATGCTCTGTCGATTGCGATCTCTATTGCTTTGCAGTACGGAGTTCCGCTGTCGACGTTCGTGGAGAAGTTCACGGGCATGCAGTTCGAGCCACGAGGAATGACCAACGATCCTGAGCTTCCTATGGCTACGTCGTTGTTGGATTACGTGTTCCGTCGCATGGCTTTGGATTATCTCCCGCTCGAGGAGCGGGCTGCGCTTTCGGTGTTCTCAGCTGCTGAGCGGACTGAAGCAACGGAGGTTCCTGTTGAGGCGTCTCCTGGGCATCGGTTCGATCAGGATGCTCCTTTGTGTTCTAGCTGTGGGATTCACATGACACGAGCTGGTGTGTGTTTCGCGTGCAGTTCGTGTGGAAGTACCAGCGGTTGTAGCTAGTCACTTAGTTTCGATTACCCGGCACACCAGCCATTCTAGGTGTGCCGGGTAATCGTGTCTTTCCATAAGGGAGTTGATAGTGCTATCACCACAACAGCGTAAGTTGATTGAAGATAGAGTTGGACTGGCTCGCGCTGTAGGTCATAAAGAGTGGAAGAAGTTATCAGGATACGAACGCGACGAAGTGATCGCGTGGGCTCTGCATGGGTTGGTGTCTGCTGCGGTGCGCTGGCCAGCTTATTGCGAAGAGCATGGTTATGAAATGTATACTGAGACTGCTCAGTCTTGGTTCAATACTTATGCGTCGCAGCGGATTCATGGTGCTGTGATTGACGCATTACGTTCTTTAGATCCTGCTACGCGACGAGAGCGCGCGATAGTTAAGGACATTATTGCTCACGGTGTGGACTTGTATTCTCCGTGGGATCATGATTCTCCTGAGTCGATCGCTGCTGCCACGGGCCTGCCTATCGCGGACGTCTCAGCGGCGATCTCAGCGCTCATGCGGGTGCCTCTGAGCCTCGATGAGGCCGTGGAGCTTGAGCAGGCTCCTGACCCTCGCAACGTCGAAGCTGAGGCGCTGGCGGCTGATCTGGCGGGCCGTGTGGTGGCAGCGGTGTCCGCGCTGCCTCGGCTTCATCAGCGTGTATTGATCTTGTCGGTGCATCTCGGCTATTCTGATGTTGAGGTGGCCAAGGCTCTCCCTGAGATCTCGCGGGATCCTGTTATGAGACGCTGGTCTGTGCAATGGATTGTGTTCCTTCGCAGGCAGGCCCAAGACTCATTGATTGCTACCCTGCGAGCTGAGCTAGATCCGGGTGAGGAATCTTGGGCTGCGAGCGGGTAGGAGCAAACCAATCCGGGCGGGGCATAGGGATAGCCGGACAGACTTCCCATTACAGGATAATCCAGACATATACCCTATATCTCAACAGTGTATGCTAGGATGCTTCATCGGACTCCGGGTCGCCGGATACATCTTGTGACTAGTCGAGTGCACTCCCCATCCCTTCTCGTCTCGCGACTAGTCGAGTTCCCGTCCCGGCACCTCCTGTCGTATCGACTAGTCGCTTACCGTCTCGTCAAGTCAGATCCGTATGACTAGCCGAACCCGTACCGTCCTCGCCGTTTCCAGACCGACATGTCTATGCCCTGCTGAGCAGCTCGTGTCTGTCCGACTGTTCTGTCTCGACTTGTCGAGTCGGATCCTCCCGTTCCCGACAAGTCGACTCGGGTCGATGCGGTCGACTGTTTTTATGACAAGTCGATACCGTCCAGGTCAGATCAGGTCGACCATTCTCACGACAAGCCGAGATTGTGCCGGGTCCGTCCGGGTCGACAAGCCACGTCTTTACCAGTCTTCTCCGTTCGACAGGTCGAGTCATAGCGATTCGTGCGACTCTACTGTTTCGATTCTGCTGTCTCGACTGTATCCTCACGACAAGCCGACTCGGGCTCACGTCCCGCCAATATGACTTATCAGTTCGACTGATCAACGCGACAAGTCAAGTCCCCTCGGGTCCATTCGTGTCATTGCGTTTCGACAAGTCAAGTCGCACCGAGTCTAGTCACGGTGACTATGCTATGCGGGTCAGTACCGTCCCAGACAATTCTGTTCTGTCGACCACGCTATCCGGGTCAGGGCTAAGCCAAGCGACCGCGCTTGCCTGTTCGTTCCATTTCATTCGACTTCTCACTTACGACTTCTCATGTCTGGGCACGTCATCTCGAGAGACAATCCAAGTCTGAACACAACAGCTCGACTCAGAAGACAACTCAAGTCACGCCTTGCCCAGTCATCCCCGTGCGACTACTCCTGTCACTGCGAACCAACCCGGTCCTTACGACTATTCCTTGCATAGCGAAGCACATCGTTTCCTTCTGACTTTGCACTCAGACCATACAGAACGACTTCTCTGTTCGAGACAGTTCGCGGCGATTCCTTTCGACTGTTCCCTTTCCTGACAGAGCCAGTCATTTCAATTCACTGCCTTCCCGACGAGTCAGATCCGTTCGCGTCCGGGTCCTGTCTTCTCGTTTCGACCTGTCCGATCAAATCTGGGCCTGACGGTTCTGTACCGACTCTTTCAACATGACTATTTCAAACAGACTGTTCCAGCCAGGTCAATACGGCGCTCCCCGACTTATCAGTACGACAAGTCAACTCAAGGCAATGCAGCTCCTCCCCGTTTCCGACTGGCCCAGTCAGGTCAATACAGGGCTCTCTGACGGTTCTGTTCCGACAAGCCAGCTCACGACAAGTCAAAGCAAGTCAGTTCGGGTCCGTTCGTTTCGACAAGTCCTCTCAGGTCTGATCTCTCCGACAAGCCAGCTCACTGCGGATCCGTTCGTTTCGACTATTCGGGTGTGGTCACGTCAATGCGGATCGGTATGACTAATCGACTCCTGTCCGATCAGCTCTCTGCCGACTTGCCTTGTCCAACCCGACTCAGTGCAAGCGACTTGTCCTGACGCGGCGTGTCAGTCCAGCATCGACTATTCTGGTCCTGACGGCCCCGATCATGTCGCCTCGACTTCCCCTCCCACGCCGGGTCACCTCCCTTCTTTCGACAGTTCGGATCCAGTCACTTCCCATACACTTCGACATGTCCTATCCGTTCGAGTCAGATTCAGATCCTTACCGACTACTCCTGTCAGTTTCGATACCGTTCAATCCAAGTCAGTGCGACTACGCATGTCGCGGCGAGTCATTTCCGGGTCAGCTCCGACTCTACGAACCCGACTGGTCGCGTCTGATCCTTGGCCCTTCCGTTCTTTCCCGACTGGTCAAGACAAGTCCTTTCCCGTCTGTTGACAGGTCAGATCCAGTCATGTCCCTTCATTGCGACGAGTCTCCGCACTTCGGGTCTGCACGTTCCGACGAGTCTACGCAATTCGATCCCGTACATTTTCGACTGGTCGCATCTGGTCTATGCCATTTCACGTCGACTAGTCGCACCTGCCCGCTACCTTTCCACGTCGACTGGCCAAGCCGTTGCGGTGACACGTCATTTCAGATCGCCTTCTGCCCCGACACTGCGAGTCACGTCACTGTCTCTGCGGGCCAGTTCTGATCACTTCGACTATTCGACACGAGCCTTACCGAGTCTGTTCGACTAGACGATCCGTTACCAGTCGCTACGACTATATGTTCACGACTATCCGATGCGATCCTTAGCTGATCTAGTCGCTCTGACTACTCGATTCGTTTCGTGTTCTATCCCGACTATGCGAGTCTTCTCCCATCGAACCGTTCTGACTACTCGATCCATTTCGACGCCGCTTCGTATCTGCCCCGACTACTCGAGCCAATTCTATTCACGTCGACTCAGATGACTGGCTTATGACAATACAGCCCGCACCGTTTCCCTGCCTCCCCAATCCATGCAGTCCCGACTGCGCGCATCATCTCCATACCCTTCCACTCCCTACATCACTGACTGACCAAGTCGAGACACGTCATTTCATCACCGACTGACCAAGTCGGGTCAACTCCACCTCATCTCCGACTCCACGGACCACTTCCCTTCCGTTCGCCACGACTCTTTCGATACGATTCTTTTAATACGATTCTTTTAATACGATTCTTTTAATACGATTCTTTTAATACGACTGTTCAGCTCGCCTTCATTGCCACGACCATTCCTTTCCCTTCTGACTGTTCATCTCGGTTCATGTCCGTCCATCTCTAGTCGACTACTCTTGCCGGGTCTGTGCTGCTCCGACTACTCCCGTCAGGCCCGAGCATTTCGCTTACCGACTACTCCGATCCTCCCACGTCCCATCACCTCGGTACGACTGTTTCGTTGCGACTACTCAGGTCACTCCATTCCCCTTCGACTACCGACTGTTCGTGTCACGACATTTCCACCCTTATCAAGACGACTCATCATTACGACACGTCGTGGCGAGGCGACACATTCCGCACACGTCTTTTCCGACACGTCATTATCGAGTCGTCTCGACACCGCTTCCCTTCACGTCCGACTCTACGAATCTACACATTCGACCGACCACTTCGGATCCAGTCATGGCTGCCCCCTTCCGTTCTCTTCCGACAAGTCGCATCGCGTCCTGTACGCTGTCAAGTCACTGCACATGACTAGTCGGCTTCGTTTCGCTGTCTCCCCGTGTCATTTCCCGTCCGACAAGCCGCAATCAACACGCGTCCCGTCATACCGAGACGACTGGTCAATATGACAAGCCGCTTTCAACTCGCCTACGCGTCATGCCGACAAGTCGACACGCTTACCATCCATTGCTCTGCCGACCACCCAAGCCTGCCCCCTGCCGCTGCGCCTCGATGCCGACCAAGCGCTTCTTTGCTGTCCGCGCCCGTTTCGATACCGACCAGCCGCTTCTTTGCCAGTCCGGGTCAGTTCCTTTCCGACTTGTCCCTGCTGATCAGTACAATCCGAGTCGACAAGCCATGCCAATTCAAATCACTTCACTGTGACAAGTCACGACGGATCCATTCATTTCTGAGCGACAAGTCACGACGATTCCTCCCACTTCTGGTCGACTGTTTCGGTGCGACTACCCGTGTCCCTGCATGTCTTGTCAAGTCTTGTCAATGCCGACTATTCGGGTCATGTCTGCGCGCGTCGACAACACCACTCAAGTCCACCGCAGTCGATTCTATTCCGACAAGTCAGGTCAAAGCGGGTCAGCTCTCACCGTTACCGACAAGTCAGATCAGGTCGAGTCAGTTCCTATCAATGCGACAAGTCGCATCCCATCCGTGCGGGTCTGCTCGCCTGCTGACAAGTCACGTCGCTTCCCCTCGCCACGACTCGTCAAATCAAGCCGTGCCATGTCTACTCGTTTCGACAAGCCAGGTCACAGCAAGTCGGCTCATTGCGACGAGCCAGGTCACGACAAGTCCCCTCCCGTCCGACGAGTCAGAGCCGTACAAGTCCCTTCCTTACCGACTACTCTGGTCAATACGATTCCAGTCCTGTCGACAAGTCAGATCAGAACGCGCCACCTCATTTCAGCCCGACAAGCCTAATCGGGTCCTGCCATTTCGGTTCAGTGCGACTACTCGTCTCGTGTCCCTTCCTGTCATTGCGCTCCCCGTCCGACAAGTCATTTCCGCGTCGACCCAACGCGCTGCGACATGTCAAGTCGGGTGCGCGTCATGGCTCTGCACTTCCCTTCCGACTACTCCCGACAAGACCCGTCTGGCCGGTTTCGAGCCGGATCTCTGCGAGCCAATCCGACTGCTCCGTTCGTGACATGCCGTTGACGTCTTCACGGGTAAGCCGGTAGGACGGGGAGGTGACTAACCACAACTGAGCCTCGGAGGCCGTTGTGACAGACATGAGCTTGTTTGAGTTACAGTTCCCGCTTTGTGGGGAAGAGTTGCACGGTAATCCTGACGAGGTGTTCGCTTGTGTAGAGCTGGAGGGGCACAAGGTGTGGGAGGTTCCGCTGCCGTGTCGTGATAGCCTGGGTCTGGTGTGGTAGGGGCTCTGCGTTAGGATTTTCCTAATGGGGCGGGGATCTGTTGTGGGGAGTCTGTTGGCGCTTCATCGTCGGGCTGAAGGCTCCACAGAGCGAGTGAAACGACAATGGTTGGTTTGTAACTCTCCTGATTTATATCATGTTCCGAATACTCCGTGTGCGGCTCGTGATTGTAAGACGTGTGGTGAGCAGGTTTGGGTTCCGATGTTGTTTCTACCGTTGGTGGAGTCTGGGGAGTTGTCTCCGGTGTGCTGGCCGTGTCATGATGCGACGGGTCGGCGGGTGGGGATGCATCGGTTAGAAGAGCCCATCATCAAGTCGATGGGTAAGATGGGTGAAGCACAGGAACTTCTCGATTACCTGAATTCTCATCTCGACTGATTTATTACGACTGATTTACTACGACTGATCTAATCGTGTCCCATCGTTACGTTTCGACTGGCCGATTCTGTTCCCGACTGAGCTAGTCGCGTTCGCTCATATCAGTTCCCTTCCGACTATTCATTCGCTTCAGCGCATCTCGGTCCATACGACAAGTCCGCTCGCGGCTACTCGTGTCGAGTGACATGCCATGTCAAGTCCTTACGTTTCTTTTCGACGTGTCAAGCCAATACCTCACAGCTCCCGTCTTAAGACTCGGCTGGGCGACCCAGATCTCATCACGTCATTGCGACCAGTCGAGCCAACCCCTGTTCGCGTCTATGTGACCAGCCGCTTCGAGCCAGCTCGCGAACGCTTCCCGTCAGTACCGACTCACCTGCTCAAGCCCATTCGGTTTCCGGCCCGACTAGCCTCGTCGCCTCTTGCCCTTTCTGTTCGACTTGTCTCCGCTCCCCCACTCATCTCCTGGCCGACTACTCACCTCGTGCCCATCCGGGTCCCCCCGTTTCGCGGCGACTACTCAAGACAGCACACGATCTCGTCTATCCGCTTCGACTACTCCAATCCGCTCAATTGCGTCTTGCCAGATCACATCCGACTACCCATAGCCATATCGAGTCTTGTCTCGGCGACTCCGACTACCCGATCCGTCGCACTTCTTTTCATCCCTGTTCGACTGTCCTTATAACTGGGGAGTGAGAATGGACGATGAAGAACCGATTTTTGTTAAGGGAGACAATAGTGTATATGTTGAGGGGGCTAATCACGGCACGCTTGATGGTTGGATACGGGCTGGGTGTGGTTGCTCGTGCTGTCGCTCCGCTGCCATGAAGGCGAATCTGATCTCTCCAGCGCAGCGTCCGCACAAGCCGACTCTCCCGACTCAGCGCTCGAAGTAACGAATCGTCCCTCTGTGTCGATGTACCTCGGATCGACAGATCACAATGAGGGAGTTGCGTAATGCAGATCTCGAGTATTTTCTCTGCGGGTATTAGCCCGACAGACCGGGATGGCGATCGTGAGCGTGAGCGCGACCGTGATCGTGAGCACCGCTACCACGAGGATCACCGTCGTCACGGTGGACGCTGGGATTACGACTGGCGTCACCGCAGCTGGTACTGGCACCGCTGGTAAACCCGCACTATCGAGACCGGCCTCACTTGGATCTTTCAGGTGAGGCCGGTCTCGTGTGTCACGGGGTAGGACCGAGACGTGACTTCTAAGATCTTGTATGTGTCCGGACCTATGTCTGGCTACGATGATTACAACTGGCCTTCGTTTAAGGAGGCTACGCGCCAGCTTCGTGAGGCTGGCTATGAGGTGCGCTGTCCTACGGAGTCTGGTGCTGGATTTGACATGCCGTGGACTGAGTGTTTGAAGTTGTCGCTTAAGGCGATGATGGATTGTAATGCTGTCGCGCTCCTTCCGGGCTGGGAGGATTCTCGCGGTGCAGCGATCGAGGTTGATCTGGCTCGCAAGTTGGACATGGCGGTTTGCTCTTTAGAGCATTGGTTGAGTCCACCTGTCGTGGCGGTTTTTGCTGGGAAGGATGGTTTGTGATGTATGAGTTTTATGCTGAAGATTTGCCTGATGGTGTGTGGACGTTAGTTGGGTTGGATACATTCGAGAATGAGTGGTATCCACTCGATGGTGATTTCACTTCTGAAGCGGAAGCTCGCCTGGCTGCAGCGACTCGCCTGGATTACTTAGACGTGACTCAGCCGGTGGAGTCATCCGGGGGCCAGAGTGGGATACAAGATCAGGTATGGGTGGTCCGTCCGGACAATTCGAAGTTTCGGGTGTGGTGATTTCTAATGGCGTTACCTCCTGGATATCTGATTTTGTTTGAGGCTGCTGCGCAGCTTGATTTCGCAAATGTTACTCGTGAAGACGCGATTCAGATTGAAACATGGATGCGTGATCGAGGTTGGGTGATTGTTCCATCGTGGCTGGCGATTGATCCTCCTGTAGGTGTTGTGGTGGAGGAATGACTCAAATTGTAGATATGCCAGAGCGTGTTTGTGCGAACCCGAATTGTAGTGCGAATTTCCGGCCTAAGCCTGGTGGTTGGAATGCTAAGTATTGTTCGGAAGGATGTAAGAATCAGGTTCGTTGGTCTACTAAGGCTCGTCCAAGTAGAGCAGGGCAGACGACTTATTATCGTCGAGTGACGAAACTTGATCCTGAAAAATTAGCAGCACATAATGAAAGTGTTTCTAAGGCTAGACGAGAGTTACGTCAGTGGTTGTACGATTATAAGTTAGAACGTGGGTGTATGGATTGTGGTTTTAATTCTCATCCTGCGGCTTTGCAGTTTGATCACAACGGTGAGAAGGTTGCTGACATTTCATTGTTACGATCTAGTATTAAGCGTATGCTGATCGAGATAGAGTCGGGTAAGTGTGTTATACGATGTGCTAACTGTCATTCGATCAAGACTTGGGCCGAGAAGAACGGACTTCCCAACCCCAGTGGATTCTCTGCATATGTTCGTGCGGAGGATTTTGCTCCGGAGGCGTGACGAGCGGGTATGACTGTGTTATGCGCACAGAGACTTTCGATCTGACTGATGAGTTGCTTACGTTGTTGAGTAGCTCTTGGGTCAACGAGCGTTTGAGTGAGGCTGAGTGGGGTGCTGCGGAGATCGATCCTAAGCGCCCTTACGGCAATGGTGACATTGTTGAAGACATTTGTAGGATACTAGGTCTGCCGTGTGATGAAGACGGGCCTAGCGCTGAGCATCGGACTCTGGCGTTTGCTTTGCACGCCAAGACTCCTATCGCGCTGCAGATCGTGCTGTCGACTCGCTCATTCGTTCCGGGTGTTTACCGTCTTAAAGAAAGCTACGGTAAGGACTGGGAGTTTGTTCGAGGGTTTGATCAGACATGACCAGTCCTAATACGCGGCCGGTGCGCGCAGGTTCGCATTGGTATGACGATGTGCCGATGGAGGTTGTCGATCCGTCGACGTGGGATCCTGATTCGATTATCGCGGGTGAGATCGTTCCGTCGCAGCGTGCGTTGCCGGTACGTCGACGGCGTGCCCCGAGGATGCCTCGCTTGCCCGCTGTGCGCCTTCCTGCCGTGCGGATGGACTGGGTGCGTCCGTTGGTGGTCAACGAGGATCTCCATCGCCCTCAGACGCTCGTACAGGTGTTGGCTCCTGCACTGGCTATCGCCTTGCCGCTGTTCGG